ATTATTCTATTAGGTTCAGTAACTATAGGAGATAGACCACTATAAGTACCATAATTTCCAACACTAAAATTAGTAGTAGAAGTATTGGTAAAAACAGTAAAGTTAACAGATACTCCAACTCCTAATAAAGAGGGATTGTCTGTAGATTCTAAGGTAACTCCTAAAGGTAAATCGTCTGACCTTGGAACAATAGAACCAGAAAGAGGATTATCTTTCCATTCTCTATAAGTAGAGACTTTAATGCTCATGTTAAATAGAAACTTCCTGTATCTGTATATTTGGATATATTAGTTGTAGTTTTCACGGAGATATCTAATTCGTAAACTATATTGTGAACTCTGCTAGAAAAATCTAATCCTTTAGCTTGATATAAAGTAGCAATATCTGAACCGTTAATGTAAAGAATTGCTTTAATATCTTCTTGTTTAATTATAGGAAAGACAAAGCTAGTATTATCGTATTGCTTAAGAACTAATCCTGTGAGTTGGTGTATTAATTTAAACGTCAGCCCTATATTATTTATTTTAATAGGTTCGCTAACACTAATATCTATTACTACTGGAATTGTATCTTTAGTAGAATGACTAGAGTTTTTAAGATACACATAAGGTTTTTCTACAGTAGAATCTTTAACTACTTGAAGAGTTGTAACTTTAGATTTGATTAGCATGAGTAATAAAAATAAAAAGTATAGTCCTTCTACCAAACTATACTTATTTAATAACTAAATTTAGTAGAAGTAGTATTACTCTTCAGTTGATCCGTATTTAAAATGAAAATCTGCCCAAGTTTTACCTAAAGGAGGCTTAACTCTAGTATTTAAATCTGCCATGCTTTCATAAGGTCTACTAGCAATAATTAAGGTCGCTGTCTTCTCTGCAATTCCTTTAATATTTTTAATATCTTCTAAAGAAGCAGTATTAATATCTAATCTAGAAATAATAGTTGGAGTAGGTTCTACAAAATTAGAAACTAAAGGAGTAGGATTGTCTTGAGTAGGATTTAAATGTCGAACTTCTTGTTCGGGATTAACAGATTTAGATACTGCAACATGAGTTTCAACATCTATCACCGTTACTAATGTAGGATCTTTAACTATCTTCTCTGGTAAATCCCCCTCATCATAAGGAGTAGTTCTAGCCCAATGAAGATTACCACTTGGGTCGCGAACAGTTTTGTGCAAAATATACTTTTTCATAATTAGTTCATTGTCTGAGCCATTAAAAGCTTAGGATTCATAACGATAGGAATAAAACTAGCAATAGTCGTCACTACATCATTTTCCGGGTCAGTATTTTCACTACGAATCTTTAAATAGATACCTGCTTTAGGATTGGGAACATCCTTACTTGTACCTCCACCCATAATATTAGTCTTAGACTCCATAGTTGGGCCGATAGCAGAGATTCCCATATTCTCCTTCATAAAGACAATTCGGTTATCGTTAAGATAATTAACAGTAACCATCTCACCGTTAGGAAGTTCTTCTTGGTACTTCTCACCAAAGATGGTAACTTTAGGTAGTTCACGACGTTCTAGTAGAGTTTTAGCCATATCAGTAGAAACAAGACCAATTTCAGAAGTAGTCATTGCACGAGCAGCATCCTTGGTACTCTTCTGATCTAAAAAGTGATTCCACAACTTTCTAGACATTACGATTTCATCAGGCATAAAACCATTAGTATCATAATAAAGGTCTACTAATGTTTGGATATTGCGAAGTCCTTGAGCGTTGTTATAATCACTCCAACGATTAAGAGTAGGTTCAACAGTATTACCAGTAGCAATAAGAGGAACAGGGAAATGGTTATAAGGTGCATCTGCCTTCTTATAATCAATCTCAAATTTAGCTCCAGTAGCCATATCTTCAATAGATAATGCTCCGGTACTAGCAGCTTGCCACTTCATCATATCCATCCGGTCAACCATACCATCTAATAGATGTTGAACGTCACCAAACAAAGTAGTAGCCAAATCGTTGTTAGCGCCACGTTGAACAGTTCCGTCTGGCTTATGAATAGTTTGGATATTGCGCCACATATAATTAGCTAATTTGTAAGCTTCATATAAGTCCCACATATCATGCTCGTCATATCTACGACGTTGAGCCAATTTAACTAATTGAGCTGCTACTTTTTCAAAGCTACCATGAGAAGTAACTGGGATTTCAGCACCCCAAGCAACAACTCTTGCAGCAGGAGCAACTCTACTCGTTAGCATTCCCATAAAGTTCCTAGTCTCAAATGTTTGAGTTGGGAAATACTTATCTATCAGCTTATCTCGTTTTAAAAGATGGCTTTCTGTTTCATCAACCAAAGCGTTTAATTGCTTGTTGATAAAAGGTTCATTGAAAAAACTTGCTACGTAACTCATATTTTTATCTATTTATTATTTGTTATTAAGACCATACATCGCGAGCTTCAAGGTCAGGACATTCATACATGAGGTTATTGTCATAATAAGGTAAATGTCTCTTATACAAATAAGCTTTATCTACAATTCCTAAAATCTGACCAGTAACTCCACCAGGAGTAAAGTCAATTGAATGAGGAAATATACCTAAAACCTCATCTTGAGGAACCCCAATAGAAGAACCTACTGGTAAAGTACCTACAACAGCACTTCCTAAAACAATTTCTTCTGTTAACGGGTCAATAGAACTTACAGTACCTACAGGAACAGTATTAGCAGCCGTAGTAGTAACAGTAGAACCTAAAGTACCAGAAGGAGTAAAAGTAATCAGCGGGCGTCCAGCAGGAGAATAAGCATAAAGGCTAGCTCCAGCATTTACGAACTCCAAATCTTTGTTAAGAGAAGGAATACGATTAAACTCTGCTGCTAAAATTGCTGCTGCTTCAGTTGCGTTAGCTGCCCCAACAGGAGTAAATTTAAAAGTCTGGTTATTGTAAGTAATTCCAGCTTCTCCTACCCCAGAGACGGTTAACATTGCAGAAGGGTTGAGAATTTGCAGTACATCTCCTTGAACAAAACAATAAGGATTAGCTATTTTAATTCGATTAGCACTTGTAGGAGCAGTTACTCTGCCACGAGGAAGAAACCGCCATTCTCCATTTTTCTTAGAAACAAACATTCCTTCAGGTAAAGCATATTTACCATCTTTGTTTCGGCTGATATATTTGTTATTTAATGAAACGTGATAAGGAACTCGAATACCACGAGGGTAAACAATAATTGCCTTATCTGCTTGAACTTTACCGTATCTTGTAAACATATTTATTTCTCTCTATTAGTTATTTAAAACGACGAAAAGCAGGATTTTCTTTTAACTTCTCAATCTGCAAGCGAGCTAATTCATCTTCTGCACTGTTAGCCGGAGTAATATCTTCAGTAACATAAGAACTAAAATTAACTCGTTCACCACATTCCTCATCTGCTTTAAGAGAGAAGAGAACTGCGTAAAGTTGAGTTGCTAAATCTACTTTGTTTGCGTTAGCTGTTTTAGAAAATGCTGCTACTCGGTCTTCATCTTTATCAAATGAACCTAAAAGCAAGTCGTATTTAGCTCGGGACAACCAACGCTCGTCAAGACCTTGTTTAGCAAATTCTGCAATAGAGTTAAGCTTTTGTTTAAGAGCATTAGTACGTTCAATGTCAGCCATCTTAAACTCTAATTCTTGAACTCTTGGGTCAACTGCTGAATAATTAGCTTCTGGTTTATCTTCTTCATCCGATTCCTCATCATCTAACTCTTCATCTTCGTCGTCTTCCTCATAGCCCTCATCTCCTTCTTTTAGCTCTTCTTCAGTAGTATCCCCACGTTCCAAAGCACCCATAAGTTGAAGACCTAAAGCAGCTTCCGGGTCAGTAGCAGTTTCCTCAAACATTCCGTTAAGAATATCAATAAACTCGGGAGAAGCTTCTAACTTACCAGCTAAGAAATCTTCTAGTTCTTCTTCATCAATTTCTGTGGCATCTATAATATCTTGGAAAGCCTCATCTCGGTCTTCGTAATGATTATCAATTAGTTCCATTACTGCGGGAACTAAATAGAGACTTGCTGTACTAAAATTTGCGTAATTGTTGTTCATAGAATAGTTTTGTTCTTCTTCAGTATCATCTTCGGTAAAATCATCTAAATTGTCTTTTGTGAGTCCTCTCAATTCAGCTAAAGCTAATTCAAGTTCAGCTAAAGTTTGAGTTTTTAAATCTATTAACTCATCTTCAGAAATCTCTTCGTTTGTATAAGCTTCTTCTAAAGAGTCAATTGTCTCACTGTAAAGATTTACATATTCAATTTCTTGTTCTTTTAATTTACTCATTATTTTTTCTTAAGTAATCCGTAAGCAGCACCAGCACTTAAACCCCCTACAATAGCTGCTCTTTGAATAGTAGGAGCTTTTTTGTTCTTATTTTTCTTTAGTTTACCTTTAGAAAGAATAGGAACTTTTGCATCTGCTTCCCCTGCTAAATAACTCAAGCTATAACCCAATGCACCGCCAGCACTAGCACTTTTAGCAGCATTAGTAAACATCTTTCTTGGGCCTAAAGGTAATCTAGGTTTCATTGTAAATATTACTTGGAGTATTGACCGCGTTTCTTACCTTTATCGGAGCGCATCTTACGAGCCATTGCAACTCCAGCAGCACCTAATGCACCAGCAGCAGCCAAACCCACCCCCACTTTATTTTTAGCAATAAACTTTCCAGCGCTAGATAAACTATTTTTAGCTTTAGCACCATAGTATTGACGTTTTCCAGCAGCAGCATCTTTAGCTTTACCAAAGAATCCTTTCTTTTGTTGTGGGCCTACTAACGGTTGTGGGCCAAAAGGTGTAGGTGTACTAGCAGCTCTACCTTGCCTTGCCATTGCATTTTGTCGAACTACTTTACTTTCCTGAGCGTTACCTCTAGCAACAGCCCTTTCCCGAATAGATTTACTATCTGCGTTAGGCTTGGCTTTTTCACTTCTGTTGCGACCACCAGCAAAATTAGCGTAACCTTTACTGTAATCTGAGTTTAAAAATTTCATAAGTTTCTTTGTAATTAATATTATTTAGGGAGCTTTATAACCAGGGGGAAGTGCTGGACCTTTACCTCTAAAAGTGGATTTGACTCCAAACTTCTGTCTTTGATTTTGTTGTTTAACTAACTGTTTCTTTCTAAGTCGTAAACCTGTAGTAGCATTTTCAACTCCACCCGTAAAAGTATTTTTTACTCTAAGAGCAGCATTACCTACACTTTTAAGCTTACCTCTTGTAGCATTTCCAATCTTGCTAGCTAATTGACCTCCAATTTGACCCACTGATTTACCCGTTACATTTCTATTTCTAAGCTGTTTAAATGCTCCAGAAATAGCTTGACGATAACCAAATTCAGCAGTGTAGCCTTGTCCAGTATAGAACATTGCTATTTCATCTGGAGAACTAAATTTGCGAGTAGGAGCAGTTGGTCTAGAAGGAGTAACAGGGGCAGTTGGCGGAGTTTCTTCTTCTGGGGGCATTCCTAAGAACATATCTCCTAATCTAACACTTAAATCGTCAATAGCAGCTTGAATAACTTCTGAAGGGTCTTGAATCCCCATTGAAGCCATTTCTTCTTCATCTATCTCATTAGCACTTTCTATTACTTCTAGAAATGCAGTGAAGACTTTAAGAGCTTCCTCTCTTTGCTGTTCTATTGTTTGAGAGGCACTCATCGCTTCATCAATAGATAATGCGTAGTTACTCTCTTTAGGCAATAATAGATAATTTTTCTTGTTTCGTTTCATGTTGCCTTTTCTTTGGTTTTGATTCTGATAGCTAAACAAAGTAGCATTAGCAATAGCAGGTAAAGCAACTAATGAAAGCTCTTTAATAGAAAAAGAATCTAAGTCAATTCCTGCACTTACAGATTTAGCTAAGCCTTGATTCATCTTCTCAATAATTTCAGAAGATTTAATCTTTACATCATTTACAAATACTCCAACTCGACCCAACAAATGTTTTAGCTTTGGATTACCTTTAGTATAGTCTTCAGTAATAACTTTGGCTTCTAAAGGACTTTCAATAAATCCAACTACATTATTAACATTCTTTTGATGTTCAGTAAGAACTGGAATTCCCAACTCAGTAGTTTCAAAGTGTTTATTAGTATTTTCTACTAACTTGATAACTTTATCTGGTGGAAAATCATGAGCAACTTTTCTACTATCTACATGAGGACTTTCATCAGTAGTAGAGTAAAATATCAGACCTTTTTTAATAGTTTCGTTTGCGGTATCTTTTAGAGGTAACGCATTAAAGTGGATTGTTGTCATAGTTTCTTTATATCATTTAATTTCATGCTACTATATTTTTATACTTTGGTAATTCTTATAGAGAATAATGTTTCATTTAAATATAAACGAAAGATTTGGCAATAAGTTAAAAGAATATCGCTACAAGCACAATATGTCTCAGTATGCTTTAGGAAAATTGCTTAGTTATACTCAAGCAGAAATATCTAAAGTAGAAAATGGAAAGAGAGATATCAGTATTAGTAAGTTTGTGTATATTAAAACAGTTTTAGACTTAATAGATTTCACCTTATGATTTCTTTTTAGAAAATAATTCATTAGCAGTTCTAATAGTAGTTTTAGCAGTATTATTAATATCAGGTTTAGACCAGTAAGAATATCCACTATGATAAACCTGCATTGCATAGAACTTATCCTTCTGCATTTTCTCTAGCTTTTCTTTATCTACTAAACTCTCAATTGTACCTTTTGGGGATCTAACCCACTGTGTATTCTTTTTATTTATAGATACATTAGAAAAAGGATCGTCAGAGTGCATAACATATTTAGTTTCTACAATGTCATCTACTAATCCGTAATTAGGACTTCCAACACCTAACATTTTTATTTTTTGAGCAGGTACTCCCGCATTTACTAATATATGAGAAGTGTCTCTAGCTATCATACCTCCTGCACTTTGAGTAATAAAATGAATATCTTTGTCAGGGTTTAGTTTGTACCACTCAAATATTTCTTGAGCAATACCTTTAGCATCTTCGCTCTCTCCTTTAACAGCTCCTTTTCTAGCAAAGTTTAATATGTCTTCTTTGATATCCATCTTACCTGCTGCATTTCTAGCTGCAACCATCTCAGTGTAACCCGTTGGAATAATTTCTGTTTTTTTTAATAAATCTCTGTTTGTATTTTTTAATCCAAATTGAATCGGCCCCGTCATTTTAGCACCTGCTTCAAACAACTCTTCTTGTTTTGATAACCCAGGAAATACAAAAGTCATAGAATCTTTTTTATCTCCTAAAGATTTAGGTGGGGAGTAGTTTCTTAAATCAGTTCTCATTCTAACAGTATTTTTACCTGCTGCCATTTGTTTCCCTAACTTAATTAAATTACTATTATATTTCAACTTAACTACCGCAGCTCCAGCAAGTCCTACTCCTAATAATCCTCCCAATGTAGCGAGACTTCCAACAGCAACTTTTTTAGCTAACTCACTCTTTTCATTCTTGATATTGACTTTCTGATTTCTGTCAAATGCTCTAACTACTTTTCCCTTTCTAACAAAGCTCTTTACTTTTACATCTTTCTTAGTTTTTTGTACTTGACCTGCAAACGTAATAAACGTATCTCTTATTTCCATAAAACAAAGTCTCTTATATCTGGTAACAACAATATCTTTTCAGACATCTCTTTACTTATAATACTATCATCTCCGTATTGAGAGAACTTAATAGAACTATCTGCTATACTCACATCAAAACTACTTAACTTAGATAACATCTCTTCAGTTTCTTCTAAGTAAGATTGGTAAGTATTCCTAATTGTCACTATGTTGCTTACTTCTTCGTATTTTTTCTTAATGTCCGCTAGTTGTTTCTTATCCCACAGACCTTGACTGTAAGAATAACTCTTATCTACCTTACTCTGAATCTCTGACCTATATAGATTAACAAAATTATCTAACTCAGTATCAGTAGTAGGTAACTTCCTTAACTCTTGAGATATAATTTTTTGTTGTTCTACTACTTTCTTTATATAAGTCTCTTGAGTATCTATTAGTAGGGTTCTATCTATGTTACTCCCATTACTTAATCTAGTCGTACTAATAGACCTAATAGTTTCTTTAGTAGTAGATAAGTTATTAAGTTCCTTCTTTACTTCATCTATATTAGTTACTACTTTATCTAATGTCCTTATGTTAGGAGTAGTTAAGTTACTTGTTTCTAATGCCCTATACTTGTTAGCTAATTCAGTAGCTTTCTGTTTAGTATCTATTCCATCTAAGGTAGAATCTAACACTTTACTCTCAATACTTACTTTATCTAATAATCCTTTCTTCTCTAATGCAAGGTTATCACGTATATTTTTTAGTTGAGTATCTGTAAAGGTTAAAGCATTTCGACTTCTAACACTACTTAAAGCATCTTCTAAAGTCACATTAGTAGGTAAGCTATTTCTATTTCGTAATATCTGCCTGTTAGCATCTACTGATATTTGAGACTGAACATTATTTACTGTACTCTTAAAATTACGTGTATTATTTAGATGTTTAGTAATAAGGTTGTTATATCTATCTCTTGCAGTTATATAAGATTTATAAGTAGCTTGTCTTGTCTCTAATGGAACTGACTTATCATACATAATACTTCTTAACCTGTAATGTTCATCTCTTGCAGTAATAACAGGTTTTAAGTTCTGAACATACTCAGGTATCTCCTCAACTACTTGATTAAATGTCTGCTTCTTAGTAGATAAGGTTACGTAAGGTTTATTGCTAACTACTTCATCTATATCATCAACTACTTCTACTAATTCAGGCTCAAGGTTAGTAGGTAATTTCAAAGGTATGCGTAAGAGAGTCTTAGTAGTATCTTCTATTGCTTTAAATGCTTCATTGCTAACATCTAAAACTTCTTTAGTATCTCGTATTTGTTTCTCAGTGAGTTTAAGAGGTAATTTAACTAAAGGTCTATCTAATATACTATTAACTGCATTAGTAGCATTAGTAGTCACACTCTGAACTACTTCCTTTACTCCTTCTAATATCTTAGGTACTTGTATCTTATTTTTACCAAACTTACTATAAGCTAGATAAACTCCTGCAACTGATAATAGCCCAATTCCAGATAATATAAGTGAGTCATCAATACTAGGTACTAACCCTTTCTTTCCACCTTCACCATCTACTCCTACTAAATAGCACCAGCAAGAGACATGGAAAGGAGGAGCAATAGAGTATTTACCTTCCATTTCTCCATATTTAGTAGATACTTTACCCTGATATAAGGACTTAATATCTAATGGAGGCTCTTTAGCTCTACCTACACAATGAGCGCATAAGATAGGCATATATTGTTCGCTGTTTTTAGCTCTATAAGCTTTTGGTATATTTCCAAAACTAGATAAAGCTCTTTGCCTGTTAACTACGTTCTCAGCTTCATTAGTTATCTTTACTCTTGTATAACCTAATTCTTCTAATTTCTTGAGACGACCAATGTTATAAGCTATTGATATTTCAGTCTCAGCTATTCTCTTAATTCTATTAAGATTGCGATTATCTACTAACAAGCTCTCTAATTCTTCTCTTGTCCTGTACTTAGTAGCTTTATTATCCCATGCACCTTCAACATACTCATTTCCTTTCTTAGCGGGATGAGTCTCTCTATATTTAATAGAATCAATGATAGGTTTAATAGAACTACTGTACTTAGTTACTTTATTATTTAACTCACTAACTAACTGATTAACCAAGTCCTCAAATAAAGTACCTTTACTACTTCTTTTAATATTACTTAGTTCCTTCTTACTAGATTCTCTACTCATGTATTCATATACAGACTTGTCGCTTCTACCTAAGTTACTAATAAATGATTTTAGGTTATCTGCTGCACTTCTATCTTTAGTAGATAACTTATCCTTACTTCTAATAAGACTTCTGATTCTAGCTTGTTCATCTTTACTATTTTTATTAGTAGTAGACTTAGTTAGTGAATCAAATAGAGTAGATTCTCTAGTATTAGGTCTACTTTCATTACTAAAATATTTCTTAATAGAATCTACAATACCTCTCTTATAATCACTTGCAAAGCTCTTACCGAGTAACAAAGTCCTCTTATTCTGATATATAGTTCCAAATTCACTTGAGTTAAGGATATCTATACTATATTCTTTCGGTTCTAATGACTTACTTACTTCATCTATTCTTACTTCCATTACTCGAATAGTTTCTTGTAAATCACGAATTCTAACCTCAATAGATTTAAATTGTTTAGATACTGAGTTAGGTTTCTTCTCATTAACTTGTCCTAAGAACTGCTGAAGCTCGCTACTATAGCTCTTGAGGATATTTCTAATGTCTCTTACCTCTTCATCATCAGGAGTATCTTTACTTAACTGATTATTTAGCCTCTTCTGCTCTCTTGTTACCTTCTTATTAATACTTTGAAGTCTTCTCTTTTCTTCATTTAGTTCTACTATCTTTTGAGCAGGATTATCGTTAGTAGCAAAAGTAATTAAACTATCTCCCTTACTAAACTTACTTGACTTCCTCTTCTCATCATTAAGACAATCTTTCTGACCTAACATCCAGTGACAGTTCCATAACTCATCTAATTGATTCTTAACTAATAGAGCTGGAGAAGATAAGTTCTTTTCTATATCCGATATTACTGACTTATCTAACTCATCTAACTTTTTCTTATAAGGGGTAAGGAAAGAAGCGTTAAAATCAAGTAACTTACTTTCTACTCTACTAACAAAGTCTTCAACGTATTTTGTACTTAGAGAAGAGAAAGACTTTTTATTATTAGTTTTTTTTATCAATGCACTTGTCATATATTATATTAGTCACTATAATGTATCAGTATAGTCGAATGTCATGAGACCTCGCCTACTAGAATGTATTTGATGAACAGAACAAAGAATGAAGATTCCCAAAGTTACGAAAGAAAAGTTGATTGAACGAATTCAGTCACGAATTAGAGAAGAAAGTAAAACAATGCTTACCCAAGTATTGCTTAATAAGATTTTTGATGTAGTATTTGAAGTAGTAGTTAGTTATATAGAAGAAGGTAAAGAAGTTACTCTACCCCACTTAGGAGTTCTTGGAATTAAAGATGTTCCAACTACTAAACGTCGGAATATTGGATTGAATACTTTCTTTGAAGTTCCTAGTTACTTTAGACCTAAGCTTAGATTAAATGATGCTTTACGTCATAGATGTATTAATCGTGGTCGAACATTTAAGGAACCTACTTTTAAGACGGTAGACTAATTCTAATAAAATATAGAACGTCCAGTTGACCTAACAAAATCAGAACTAGGACTTCTATTACTACCAAATATTGAACGAGAAGGAGAGGAAGTATCAGCAAAGATATTTCTTCTTTCTTTTATGTGTTCTGGGATTTCCATCATCACCTCAGTAGTATCAATAACTCTTTCATTCCTTTCCAGCCAAAGTATTCCGTAGCAGAAAGCATCCATTACATCATCATTGCGACATAGTGGAAAAGTAGTTAATTGGTCTTTAAGAGTAACTATTTTCTCGCAAGCTTCTTTAGTAGGAAAATATATCTTACCATCTCTAAAAGCAGGAATAGTAGCTTTAAGTCTAGCTTCTTTTTGGTTGCCATAATCTTTAGGTTCAAGAGCAATAAAACCAGGATATTCTTTAGATAGGGCATGAACTACAGCAGGCCCAACACTCTTATATTCTATTAACTTATGACGACAAGGGTATTTAGCTAATAAGTCTTTTAGTTCTAATAATAAATCTTCAAATCTAAGTCTCTTTTCTACTATATCTACAACATAGTATTTATTTTCATAGATGCCAAAAATTACTATCCCGGTATAGCAAGCATCATCTTCTACTGATTCAGCTAAATCTCCTGCTAGTATGTATGACTCATAAGGGGGGGCATTTTGATATTCTTTGAAGTGTTTGCTAGAGATAATACTTCCTGCTGCACCTTTAACGTTTTGCTGACACTGCCTCTCAAACTCAAATGGGGTAAACTCAATCTCCATTCGTTTGATAGCTTCTATATCTAAGAGTTCAGGAACTAATATATCCCCAACATTCTTTCTCCAATCTTTAAAACCTAATTTAGTAGAGCTAGGAGAAACACCAGTATAAAGCAAAGGTAATACTAATCTATCAAACCCCCCTATTTCTTCCATTAAATAACCAGAAGTATCGTTCTCTCTCAATCTCTGTTGAATAACAATTAAAGCTTTTTCTTCACTAGACGGATTAAAACGAGAGATTAATGTTCCTCCTACAAACTTATTAGTCTTGAGAACCATTTTCTTTGAGTCTGCTTCACTAGCTTTCAATGGGTCATCTAGAATAATTACGTCTGCACCTTTACCAGTAATAGAACCACCAATTCCAATAGTATATCTTTTACCTTGATAGTTGTTATAGATTACGTTTTCAGTATCTCTTGTTAGTTCTATTGGGTCTTCTACTAAATCTTCTATAGTATTTTGAACAAGCTTGTAATAATCATCTTTAACTAATCTCCTAAACTGCTCAGAACATTCTTTAGCAATATCAAAGGTATAACTACAATAAATAAACTTAAGATGAGGTTTCTTCAACCACCAATAAGCAGGAAAATAAACTCCAGTTAGTAGAGTCTTCATAGTACGAGGACTGATATTAATGATTAATCTCTTAATCTGTCCAGCCATTACTGCTTCTAAATGTTCGCTTAATGCTTGAGCTAACCTACTATCTCTAAATTCTGTTGATTCTACGTGTTCAAACCCAACTTTAAGAAACTGATAGAGAGAATCAGAAACTTTTGCATATTTCTGCTGATTGAGTAGAAACTCTATTTGCTCGTCTAATGATTGAAGTTTTTTCTGTATCTTATTATTTTTAGCCATTGTTCTGTTAAAATACTTATTAATCAATAACTTAGCACATTTCACTATGACCAAATTAACTTCAAAACAACTAGCAGATAGAAAAAGCTTTCTTAAGTCTGCAAAACTTAGTATTAATTTCACTAACGCTTTTTTAGCAGGTCGTTGTCCAGAACCAGAAACCCCTTATTATAAGTATGTAAAATAATGATTACAAAAAAGACTGTTAACGGGAAAGAAGAAATTACCTCATGTGCTTTAGCTACTTGTTGTCTAACTGGTACATTAGAAGGAGATAATATTAAACTGACAAATGAAAAGAATGAAGTGTTAACGTGTTCCCTAGCTGAATTTGCAGAGTTAGCACAGCATTTACATATGGAAGAGGGTATGAGGTTTTCTAGGTTAGAAGAGGGTTGGCTCCTCTAATGAAAGCTAATAAAGAAAAAGTAATCATAGTTATTCAAAGTAGATTACGTGAAAATGATGTAGCAGGACAAATAGCTGAATTAGGCGGGTTTGATACCTTAAAACTTCCTCTACTTTATTCAGGAAAATCCAGCAATGATAAATTAGGTTTTAAAGATTGGAAAGATGTAAAGTGGAGAACTGAAATAATTAAACCTTAAATATCTGCTATACTGTTGGAAGAATCTCTACTTAGGTGGGGATTTTATTTTTATTAATGGGAGAAAAACAAATAACTAACAAAGAACTTTATGACTACTTTTGGAAAATCTTTTTAGATGGAAACTCTACTAAAGAACAGAAAGCAGCAATGTTTAACGCTAGACAACTCTGGCATCAGTTTGAAGATAATATTTATGAAAAATACGGTAAAGGGATAGTTGCTCCTAGTAATATTTGTGATACTTCTAATCCTTTCACAATTCATTTTACTTGGGATGATGATAATGACTTAGAAAGAAATGTTTTAGGATGTTCTATAAATGAAAACCAAGAAGTATATATTTGCTTTTGTAAAAGTATTTGGGTAAAAGAAAACTTAGATAGTTCTTGTAGAGCAGACGTTGAGAATTGGGCAGAGTATTTAATTTTACCAGATATAGAGATGCCAGAAAGATTAAGGAGAATTTTTTATCAACACTACTTAAAGAAAAACAATGGTCACTAATTATCAACTGAACAGAAGACAACGAATGAACGAATATTTAGACTCTCTTAAAGAAGAAGCTATTCGGATTAATGGAGATGAATCAGTTATTTGGTTAGCAAAAGACTTTTTAACTCTATTCATCAATAAGCTAGCTCAACAGAACAAAGTATTAGAAGTTCCGGATTGTTGCCCTAGTGAAAGTAACGAAGGAAATTTTCATATAATGTTCATTTGGGATAAAGATGAGCATTATTTAGAGTGTGAAATATTCAATAGTGGAGTTATTGAATTCTTCTATCGTAATAGAGACAGTGGAGAAGATTGGGGTTGGGATTTAAACTATAGTGTAGTTAAACCAGGTTTTAATAATCATTCAGATGAGTTAATAGATAAGTTATCTCTATTTGTGGAGTAAGTAAATGCCAAAACTAAAAAATATAGAGCAGTATTTAGACAGACAACAGAAAATAAGAGGTAGGAGTTACGATAAGCTTATTAACATTGCTAGAAGCTACTGGTTCGCATTTAAACTCCAAGCTAAAAATTATAACAGAAAACTTAAAGTCCCAGAAGTATCTATTAATAACGGTCACGTAGAATTTCGATGGTGGTTAGAAGAAGATTATAAAGATGTTTCTACTGAGTTAGTAGTAGAGATTACTGAAAAAGACTCTTACTACTATTTTGAAAATGATGAAAGAGGATTAGTTTGGGAGAAACATTACGAACCTCTCATTCCTCCTTATGGAATTCCCACTGACATTTACAATAAAGTTCTATTATTCACTGAGGAAGTATGAGTAAAGAGCAAGAGTTATTTGATGAGATAGAATCTTATCGAGAAACTGTTATTAAAGTAGATGCTAGTAAGTTAGTATCTACTACAATCAAACATTGGAAGTTTCTTAAGTATTATATTGAACTAAATTGCGGTAAAAAGCTAGCTATCCCAAAGATGTCCTTTAGTAATAACGATATTCGGTATCCAGAAATAACTTTATACTGGGGCTTGTCCTCTCATCATTTAGATTTAGAAATTGAACAAGACAGAGAAAATATCTGGGTGTACTACCATAATGAATCTACTAAAGAAGAAATTAGTTACTGGTACAAGTTAGAAAACATATTAGAAGATAGATTAGTTGATAAGTTACTACTGTTTATTGAGGAATAAAAACTGGAATGAGCAAATATTTAGTTGAAGTTACAGACCTAGACCCAAAAGGCTTTGGTGGATTATCTGACCCTAAAGCTTTATTCGACAAAGACAAATTCAAAGTTAACGGTTATTCTAGTTCGCCCTACTCATCTTCTTTTACCCCACCTCCTCCAAAGAGTTCTTTTCCTTGGGAATTACTTTTACTGGCTGCTCTAATAGCTCCTATCTTTAGTCCAGATTTAAGGAAGAATATTAACTTCGATTACTCTGCTACTTCTCAATCAGAACAACTTTTACCAAATATCAAACGTTAACTACTATGTCACCTTTAGGCGCTGCTCCTCACTATTATGCTTTTCTTTGTTATTACTGGGTGGATGGTAATCTAACTGAACCAATCTGGTATCGCAATCCATTAAATAATAAACTTTTAGTATACACAGATAGAGAGACAGCCCTAAAAGTAGCAGATGAATTAAGTACGCATTCTACTCTTATAGTAGTTAATGAGTATTGGCCTGGAGAAATGGATAATTATCAAATAACAGATGATTAATATGACTTATTATTTTCTTGTAGGGTTAGGTTATGTTCGTCCTATAGTAATTACTGAGAATTGTGGACAGATACTACTGTTTCAAAATTTATACGAAGCTGCTACTAAAGCTCAAGAAGTAAAAAACTCAGAAGGTTATAAAACAGTTTTAATTTGTACTACTTTAGAGTTAGATTTAAACAATTCAGAAACTAAGCATTTCTATCAACTAGAAAATTAATTATGAACTACTACACTATCTTAGTTACAGATTTAGAAGGGACTTATATGTATGAAGATGGTAGAGACAATATAGTTCTCTTCCTCAGTCAAGAAAAAGCAGAAATAGAAGCTTGTAAGGTAGCTCACAATTATCTTCTAGTACAAGTAGTTCCTTATCAGTTAGATATAAACTATGTAATAAGTGATTTATGATGTACTGGATAATTCATTATACGGATGTCTTAGGTGGAGAAGAGTTAGGTTGGGATGTAATAACTGAAGAAGAAACAGATAAAATAGCTCTCTTTACCAAGAAAAAAACAGCAGAAATAGAATCTAACAAATTAAGTAACGAGTTTAGGATGACACAAGTTATACCATTAGAACTAACTTACTTGGATAAGAACTATTTCATAATAGTAGATAAATAGTTCATTAAGAACAATGTTCAATAAAGATGGTAAGTTTGGTTTTACGTTCTGGGTGCTTCTACTAAACAACGATTACATGAGAGATAACGAAACCGGATTAGTTCTAGTTTATAGAGTAAAAGAAACTGCTATTTGGGAACAAAGATACTACAAAGAATGTAGAGATTTAGAAGTAGAAATAGTGGAGTTTACAGATTTTAGTATCAATTATTTAATTTGTGATTTTTGATTAAAGTAAATATGAATAATTTACAGATTGTTTCGGATTTACATTTAGAGTTTCTTAGTTCAGACCAAGTAAAAGAGTTAGCAGATAGAATAACTTATAGAACATCAGGAGACACTCTTATCCTTGCTGGAGATATTTGTAGTTGGAGTGAGAAGAGAATAAGCAGATTAGATACATTCTTAGATTGTGTAGCTAATACTTATGACCACATTCTTTATGTTTTAGGCAATCACGAGTATTACGGATGCTCTTACTCAGAAGTACAGAATACTAAACGCAAACTAGAAAATGAATGGGATAACTTATCTATTTTAGATAATGACGAAATTACAATTGATGTTTTAGGGAATAGTACAACATTCTATGGAACTACTCTTTGGTTTGATGAAACAATACAAACTCAACTATTAAAATACAACTTAAACGATTATAGATGTATCCAAGACTTTAACCCAGATGCTTGGAGTAGAAAAGCTATCCAGTTTATCAAAAATATCCAGGATGATGAGAGTAAGAAAGTGTTAATTACTCATCACGTTCCACATACTAGATTTATATCTGAGAAATATGTGGGTAATGAAATGAATTGTTTCTATTTAAATGAAGTGGGAAAATTCTTGGATAAATTCGATTTAGTTACTTTCGGACATTCTCATGAAAGCGTAGATTGTCAATTTTCAGACAGATGTAGAGCAATATCCAATCCCAGAGGCTATATTGATTCAGGTAATGAAGGTTCAAATGATAAGTTCCAATATCAGTTAGTAGTAGAGATTTAATAATGCACAAATATTTAGTTCAAACTATTCACGATGACCATTTCAATGCTGATATTTTAGTTACAGTATTACAAGTTCTCCAATTAATAGAATCTGAGCATGGAACGATAGTAGTAGTTAAACACGATACAGATGAAGGTTGGAGTATTGACCCATATTTCTTAAATGACGTATTAGAACTAGATTACATTTTCTCTGATGACGAAAAATACAAAGAACATCTTTCTTGGGAGAACTAATGAAAATACTACCTATTACTAATCATTTCGTTTATCTCCCGAGCGGAGTGTCTACAACGCAAAATACTTTATTTCCCTCAAGGCAAGACTTTCGGGTCGAGCCAGTAGACCAGAAATTAACTGGTTATATCTATGCAGCAGTTCCAGATATAGTAACATCTACCAAGATAATCTTTATCCAAAGAGATTGTCTACCTTGGTTTTCTTCTAGTAATATAATTCAGTTTTGGATTGAGAACTTCAAAGTAGAAATAATCGCTTTAGTAGCTGATTCCCCAGAGAAAGTAGAATTATTATTTGATGAATATAGCAGGTTCTATGAACAGTGGAAAGAGAAACAAGAGAAAGACTCAGTAGTTAATAAATTAAATAGATTGTATAAAGAAGAATGAATCAAGAAACTAATAACATAATCCAAGGTCTTAACTTTCTATTTACTAAATATCCTAATGGCAGAATAGAAGGCGGAGGTGACAGTTCATCGTCGGATATAAGTTTCATTTTACCTTTTAAAAAAGAGGCAATACCTCAAGAAAATTCACTTTTAGAATCTGATGAATATGAATATCTAGAATTGTTAGGTTGGAATGAGTATATGGTAGATTCTACAAATATCTACGGTCATTTACAAACGAATAGACTTTGGAGATTTTATATTCAAAAAGTAGAAGAAGATAATGAGGAGGAAGAGTTATGAACTCCACTAATATATCTATTCCAGACAAACATACTAAGAACTTAATCAACAGACTAAACTTCCTATTAGCTCTTTACCCTAAAGCTAAAGTACGAATGGGATTTTCTAGAGAAGAACTTCATGTTAGAGGAATGGAAGATGACTTAATACTAGAAACTAAGAAAATACTAGAAGATTGGGATTGGAGGTTATGTTTTTATGAAGAGACTTATTATTGGGAATACGAACTAATTGGTACTATAGATGATTAATATGAACAAGATAATTAACTTTTTCAAATCTCTAACTACACTTGAATGGTTAGCTCTATTTATGATTCCTGTTAGTATAGCTTTAAACATTTCCATTATTATTTGGGTAGTGACAGTATTTTTATGATGAACATAGATTTATTTGATGGTACAAAAACTCACTATTACCCTTATAATATTTTTGAGTTTAGTGAGAAGTTAGGTAAAACATTAGAAGCAATAGGATTAGCAGATAACGGTCACATAACAATAGTCAAAGATGAAGAAGATGAAATTTATGCAATTGATGGTTGTCTTATGTTCTATGTCTCAGATACTTTAGAAGAAGCTATAAAGATATTTAGTAGAAATAAGTTAGAAAAACTAGAAGTAATAATGGAGTTAGATTAATAAATGAAAGACAAGTTAATCAATTTAGTCAAGACAACTGCTAGCAATCTAGATATCAACGATAGACTAACTATTGCTATTTACTCAATGGGATTATCTGGAGAAATAGGAGAAACAATAGAAGCTTATAACATATCTGAAGAAGAATTTAAGACAGAACTAGCAGATATAGTTTGGTACACTGTAGCTCTTAGTATTATGCTTGATAAGGAAGAGTTATTGGATGATATTAATTTTAGTAGTAAAGAGCTTTACTATCACGGTTTATATCCTGAATCAGATATGGAAAATCTACAAGAATGTCTACTAGAAAGTCTTAAGTATCTTGAGAAAGCTAAGAAATATGTAAGAGATTATCCTAGTAGAGATATTAGTTCTTTGAATACCTTTATCGAACCACTTAAGTTAATTAGTACAGGATTTGATTTATCAGATAGTTTTGATATCTTGAATAAAAAGTTAGGAACTAGATATCCAAATGGATTTGTCATTAAAGGGATAAGAGAATGATATATTTACGGTTCATAGTATTTCTTCTAATAACTGGTTTTCTACTATGTCTGTTCGGTTCTCTATATGAAGAGTATCTAGTTAATAAAGAGATAGATATGAGAAAGTGGTTAAGTAGATTTAGTTCTTGGTTACTTTGGTTGTTTAAGGATTTATAAATCAAACTAAAAGGATAAAAATTATGCAATTTGAATATAACGGCTACATTTTAGACATTGAAGAAGTAGAAGAAATTGACCAAGCAAATCATTATAGAGCTTCTTGTTCTGAATTAAACTATTATTCAGCAGGATTTTGGAATACTAACTTAGCTCGACTCGAAAGTCTCACTTGAGAGAAACGGTAAAAGATAATTTTAAAAGAGAAGTAGATAGAAAGAATAAATAAAGATAAATAGTAAGTAAATAGAAAAGAGGTAGTAGAACAACATCTATCACCTCTTCTATATTTATTTTTAGTTGTTGTTACTTACTTTGTCCAACTTCAGCTTCTACTAACTTCTGCCATAACATCTTAGTAGCTTTATTACGTCTTTCTTCTTGTTCTGTAGTTTCTGGATAGTTGATATCACAGGCAACTCTCTGAACAATAAACCCAATAGCTTCCTTAGTCATTAGTTAGTCCTCAGTTTTTTTATTTTGTGAATTGAAGAGATAAGACTTTAGTATCTCACCTCTTATCTATTATAACAGATAAATTACTTTTTTAAATCTTTTAAGCTATAAGAAATATAAACTAGCAAAAAAAGTAACAATCTTATTCCACTACATATCCAGCTATTGTTTTACCCTCCACACTTTTCCGAGTTGGTTTAATCTCAAATACTTTCTCTACGTCGCTAGCCTTAGCTTTCTTATCCATTCCTAAGTCTTTATATAGATTACTTAAGATAATCTTTATGTCTTTAGAACTATGAAATCCCGGTTGAAATTTATTTTTTATTTCTAGCAGAATAACATCTTGCGACCTACGATTATTTAATTCAGTTCTTATCTTGCTAGGTTGGAAACATAATCGTTTATAATCATCTTTAACCATTAAGTCTTTACTTTCTTCTATTAAAGAACACAACTTACTAGCAGCTTCCAAATCAATAGTTCCTTCACAATAAGCTTTGATAATGTTCTTAGCATTCTTAGTTACCATGAAGTTTAGTTTAAGAGACTTGTTAGCTGCTAACTCAAATCTATTACTGTTTTCGTAGAAGTTATTAATAGATAATCCGTTCTTATAAACTTCTATTACATCTTTAAAGATTCTCTTCTCTAGTAGAACTAATAGCTCATCGAAATATACTACTCCATCGTCATTAATAGCTAAATAACTCTCATCAGTAAATCCTTTAGCTAAAGCTTCTTTCTCTTCATTAGTCCCTTTATTGTATAAACTCAACCAATGATTAGTAGTTTTAGTTTTAGTCTCTACTAAAGAATCAAACTCTTCTTTAGTCATTAGTAGAGGATTTTCATTAAAGATATGGAAGATAATACTTCTAAAAGGATTAGTCTCAGTTCGTATTCTTCCAGCTACTTGATAAATATCCGTATCAATAGAAATTAATGTATTCTTATTTCTGTTGTTAGATATTACAAATGCGACTCCTAAATCTGAATAGATATCGACTCCTTTAAATGCACAAGAAGTAACAAAGTTAAACATTTTCTCTGGGTCGTTAGGAGTAGAGATATCATAATCTCCTAATTTCTTCTTATTCTCAGGAGAGTTACTACAAATGATTCTACATTCACTAGATAGCATTTCTGACTTATCTAGTATTTCCCTAATCATAGTTACAGAGTTGACATAGAAATAAGCAGTTTCAGGTTTATGGTTGTTAATGATGTCCATAGTACCTGTTCTATATTTCTCAATAATACAAGTAGCAGCATAAAGAGGCCGAGATGTTTGATGGGGTTCTACTTGTACTGGAGTTATGTTCTCCCATTCAAGTTCTGTGTAAGGTAAATTGACTAACTCTTTAGGTAAGAATTCCTTATCAATTGGAGTAGCAGATATATAGCTTACTAATGGAAAAGATATTAGAGTTGTTAGTAGAGAGTTAATAGCTTTATTTCGATACGAATACGCATCAAGTAAATCGCTAAACTCATCTATTACGATATGGTAAGAAGGACTAATTAGATTAGCTACTCGACAAAAGCTATCGTAAGTAACCATTATTTTAGGAACTTCTACTTCCTTGAGATAGTTAGATATATCTTTAGTTGAGATACCTGAGTAAACTCCTAATATGTTTTTTTGTCTTCTATTATTGGGATATTGAGCTACTTTGTTCTTAATCATTGCTACTGTAGGAACTACTAGAACTAAGGGTTCTGAGTTCTCTAAAGCAAATGAAGACATTCCACAGCCAGTAATCTTCTTATCTACTATTCCAAGAGGGATTGAATAGTATTTATCCGAGTAATACATGAATTTTCTCTGTTACTTTTTTTCACCGATATTGTTATTATAACGTTAAAAGATACGAAAAAGTAACTTTAGCTAAAATAATTCTTATTAAGTCTATGAGAAAAAACTAAGAAAATGCAACTAGATATCTACTACTCTCTACCTTCTTGTGTTAGAATCAAGTAAATCAACTATTAGAAGCTATGATTAATCAACCTGAATTCAAAAAGAAAAAGTTATATAAGATTAATGCTAAGACTCAACAGTTAGTAGGAATTGGTGAGTTAGTTAAAGATAGGTCTGAAGGTGAATATTTAGCTTATCAAAGAGCAGCTTGTATTTTAAGAACTGATAAATGGAATGATGCTAAAGAAGATTTGTCTAATGTCAATATCTATTTACCTGGTTTCTATGTATTAAGAGGTAAAGTTCCTGTTTTAGTTAGTTTACCAGAATTAGAAAGTAAAGAAGTAATTCATCCTGCTTACTATAAATATAAAGAACCTAGTGAAGTAATTGGTTTTAGAGATACTCAAGATAATATGTGGTATTACGATCAATATCTTAGATAAAAAATATGAAAGTATTTGTATTTGGTAATGGTAACATCCCGTTTTATAGCTTCATGGGTGATTATGAAGATTACTTAAGACGTTTAATTGGTGAAGATGTTCACTTTATAGTTTGTGATTTTAGAGGTGTAGATACATTAACTATGGAATATCTCAAGACTGAAACAGAAAATGTAAGTGTTTATTATATAGGAGAAAAACCTAGGTATCTTCCAGATAAATTCAATACTAAAGTTTCTAAATGGGGAAATAAAGGTGGATTTAAGAGTGATAGTGAAAGAGATTTGGCAGCAATAGAAGATTGTACTCATTTCTTAGCTACAGATTTTAATTCAGATAATAAGAGAGTAAGTGGTACTAAGAAGAACATTGATATGTGTTTGAGTTTAGGTAAAATCCCTATTATAGATTAAATTCTATTAGTCCTTACATTACTGTGTTATAATACTTTTATAATCAAAGAAACTAACTATCATGGGTAAACATAACAAAGACAAAGAGTACGAACTATTTCATCCAGATTACGGAATAATTTTAGGTACAAGAGAAGACTTCATTGAGTTAGAACCTAAATTGAGAAGAAGTTTACATCATTTAACTACTGGTAAGTTAAAGAGAGCTTATGGTTGGATATTGGCAGATAACTTAGGTTTAGTAAAGACTCCGTATACTCCAAGAAATAGAAATATAGCAAGGAAGTTCTATTGTCCTGAAGAAGGAGTAATAGAATTGACTATATCTAAGTTTTATGAAAAATATATCAAAGAAGAAGGAGGTACTTATGTCAATGTATCTTCTTTATGTTCTGGAGTAATTAAGACTTTATATAACAGATGGGTCTTGGCTGAGAATAAAGATAAATATGATAACTGGATAAGAAAAGATAAAGAATTGACGCTAGGAAATAAGTCTAGATATGCAAAACCAATAAAAATAGTGGAGTTATCTCATCCTGATTATGGGACTCATAAGTTAAGTAGAAAAGAATTTATAGATAGATTTGGGTTAGATAAACAATGTCTTACTGATTTAGTAACTGGTAGAGCAAAGAGTCGTAAAGGATGGAATTTAGTTGGATAGTCCTTATTCTGTTGTGTTATTATGGAGTTAATTAGTTAAGAGAAATTAAGTTTATGAAAGTATACAAATACAATGAAGATTTAGGTAAGATGATTGAAATTGGGACTTTAGTCAATAATGAATTAATATTTAATGTAACGAAGTCTTGTTTTGATAATGACGCTATACGTTTTATTGACAGAGATAGATTTTTATATGGTCATGATATTTCGTTGTATAACTATAAATTTTTTATCAAACTAGATAACGGTAAGTGGGATGAAGCAAGACCTAATAATGTTATTCAAGTAACTACTGGGACTGAAGGCATTACTTATACTTTAGGTCATATTAAAGATGGAGTTGTTATATTTTATGACCAATACATTGGAGAATAAATAAATGTCAGATAAAATAGTAGATTGGAATTCCAAACCAACTGGTCATTGTGATGAAGAGGGAGTATGGGTAGAACCAGATAAAGAAGAAGATTTAGTTAGATTAGCTATGACTAGGAAATATGAAGAAGATAAATCAATGAATAACTTTGAAGGCTATAAAACTATTTTTTTGGATATAAACAAAGAGTTAGATTATTTGTTTATGAATTATGGACAACTCCCTTTAAAGACTTTAAGTAGTTTAATAGATACGTTATCTGAACGAATTGCTTATGATAAAGAAATTCTTAGTACCGATATGGAAGAAGTAACTCAAGTAGAACCAGTTGAATGGATTAAAGATATTCAGTTTATTAAAGAGCAAATGCATTATATAGCTCAAGTTCTATCAAAAGAAGTTAAAGAAGTTGAATTAGATTTAGATGCTTTGGATACTTATGCTTATAAAGCTAAGATTCTACCTAACAATGAGATAGAAATGGTGAAGATAGGTAAGATTGATAGTTTTGGTAAGTTGGAGTTATTTGCTGTTGAGACTTATCCGCCTATTGTTCCTAATTTCTATCAACCTGAGTTTTATTATATTGGCAGTGGAAGTACATCAACTAATGCACCAAGTAATAACTCTTGGAATAGATTAGTACATACAGTAACTCCTAGTTATAAGAAGTTTGTTCATAAGAATGTTATTAACCAAATAGTAATTAGTAAAGAAGATATTAAGTATTCTACTGGCTATATTAATGCTGATGGTATAGCTATTTACTATGACCAGCTTCCTAAGATAGTAAAAGATGAGGTAAAGAAGAATGATTAATAAAGTCTCTGTTTATAAGAGAAATGCTTTTACTAATCAAATGGTTCCAGTTGGGAAGGGTAAAGAGTTAGATGGTATTACTGAAATAGATATCTTCTATCCTCAGAATAAGACTTTTAATAGCTGTAGTTTTCTCAATCTATATACTCCAGAGTTTTATAGTTATGAAGGAAATAGACAAGTTATTAATTATTCTGATTATTATTATTTTGATGAGAACTACAAAGAGTTAGATTCTATTAAATATTTAGATGGATGGATTAGTCAGATAGAGTTTGATAAATATGTTGTGGGATATATCTTAGGAACTGGTGTTAATCCTTATAATGCTATGATTTGGCTTTACGACCAGTTTTTAGATAAAGAGATGTTTGATAAGCAAAGTCAAGAAGCTAAAAATGCTGCATCTATTAAAACTGTTTATGCTAATAAATTTGAGAGATTACATAAAGGAAGATAAATCAGATGAGCGATTATAACTATCTAACTTATTCTCAAGAACAACTAAATAGAGCAATTAAGTTATTAGACAATACTTCTTTGAAAGATAATCCTTATGCAATAGTAGAAGCTCTTGAGGCATTAGAAATATTAGCTAGAACTAAACCAATCTACAAGAAAGCTTACGGTACTGGTGAATTTGTTCAAGTAGGTAAGTTAACTGCTAAGAATGAAATTATATTTGATAAGCCTAAATCATCTCTTTATTCTACGACAAAGAATCTAGGTAGAAGTAGTAAAGTATATTATGCTGGATGGTTCACTCTAACAGACTGGAATACTGAAGGAGATTACTATTCTTATTACGAGATAGTTAATAGACAAATGTTTTCAGAGATTCTTTATGAACCTAGTAAATACAGTGAAGAGATTGAGCTAGTTAACTGTCCGGTATTAGGATTTATGATGGGTGATTATCGAACAGCAAAAGTAGTATTTTATGACCAGTATTTAACTTAGTTAAGTAGATGAGAGGAGGTTAACTGCTTCCTCTTAGTTATATAAGGATGAATGATTCGTTTGCTAAATGGTCAAGTGATATTAGAGGTAGATATGAATAAAGATAAATATAAGATTATACGTATTGAAGATAATGATTGGTTAGTACCTAAACAGAAATATAAAGTATTGATTGATAAGTCAGAAGATAAGAAGGAGAAGTAGATATGAATGATTTAATAAACTTAATAAAAGATAAGAAAGTAACTGAGCTATATCAAAAGACTTCTACTAAGATGATTTCAACTATTAAGATAGGTAGAGGACAGATACTATTAAGTCCTATTACTTATAATCTACCTTCTGAGTATTATGTTAGGAAGTCTAAGTATCCTAAACCTAAATATGAGTTAGTAGAACAATATAGTAACTTGAAAGAATGGGTTAAGTTATATTCTGAGACTAATGGGTTTTGATATGAATAAATTAGCTATTGAGTCTTTAGTAGAATGGTTAGAAAATACTATTGACGAGTATCATGTATATTTTGCTAACTTTATTAAAGGTATTCCATTAGAAGATGTTAGAAACTTATTAGCAGCTCTTAGTGATGTCGAGTTTAAAACTGATAATGAAACTTTGATGATTTCTGTTTGTTCTTTTATGTATTCAGAAGATAAACATTTAGCTCAAACTGCTGCTTCTTTTTTACTATGGTGTGGAGGTGATTTAGGTAGAGACTTTGTATTTCAAGAGCTATCTACTAAAAAGATTCCTCATGAACGATTAGTTAAAGGATTGACTGAATTGATATGAAAGATAATGAATATTCTTTTTTACAGAAATTAACTCCAGATGAAGTTAAAGATAAACTAAGACCCTTTATCGTTAATGGGAGGGAAGTATTTGAAAGAGGTGATTACTCATTAGTGTTTATTGATAGTAAAGAGACTGTTTATGCTTTACATTCTAGTTTGTTTACTGATGAAGAGGAAGAGTATTATTGGTGGGTAAGTGTAGATGTATTAAGTCTCTATCATGCTCATTATCCTGAACTAATTAAGGGAGATGACATTATTGCTCTTAAGATTAAGAACTTAGATGATTGTTATGTAGCAGTTCCTAGTAAGTTTAATTCTCAAGATTGGGAAGCTACCTATGTTTCTAGAAGAGGATTTTTTGATATTTTTCTTACAAATAAGAAGACTAATGAGATTGTTAAATTAAAGTCGGGTATTAATTCTACTGCTCAAATAGCTATTGATTCAGCTTATAAATGGTTTAGGGAAAGAGAGTTGGACATTACAGATTTGAGTAATTGGTTAGTTGAGTAATTATGCAGTATATAGCAAGTTTTTTTAACAGTCCAAAGAATACTTATGGGTTACAGACTTTATCTACAGAAAATAGTCTAGCTCCTATTCGTGAGTATTTTGTTATGCCTATTGAGTTAATGGATTTATATACTGGATTAGGTGGCAGAATTACTACTAAGAAAACTGATGATGGTTGGATTGTTACTATTATTAGTTACAAAGATATATTGAGAACAGTTAGTTATTTACCTATAACTTTTAGAACGTTTGTAGGTAGAGATGAAGAGAAGATAAAAGATGAAGCTATTAGTTGGTTCAAGAAGAATAAGTTAGATATTTGTAATATTAATGATTGGTTAGTAAGAGATTCGTTATGAGTGAAAGTAAAAAGATACTAGATAACTTAGATTCAACTATTAAAAGTATTTCTCAAAATCCAATAACTCAGTTAGATGAGGTAAATACTATTTTGCATATTTTTGCAGTTAAGGAGGAGATAGCTAAAACTACAGATGAGAAACTAAAGAAAGATTATCAGTGGTTACTTAATGAATTAGAGATACATCTTGAAGAGTTGAGGAGGAAGAGTGATAATAAGTGGTTAAGTTATAGTCCGTTAGAAGAAATTATTAATAAAGATTGTGAAAGAACACTTAGCAGATTTACTTTTTAGGAGATAAGAAGATGAAGAAAGCTATATCGTATTTGTATCGTGAAATTTTGTTGAAAGTAGATGAGAAATTAGAAGGTTGGTATACATCTGAGTACGAGTATGATGCTAGATATAAAGAACCTATTGAAGACTTTCGTTCTGAGTTAGATAAAGTAAATATTCAAGATGCAAAGAACTTTGATGAGAAACTTTTAAAAGAATTGTATGAAGAAGCTACTGATGAAAGTTGGATTGAACAAGAATTAGAACTTATAAGTGATATTAAAAATGATTTGAGATATGGTGATTTTCACATCGGAGATGAAATAGATGAAGGTGCCTCTTTTTATCCTAGTAGAGAAGTTGGGATAGCTATTACTGGATTAGATAGTTATTGTCTTGGATGGACTTACTATTTTGGAGGAGGAGATTACGGTTGTCCTGATGAAGTTGAATGGGTGGAAGATTGTTATTTACTCAAAGTTAGAGAAGTTGAAGAGACAAGAATAGTTAAAATTTATGAGAAAATAGAGAAGTAAACAAATGAATCCAGAAGAAGAACTAGAACTATTATTAAAAGTGTTGAGAGAACAACCCTTACCAAAAAATGGATCTAATCCAAATCAACAAAACATCTTAAAGCTAGATGATAAAACTTTAAAAAAGCTAACTGATATGGTAGAAGTAAGAAGTGTTAATTTTAGTGTTGAAGAGAAACTAGATAAAATTATTGAGCTGTTAGAGAAATTAGTACCTCAACCAGTAGTTCTTAATACTCCAATAACTGTTAAGAGTGAAGACGATAACAATGTTGGTATTGATATTAACAAGTCTTTATATGAGTTAGTTAATAAGGTAGAGAAAAGACAGAAATCAGTTGGAATAGGTCAAGAAGATTTTATTAAGAGATTGAATGAAATAGATTGGGATAAGTTAGTAAATTCTTTTGGTGTACTACCTGATAATAGTTTGGAGAATCAAGTAAAAAAGAATTTGTTACCTAAAGTATTAGTAGAGAATGAGAGAAAGAGAAAGTCTAGTATTTTTACTCCTGATGGAAAGCAGTTCTGGGTATTTAAGAAAAAGAAAGAAAAGTTTGTAAAAGTAGGTACAGCAGAAATAGTAGGAGAGCCACCTATTGTACGTATTACTTTCTTAACTGATTATAAGAAGGAGTATATAGGTAATCCTAGTAGTTATGAATATGGCTTTTGGACAATGACTGACTATGGTGGTAGTTCTTGGCTAGGTTATCAGAAGAATCTATTAGAGTCTTATCAGTTTAAATATAATTTTACTGAGCTTCCATCTCCTGAAGGTGTTACTGGATATTTAACTGATGAAGGTCGAGTAGTTTATTATGACCAGTATCTTGAGTAGTTGAAGCCAACGTGGCTCTTACTCTTCTAACTAAAAAGAAGCTCCCTAAGTTGATACTCGGGGAGTTTTATTATGTTTATTTAGTTTATAAGCTTCTTATCTCTTCTTATTGTTTTTCATTTTTTTATAAGTTTTGTAACCTAATGCTCCTACTCCAGCTCCAAGGGCTGCTCCACTAGCTACCGGATTACGTTTAATTGTATTTCCTATCTTATTTAAAAGACCAGATTTCTTAAAAGGTATACTATTTACTTTTACTTTAGGAGCTGTTGCTTTTACACCTTTAGTAGCATTTTTTTCCCAAGAAGATTGTTCAAAAGGATTAAGAGTGGGTGTGGTAAGAGGAGTTTTATATTTACCTTGTCCGGTTACTTTATCCGCTTGATTTTGTAGCCTTCTAGTGATTGCATTAGCTTTATTAGTAGTTTGGTTTTTAGCACCTTGTTTAAAAGAGTTAGCTGATTTAGAACTGAGTTGGTTTTTAGCTCCTTTTGTTTTTAATAGACCTCTTTGAGTAGTAGGTTTCATAGTTCTATTAGAAGAACCAGCCTTAGTCAACATTGCTTGTTTACCGGATGCACTTAGTTTTTGACTTTTAGCTATCCCCTGTTCTAAGTCTTTATATCCTTGTGACATAGGATAGATACCTTTACTAACACTCTTTTTGTTAATAGCTGTTGTTCTAGCTACGGCTTTACCTCTGGCTACTGATTCAGGAGAAAATTTTTGTTTCCATCTACTAGCAAATTCAGCTAATGATTCTTGATATATTTCTGTTTGACCTGGAAAATTGAAGTTTGGCATGATTGTTGTATTATTCTTCATCTTCTTCTAAATCTAAATCATTTGATAACTCATTGTCATTATCAGATTGATTAGGAATATTACCTCCTAAAGTCGGTTCATTATTGTTAGCTAATCTAGCCTGAACCTTTTGTTTTTCTTTGAGTAACATATCTAGTTGACTTTCTATTCCCTTACCTCCTTTTAATTTAGATATAGATTTAGCTTTGTCTTTAATTTTGATATCTTCTACTGCTACTTGTAATTGTTCTTCTCCTAAAATAGATTTCTTGAGTAAATGTACTTCTTTGATGATTGATACTATATCTTTGATATCTCTTGGATTAATCTTCTTAACATCTTCATCTCCTAAAACTTCAGTGTTAGATAGTCCATCTTCATTGATGATAGTTCTAACTGAGATATTTTGGTTTCTGTCTGAGTCTATTAGATTTAAGTAGGGTTCTAGATAAGCATCTATTATTGTGTTTATCTTTCCTAGTTGTTTTAGTGTGTAACTAGAAGAGATTACGGATTCTCCAAAAATCTGAGTTACTTTATCTTCAGTTACTCTTCTTTTGAGTTCTATATCTAATCTGTTTTTGTCTTGTACCCATTTATCTTTATGACATCTATCAGCAAGAGTGTTGAAAGGAATCCCGTGTTTCTCTGCTAATCGTTTAGTTGAGTAAGGCTTTCTAGTTTCATTACCGAATTCATCAGTTACTAACTCTCCGATTATGTATTCTAGTCGGACAGCTTCCCAATCCCATTTTTTTTGATATGCCATCTTTATGTATTCTTATGTGTATTCTCTCTCTTAAGTTTAAATGATTTTAGGTGTAGATAGAGACTTTTGTGTTTTGTGAATTTTTAATAGATTTTAGTCTTTATGTGTTTGAGGAGTAAATAACTCACACTTATAAGCTTATCTTATTCTCCCAGCTACACCTATTTACCCTACTAATATCTGCTTTCTCATAATTTGCCCTTATCTCTCCCCTCTTCACTCATCACTACTTTTTATCCCCTATTGACTAAGCTAATCAAGTATGTATAGTGTATTTTAGCTCAAATAACTTGTTCTTATTAGTTCTCTTAATTATATTATATCAACTTAACTCCCTTGACTTGTATCTCTACTTATGCTATTAAGTTACTCCTTATCTATATAACTACCTAAGTTAGGGTAATCATTTTAACTATCTATAGTCACGTAACTTCTATATCCTTATTACTCTTCATCTGTCTTATCTGATGTACTCAATAGCTCTATCTACCTACATTAGAACTAACTACAGTACATCCCGCTCTTAACTACTCTTATATCCTTATATAGTGTCTGATGTGCCTACTCAACTCATAAGTAACATAACTAATCCAGATGTACCTTCATCAGGAAGACTAATAGTTAACCTCTTTACAAGTCAGGAAGTAATCGTTTAGTATGTGTACAGGTTGAGAAAGAGGCGACAAGCTAATGACTTAACCTATTAATGCTATCTCAGCCGAGGTGGTAAACCAAAGAGTAAAGGATATCTAGCTAAGATATGCCGGAGACTCACTCTCTTATACCTGTAGGTTAGTTAACTATGTCTGCTATTAGTTAAGCATCTGTTAAACTCATCTACACTGATAAGAGATAACTACCCTAACTAAACCTGCTTATATCTGTTGATAGTTTGCACAATGGTTAAGTTACTCGTAATCTATTCTTTAGTAAGGGAGATAACACACAACTAACATAACTCACATACCTTAGTTACAATCAGCTTCTATAGTCGAGAACATCCGGCGAAGTATCTGGTAATAACAAAGGTTACATCTAAATAAGTTACCTGTCACGCTAAGTACATCTACACGACAGAATAAGACAGAACCTTGAAAACAGAATAGTATTACCTGCAAAAGGAGTTAACTAGGTGTCACTGATAATTAGTCACTAGATTAGTTATCTACCCTATTAACTGAAGCTTGACGTGCTATCTCGCTGAGTTCAGGTACTCAAGATAAGTAACCTAACTAATCTATCTTCTATGATGAGTAAGGGAACTGAGACAAGAGTATCTAACATAAGAAACAAGTACAGAACAAAGCAAGACAACATCTACTCTTATCTAACTAGCAATTGGTTAAGAGGTGCGATAGATGAAGATAAGCGGAGTAATAATGGTTCGATTCCATTAGCAGGTGTTCCGGAATTGATTTGTAATTCAGCAAGTCATTTTCACCGGGTGATTAAGATGATGCGTAAGATTGAAAGAGAAATGATTGAAGCTATCAAAGCTCAGAAAAACTACTCAAACGACAATACTAGAGTAGCTATTTCTTCCAATGGCGAAGTGATTAAAATAGAGTTGCACGGTCAAACGATAGCTAGTATAGAGAATAACTTCCTATATCTTGACGATTGCGGTTATCAAACTAAAACTACCAAGTCAAGACTAAATCGCTTACTCAATCATTACCATCTACCTACTATCTGCTCTAAAAAAGGTAAATGGTGGATAGGCAGCAGTCTCTGGTTAGGTCATACCAGTTTTATCCTAATTTTAGGTATGAACGGAAACAAAGTAAAAGAATCTCTCCAATATGCAGCAGTGTTAGGGGGACAATCTCAACCACGACCCTATGATGCTGTCTTAGGTGGAAAGACATTAAAGAGTGGTCTAAGTTCTACTTTCTAATCTGTTTGCTCAGGTTAAAGGTAACTATCTTATCTACGTTCGATTCGTAGCTGAGCTTTTACTTAGTTCATTCTAAGTTATTCGTCAACTAACAACCAAGGAAAACCCATTATGTCTGTAATCAACAAACAAGTCAAGCAAGTATTATCTAATTTCCCTTACTACCTGTCTGATTGTTTGATAGTAGAAAAAAGTGATTATACTACTCAACTTAACAGAGAGTATGAAATCTATCGAGTTGAAGTGATTGTCAAAGGTAATGTGGGCTACTTAGATTTAATCACTACTATTAGTCAGTCTTTTAAGGCAATAGGAGGATTCTACCGAGATAAGTCATCTACACACTCTATAGCTGAAACAATATGTGAGTCAATAGCCGTTCAAGCTTATATTGAGGAAGCTTACTAATCTCTACTCAACTTCTAAAAATTGGTTACTAAGTAACATTAGTCTAGGTTCAATTGCTCTCAGCAAAAGCTTCCGAGCTTATTCCTAGTAGAGGTCTAGTTACTCAACAACGGGTAACATTATCAAAGGAGACAAAATGACTCAAACAGTAACAGCACAAGAACTAATGTCAGAAAGTCCGTCAACAGTTAAGGACATTATCGACTTAATCCTAGCTGACACCGTAACTATAATAGTAAATACTGAGTTAGGCTACAAACTGCAATTCTCTAACTACTTCTCTCAATGCGGATTAGATGTAGTAGAACTCTACAAGACTGCTAAAGAAGATTTAGACTTATCTGCTGAATACCTAGCTTTACATCCTTTAGTAGAACAAGTCATTGACAATATCGGTGCTGACTTATTCACTGATATGTTAGACACTGATGAAAATTCAGCTTACTCTGAGGTATTGAGATGTTTTGGTCATGGTGTATCTTTCTGGGACAATCATGATTACAAAGACTTTGGATTTTTTGAGATGCCTAGATTGAAAACTACTCTAGAACATCCTTATGACATAGCAACTCAAATTCTAGATAAGATTGCAGAAGCTCATCCCGAGTTAGTAGGAGATGATGAAGAGGAGACGGAACCTGATAACGTAACTACCTACCAAATACCAACAATCTACTTACCTCTGATATTTAATGCCGATGCAACTGGGTTAGAAGATGAAGACATCGAGTTATTTGATGAGTTCATAGAAAGAGAGGGATTAGCAGACAATAAAGGTTACTGGAGTTATCCAGATAATCAAGAGTCTTACTTCTCTCATGTTAACGATGTCACTAGATTAGGTAATGATGTGATTGACCTTCAATGGGCTAACACATCTACTCAAGACAATGACTTTGATATTTGGTTATCTCAAAACTATATCCCTGCTGGTGAAGATGCTAGTAACGGTGGACAGTGGTACTTATCAGCTAATCCTAATGAGTTAAGGCACATATACTACTCAGAAGATAAAGTCCTAATGAGAAGTAGTTCAGGTCATCCAATAACACTGCATATTTCAGAGGAAAGAATCATTGTAGACACTGAGACTGACTCTCGTGACTTCTACAATATTATTTACTCCTAATCAACAACAAGTCTAAAGTCAATGGTGGCAACTCCTTAGTTACAGAGTTCGATTCTCTGTTAGGCTCTTCCAGGTGTAAGATTAGTACGTATTGAGTACGGAGTAGTAGCTGATTTTACAGAAGCTAGACTTCCTTATACTTGCCCGAATTATCTAATGCTTGTCTTTAGAAGAGGTACACAAGAAATAAAAGAGGTGTGGAAAGTTGTGGGTGATATGTCCGGTGTTGACCTAACTCCCTTTCTTAATAAAATAGTTGAGAGAAAAGAAGGGGATTGGGAGTGTTGTAGTTATTATTTTACAGATGGAACAGTCATAAAAGTTACTTAACTACTCACTAACGACTATTAGGTAAATAATAAGCCTGCTACTAAGGTGCAATGCCTTAGATAGTCTTTGCCCACTAACTACCTTAAGGAGACTTATCATGAATAACGTAAAGATTTGTTCTGAGATAGTTTACAATCCTGAAGCTTTTGATAACCGTTACGCAATCTATCTACCTGATTGTATTAACCTTGATATGGTAGACCAACTAGCTATTGAGTTAGATGCAGTTAATTACTCTTTAACTAAATCTCATAGCGGAAAACTTTACCTCACAGCCGAGAAGTTTGGGAGATTAGAAAACCAAATTAAGGGAGCTTGGTTACAGCACATGGTTGATATTTATCCTTCAGTAATAGAGGATAACGAAACTCAACTAATACATATCGAGCATTGGCTATTTACTGAGGTTAGTTACATCAAGGTAGTTTAACCTTTTCTATCAGCCCGATTGGTGTAGTAACGTTCGACTCGTTACCGGGCAATTACCTTATACTTCCTTTATCAATAGGGTTTACTTTACCATGACTACTAACTTAACAACTGCTCAAATCAAAACCAAAGCACTTTGCTCAGTTAATCTCTTAACTCTGATTGACCTATCTGCTTTCGATACACAAGTAGAGTATGTCAAGTTCAACATTCTACTAAGTAATACTCCTACTTCTCCTATTGAGGTTACTTATAAAGTAAGCAATGGGACTCCTGAGTTAGTAAATGATGTTAAAGCAAAAATTCTTCAAACTATCTGTAAAGAGTTTGATACTGCTTTTGACTTTTCTATCTCTATTTCATCTGTACTTCATTTCTTCCCTGCTAGTAACTTATGGAATAAAGACAGACAAGTAATGGTACTTACCCCACAATATAAGGACATTAGCTCACAAGTACCTAACATCCCTCAAGAAGTTACTGAGATAGTAGAGCAAGTAGCAGAGGTCATCACAACATCAGAAGATAAAGATGATAGTGCTTCAATTCAGGAAGTAATATCACAACCTACTGATATTTCTATAACTTCCCCTACTCAGGCAGAAGACACACATATATCCGAAGTAGTAGAAGAACCTGCACAACCTCTACTCAACAAGACATCTACTAACAAGTCACTCAATATCTATGTGGCTCGGACTAACTCTGAAGGGTTAACTCAGAAGATACTAATTGAGGATATGTTCTCATCTGAACTATTTAGTATTATTAAGCCCTGGTTAGTAGCTATTGGTAAGTTGTCGGAGTTCAAGAAAGAACTACAAGAGACAAAGCACAATAGTATTGTTCTCTACCTTAATCCTTCCTATGAATGGGAGATACGGGAAGTTACAAGAGATGTGCCTAGCAATTTATTAGAACAGTTTCTTGAGAAGACGAAGGAAGATAGGGAGTTATTGGGGGTAGAAAAGTTTTCTGATGAGCTTTTCCAATACTTAAAAGATGTCAAGAAGTGGAGAGCTGAGGAGTTAATACAAGCTTACAGCATTAAGGCATCCGTAGAAGTAAATGGAAACTTTCATCTTCAACCAGTAACTAAGAAAGAAACAACCTTCAGACCTTTTAAGAAAGATGTCTTATCTGCCTATGTAAGTCGCATTACTAATAGAGCAGGAAGCATTGAAGAAAGAAGGAAAAAAGATGCAGTTCCGGAGTTAGGTAGCTTAGAAAATATCTCACCTATCTTAGTAGAAGGTATTTACTTAGCTCAAAGTTATATTCTCTTTAATCCTCTGACATTAGAACATGAGAGAGTAGTAAGGAAAATAGCAATACAAAATGGTGGTAAATTCTACTATTACTCTGATTTATCTAAGGAAGATAGAGACTTACACAACATCGAACCTAGTCTCTACTGTCCTAGTTCTATCCTAGAAACAGATGAAGAAATAGAAGCAGAAAGAAAAAAGGTAGAAGGTAAAGAGGTATTTCCCGACTTGACCATCCAAATGGTGCAGTTTGAGTCTCTAGACCCAGATGGAAACACTTTAAAACTACAACACTACCAAAAGACATCAGGTATTTGGGTATTGTCTAACTCTATTACCTCAACAGATAATCTTGCTAGAACTCCTGATGGTCAATTAGTTACTGACTTGAGATTTATTGCAGCACCAGTAGCTTTTCTAGGATTCCAACATCCCAACATTAAGGTCAAGGAATCATTCAGAAATGAAGATGGTAGTTTTGCTATATCTTCTACTATCCAAAGACAACCAACTAAAAAAGCTCGGTTGACTAACTTAAGTGATGCTCGATTAGTAGCCCAGAACTCTCTTGAGTGGGTAGGATTTTTAGCTAATGTGCCTTGTATTGTCAACTTAGTTAACTCACATGACCATTGGCAGTTAGAAGCATTACCAATTCAAGAAATACCTTCTTATCCTCTGTTATATTGCTTAGCTAATAAGGCAATAGAAGGTTATTGGACTGAAGAAGACTTGCACACCCAGATTATCAGTCCATTAGACAAGGAAATGGAAAGACTAGGGGAGATAGCTGGAAAGACTCAAGATGTGGAAAAGTTAGAAAAGATAGGGAGGAGGGAAACTAATTTACAAAGATTGAGAAAAGCAGTTCTTAATCGTGAGAAGTTAGATCCTAAAGTGTTAATTGAGTGTACCAAGATAGTGTCTGAGGCGATGAAATCTGCTAGTTACAGACCTACTGTAGTAGATAAGTATTACTCTCGTTATATATTGGCTCAAGTCTACTTCATAAGTACAAATGAGTCAGAGATAACCTACTTGTTAGATGATCATATGAGTCACAAACGAGTAGCTAGTCAGGTAATTAGTGCTGTCCGATGGCTTAGTTTAGTGCCTAACAACCTACAAAAGCAGTTCCCCAAGCAAAAACCGACTATTGAGCAGTTGAGAAAGTTTCTTGTTTCTAAATTTAACGAGAAGTTCCGAGAAGTAGAGCTAAAAGTCAGAGAAAGTGGAGGGAAAATTCTACTAGACATTGTTTATCTCGATAAAATCCAAGTTACTCAGGTACTAACCATCAAAATGCCTGTTTCAGACGCTAAGAATAGAGGAAAAGTATCAACAAAAGTCAACGCAACCCCTAATTTTAGCGATAGAAGCGTGTTTGAGAAGTTTTTGAGGACTAAAGATGGGAGATTTATAGCTGAATGTCAAAATAAACTCATTCAATTAGTAGATATCTTCATCTCTCGCAGTTTTAACACTTTAGTAGGAGAAGGAAAAGTCGGAAAACAGCGGAAAGTATCGGAAATTATTGGTTTTGAGAAGTCAAAGTCAGGATGGAGTGAGATAAAGAAGGGATTCGTCAAGCATCTAGTACCTTATAGCTCGGATTCAAGAGTAGAAGCAGGCAAATTGACTTATTTAGCCACTAATCAAGTGCTTTCTTCTCAAGATTTAGAACATCTTATCATCCTAATAGCTGAAAATTGGAGTAATTGGAGCAGAAAAGACCAACAAAGGATAAAAATTGGCGTTTCTTCTAGTAAGTCTCAAGACCCTGAGATATTAGTCCATGTTCTCACTAAAAAAATCCTCTCTGGTAATTTTGAGGAAGATAGAGAAGCTTGGCAAGATACTCTAAATTGGGTAGCTGAGGTTTGTAAGTCTTCTCCTAAGTATCGAGCAATAGGTTTCCGCTGTGATAATGGCGTGATTCTAACTCCGGATTGCGTCTATAACACTGATTTAGAAAAGTGGGAACATAGAATCAAAATAAACCTAAGTAATCTATTTCTTGACTCAAATGCAGGAAATATTGAGGCTTGGTTGAGCAAGTCAGTGGATAAACTTTACGATTCATTAGAGAAAATAAAACCTAATTGGGAGGAGACTAACAAATCGGTTAAGGAACATTTAGCTAACTTACATGATTCTCACGGTATCTGTATGCAAGTAGAAAGAAGTAAACTGGAGATACTTGTCTAATCCTACTGCTCTTAATATGGCTGGTAACTGTATTAAGAGCTTAGTACAAATTAATAACCCCTCCTTAAGGTTAAAGGTTTGTACTTGTTCACCAACACAAAATAAGGTCACTATGTCACGTTTAAATCTTGAGGAATTGGATGCAGTTTGGGTAGATGAAGCTACAGATATTCTTACTTGGTTCTTCTATCCAGGTGAGAGCAAGAAGGATAAGAAAGGTACGGTTACCTTCGATAAGAAGAAAGAGGGTAAGACAACAGTTCCCGAACAGTATCTACAGATTTGTCGGTCGGAAGAATCAGGGAAGCAAAGTCTTGCATTTTTCTTAAATGAGGAGAAAGTTGCGGTTTTTCAGTTTACTAGCAAAGGGGTTGAGTTTCTACCTACTCCTAAGTGGAGTCAACCTAAAATGTATATCTGCATTCCCACAGATAGAACTTTTGATGACATAGTAGCTGAGACTTTATCAGGTGTGTTCAAGAAGTGGCTGCAATCACAAAGGTTTGAGCAATACCTGATTAATCAAGCTACAGACTCTACTTACACTATCGAGTTTGTACTACTAATGCTTTTGTTGTTTGCTTATCTATCTAACCGCGACAAAGTAAACGAGAAAGGCAACGTTGAAATCATTAAAAAAGGAGTAGATTTAGACGCAGTTGGACGTAGCTACCTAACTCTAGTAACTAAGCTGCACAACAGCAGTCCAAGAGCTAAAAAACTTTTTCCAATCCGTCCTCTATTATCCCCTGCTGCTGAAGTTCCCAATCAATTAGAAGAAGAAGCAGAGCCTAATACCTCAAGTGAGTCCAAAGAAGAAAAAGAAACTGACCCAATTGTTAAAGTAGATTCTGATGAACTCAAGGAAGAAACAGAAGAAAACAAAGAAGCAGATGTAACTCCTCTGGAACCTCTTCCTAATACTTCTATGCCAATTGATACTACTGCTGTGGAATCGACAGAAGACAAACCAGAAGAGCCATCTACTCAACCAAAGAAGAAGAAATAACTCTCTTCTACTGACCGCTCATTGATTTTTAGCCTTTAGCCTCTGCCTTAATGAGAACTAACACTTCTCTTAGGGTGGAGGTTTTTTGTGTTTGTACGTTACAAGATTTTGGATTCTAGGAGAACTTATGGATAGTGAATTTCTTTCTCAAGTAGAAAAATCTAAGTCAAAAATGAAAGAAGCTCAGATGTTAATAGCGGAAGAACAGCAGAAATTATACGAGCTAGTACAAAGTAGAGGTTACAAAATGTATGGGAATTTGTACATCCATCCTGATTATTGGGATGAATATGTAAAACATACGTGGAGAGGGAAATATCCAAAAGGAGCTGTCATTTGCTACTATACTATCTAATTAATGAGGAAGATTTTTGTGAATACTTACATTCGTAAATGCAGCCTTGAGTTACTTTTTGTTTGGTTCTGCGATACTGATTTAGAAGATGAATTAGGTAATCTAAGTAAGCTATTAGAAGATTCGCAAACTATTCAGATTCTAGTTAATTTGGCAAAAGACAAGACACTAGACCAAATTCTTAACACGATTGATGAATTGGTAGAAGCTATCTAGTATTTAAATCTGAGAACAACTATCCAGGAGTGTCAGTTTTTAACGAGATAATTACTGATGAATTAGCTCTTAGTTTCTTGTATCGACTAGCAAAGTTAGTTTAATTATCTCACAAGTTTGTTTTTAGGAGTTCAAAATGATTCAGTATGTTGTCAAATTTGGTTCTTACCGTCAAGAGGTATTAACCCGAGGAATGGTTGAGATACTAGCAAATGAACTAATCTCTCAGAATTTTGAAGGTTGTCGAGATGAAGGTAAAACTGCTCAAGATTTAATTAGTGTAGAGGAGAGAAAATAATCTACTGCTCATGACTCGTGGGAGCAATAAAAGAACGAGTAACAACAATTACTTAGGAGAAATCTCGTGACTATTAAGAGTGACAAGTCGGATGAACAATACTGGTTTCCTGTAACTAGAGAAGGTATTAACTCCTATCTGGTTAATCAATCAGTAAAGACTAAACAATACTTTGAGTTATTGCTCTCTGATGATATCATACGTAGTATTTTGAAGAGAACATTTATTAAGTTAGAGAAAAAGCAATTGTCCAAAACTTTAGAAGAGTATAGCTCTATATTTGAAATGGTATTAGATTTTGAAACAACTTCTAAAAAAAGACAAGAGAATAAGAATTGGTTCAGCAAACGTTTCGACAAATACTTGATCATACCCTTTGTTGCAGGGTATTTAAATTCAAGATTAGACATTGATTTAGGTTCTCTGAGAGAAAAGAAACAAGAAGAATTTGCCAAAGCATTCTTTTTAGCTTCTGTCTACTTACATCTGTAATATTAATTCTATAAGAGGAGGTTACTAAATCTCTTAACTTAGTAAGGAGAAACAAATAATGAACTGGCAAACTAAAGAAGTTAGAGATTGGTTAGATGAAACAGGTATTAAAAACTCTGAAAGAGAAGATATAGCTAAGTTACAAGAGTTAGTAGAATCCCGTTTATTAGTTCAAGGAAACATTGGTTATACAGACCGAATAAAAAATCTAGCGGTGTTGTTATTTTTAAAGCACGTCCAATGGAGCCAATTGCTTCATTATGATTATGTAGTTAAAGGAGGATGAAACTAGACGAGTGTTCGCTACGCTCGTCTTCGAGAACTCTCTATCAACAGTACGGGAAAATAATTATGCTGCAATCACAAACAATTTCTACTACTGAACTACTAGAATTTTTAAAATCTTTAGTAGATGAAAGAGGTTTTGCTACTAAAACTTTTAGAGATTGGGAAGAAGAATCCTTTGGAGTTACAAGTATCTTCTTAAAGGATAATGAAAAAATAAAGTATTGCTTTAGAGTGTGTACTCTAGGAGAAACAGTTATGGCTTGTGTAAAGGGGTCTGAAAATGAATTGGTAGTCAACAAAAACACTCTTTGGGTTACTTTTGAAGAGTTTAAAAAATTAGTAGAAGGAAGCTAAGAAAATGCCTGCTTATTCTACATCTACTAATGTCCGATACTCTGAAATCCCACAAGAGGTGATTGACTACTTAAGAATGGTTCCTGTTCGAGATTCTAATGTTGCTAGATGGAAAACGTACAAAGACTTTGGAGGATTGAGGAAAGGAGAACCAATAGTAGTTCCTCAATGTATTTCTGGCGATTATGCGGAAATTAATTTTTCTATTGCTGGTAACTCTGCTCTGGTTGGAGGACATACTTGGATTAATATCTATCAATCTATTTCAGATGTATGGACAGATGCTTATTGGGATGGTTGGATAGCTAACGGTAAAGTAGATTCACCTAAAGCTATTCAAGAAGCAGTTAGTAGAATTAAGTCAGAAAGATGGTGGACTAATTAAGTAGCAGGGAAAACTATGACTCTAAAAAAGTGGAAAGAGTTAAATAGTGGGGAGGAAACCATGTCAGAAGATTATTATGTCAGTGACTTTGAGACAGTTTCGTTACCTAAAGAGCTTTACGATAAGTTAAGTAAGATAGCAGAAGAGAGATTTGGTTACACAGGTCGAGGAATAGTTTCTGATTTAATAGGGGGACTTGTTAATGTGGGGTTGGAAGAAGAAAAGATTAAAAGGAGAAAGAAAATGACTAATTGGGAATATGTTCAAGTAGATATCCCTAAAGGACTTTACGATAGAATTGCAAGATTTGCTGATGTAGAAAGGGTAATAGTTCAAGATATGACAGAATGGGTAGAAATAATGGAAGATGAAGAAAGAAGAGTTGAGATAGAAACAAGTAAAGTAAAGTTTCAAATCAGTAAGAAAGGAGAATGTTATTTTGAAGTAACAGCTCTTAAAGAAGAAGACCAAAATAATGATTTTATAGGTGTGTTTGAAAGTATTTGTACTGAAGAAGCTCTACTAAGAGTGGCTAAAGACGGTTATGGAATAGAATCAGATGAGATTGAGTTCGTTAAAGGTGCATCTAATGGCTAGATTTAAAGTAGGTTATCTTTCACGTCCAGGTATGGGCAGTTGGTGGTATGTAGAAGGAGTTACCTATGAAGATGAGCAACATCCTTTTGCTAAACAACAGTTATTTGACGGAGACTTGAGTTTTGAGTCTTTTCTATGGCAAGCTAAAAGACAATTTAATGTAGAGAATCATGAGATTAAACGTTGTCAATAAAGACAGATAATTAAGCAAATTAGTTCTAAGAAGATACTCGACATCATTTTCTAGTTTAAAGTGTCTTAAACGAGCAAATAAAGGCATCTGAGAGGACATTATGAGTACAACACCTAGGAAAGTTACCGGAACAGTAGTTTTAACCATAACTTATGGATTTGTAGGTTATTGGGGAAAAGGTTTTGTAAATTCGACAGCAAGTGCTACCTGGCAGTTTGATTTTAAAGACCAAGATATAACTATCATGGTTGCGGGATTAAGAGAAAAACTAAAAAGTAAACTTCATGAGGAACTTACACTGGCAGAGCGACAAAAGTTTGGTGCTAATGCTGAGATGATTTTTAAATTCTATAATGTGATATCGGAAGCTCAAATGTTTATACCTTAACAATCGGAAAGATACTATGACAGAAGTAGAGCAAACAAGGTCACATTACTTATCGGACTCTTTAGAGAAGCAATTTTCTGACAGTTTTTTACATTAGGAGAATAATCAAATGAACTCTGAAAAGCCTCAAAAACTAGAGGAAACTGCTATGAACCAACTAATTCAAAGCAAACAGTATTTTGAGAAATGGGGAGTAAAGACTTTAAATCTGCAACAGTACCTCGAAAATCAAAAGAAACTGCGACAATCTATTCAACAATTAAACAGTATACGTCCTCAGTTAGAGAAATATGTGAAAGATTATATCAAAGATAAAGAGTTGTTATCTCAAGTAAAGGTTTCTCGTATTGCTGAAATGACTTTTGTTCACATTCTTGAATATAAAGGTTATAGCGGTGTTATAGAGGTAGATGTTGAAGAAAATATGCTTTGTGGTAAAGTGATTGATATTAAAGACGTTATTACTTTTAAAGCTGAAACCGTAGAACAAGCGAAGATAGAGTTTGCTAAATCTGTAGATGATTATCTTGAGTTCTACCAAGAGTTAAAAAATGAAGGTGAGTTATGAAATTTGAAAAACTGATTAGATGGAAACGAAACTCTTCAGGAAATCTATTCTTAGAAGTTTTGCAGTTATTACCTGACTCGGATAAAGCTAGTTGGGTAAATTACACTCAAGCAACTCATAAGCAACCTGATTATCAAATGCCCGGTGTGACTATGAGTAAAGGGTTTGCTACTGCTCAGAAGTACCTTAAATTAGGTTATAAGTACATTAGTTATCAAAAAGAGTTTACTATGTCTTACATTGAATTACTCACTGAGTTTGTAGAAGGAACAGTTACAGTAGACCAGTTCCAAGAATCATTTCTAAATAAGTTCAAGCAAGAAGAATCTTTTGTATCTGATGAAGAGTTTAAGATATTAGATACATTCTTTGGAGATGTAGATTCTTACTGTGATGAAGATACCGAATTGTTTAACCCTGATTTCGATTTAACAGAAGAAGAACTAAGACAATCTGCTCAAGAAACACTTACTTTACTAAAAGCACTCTAACTATGACAACTCTACTAAACTTATTCAAAAATGTTCAATCTACTGAAGATGCTGGCCTTAAGCATACTTTAGAGGTAATGTTTGCTAAATCTGCTGCTCAAATACCTGAAGATAGTAATTACTACTATGAAAATCAAGATAAAGTAGTTCTTCAAGGTTCTGCTATTAAGTCACTTGAGCCTCTGAGATACTTAACTAATGTGAAGATTTTAGTATTAGAAGACAACAGTATTAGTGATATATCTCCTCTCTTTGACTTACCTAATCTACAACATCTCAACTTAATAGGTAATGAGATTAGTTCAGTAGATGGGATTGCTAAGCTACAGTCATTAGAAGAGTTGTATTTAGGACTTAATTTAATTAAAGATATTACTCCTCTTAGTACCTTAACTAATTTAAGAATGTTAGGACTTAGAGGTAACGTGAGGATATCTGATATAAGTTCCTTAACTAAGCTAACTAATTTAGTAGAAGTAAACTTATCTGGTACTTCTGTTAGTCAGGAAGATGCGAATACTTTATTTGGTGCATTACCTGGATGTAAGGTCATAATTTAATTGTTTTTACTAGGGAGGAGACTAACCTAGTTTTGCTTAACCCATTAGTAAATTAAGGAGTTCATCATGAAACCTAAGTATTCAGCAAGTATTGGTCTTTCTGGAAGCACGTTTGTAGATATCTACTTTGCTCAACCACTGTCTCCTGAGACTACTAAGTTAATTAAGGAGTTAGAGAGGTTTAATGGTATCAAAATAAAGAATCAACCTAGTGCTATTGGTTTTTGGATTACTTTTCCACCTATTTGGGATAAAGATGAAATAGTACAAGAAGTTGTGAATATTCTAGTCTTAGAAGGTTTTGATAGAACTAGCATTTTAGTCAAGTAATAAGTCGAATAGTAGAAGGTAACTAACTACTATAAGTTAGGAGAAAAATGACTGAACAAAAAGATTTAGAAAAGGTTATGACTTCTTGGAGAGATACACATGAAAATATTTTCCTTCAAGCTCATATCAATCATGTAATTAGAGTTTTTGGCATATGTCCAAATATTCCATCTGATAAAGTTCAATTAGTAATAGAAAGAGCTAAGAAACATTATGAGAGATTTCCTGACCAAATAGATATCCTAGAACAAGAGATTGCCAAGTTAGTAGGAACTAATCACTATGACTAGATTCAAAGTAACAACATATCCTTGGAATCCAGATGGTTTAAGAGATTGTTCTGAGTTTGATAGTTACCTAGTAGAAGCTATCAGTCTGGAAGATTCTAGTCACGAGTGCTTAGGAAAATATAATGGATGTGGAAAGATTGAACTACTCAGAAGATTGAAGGAACATTATCAAGTAGAAGAATCTGAATTGTTTTTTACTTAGTTAGTAGTTAGTTACGAAATTAATAGACCTCTGCTCTTTATTGGGTAGAGGTTGTTTTTTATATTAGTAGGAAAAAATACTATGGGCGGTCAAACTAAAGTAGATTGTAATAGTTTAGTAGTAAATACGGAATTAGGTACGCAGTTTATTATTAAAGTCACAGAGTTTTATGCAAGTAATAGTGAAGGTACTTTTTATATAGATAGTTGTTATAAAGAAACCGAAGACGCAAACTTTAATGGATTTATGGAGTATCTAAAAGTAGATGTATTCACTGAAGAGTGGAAGAGTAGAAAGAGGTTTGCTTTAGAATATAGAACTCCAGACTTTGGAAAACGAATATACACGTTTAGCTGGACATCTAGAGCAAACAGTCAACGTAGAGTAGAAAAGATAGATTTTATTCCACTATCTCTCTACCCTTGTACCATTTAACGTCAGTTCTTCAGGAGTAAATAAATGCTTAAAGTAGTTAAAACTAAGATTACTCAAGAGGAATTTATCAAAGAAGTAGAAGCACTATTTCCTAGTAAGTTTACTGAAGAAGGTTTAAGAGTTTTATTTGATAAGATTGATGATTGTGGAGAAGGTGAATATGAGTTATCTAAAATTGGGGACGATTTTGAGGAGTGGACATTTAAGAGATATCAAGACTATATAGTTGAGAGATATGGAAAAGTAGGAGATGTGTATGATGAACCAATGGGTAAGAAAGAGTTAGAAAGTTTCTTAAATGAGGAAGTTCATGAAGACGATTGGAGTGATTCAGTAGTGGATTTTACAGATTCTACTATTATATTTTCTACTTACTACACTTCTCAGCTAGCTTATGAACTCAAGAAGATGTATGAAAGGATGAGGACTCTATCTATTGAAAAGTTTTGTGAGGAATTTGATTGTACTCAGGATACTATTGAAGAGGTATTTAATAGATATAGAGATGGAGGAGCTTTAGATTTTAGTCTTATCAATAATAAGGAGATTCAAATCGTTCATCTAACTTACAGAGGTAAGACAGATACAGAGATAACTTTTGAACAATTTGAGGTCTAACAATGAATCAAGACATTCTATACGTTACTTTTATCTTAGGAATTAAGAGACACGTTTTCTTATTACCTCTGAAGTCTATTAAGAAGCTAGAAGCAGCAGGGTTAGAAGTAGGTAGAATTTATAAGTTAAATGTTTCTTCTCCTACTTTTTTAGTGTTCTATAGGTATGTCAGAGAGATTTACGGGTTTTTAGAAAGCACTTTCATTGTAGTTACTGAGAAAGCTTTAAACCCTAATAAAGCGACTATAACTCAGATTAAAGAGGATGTTATTAGCAGCCATTTATTAACTGTTGAGGAAGATTCGTTAGTAGAAAAGATTGTATTTTTTCCAGATATTTGTGAACTAGAAAATGAAGAGGAAGATGCTGAGTATCAAGAAGAATTGAAAAGAGCAGAGATGATAGATTCTCTTGTCACCACTTTACCTGAAGAATATAGAGATACAGATATTAAGGAGTGAGACATGAGTTTCTTTAGTAGATTTTTTAATATTAATAAAGTAGAAACTCCTGATGAAAATATTCTAGATAGATTTGAGAGGTTAGAGAACGAGAAAGATTGCTATATTTACAACGGTTTTGTCATTAAACTATCTCCTTTAAGAGAACATACTTATCCGGAACAGCAGGTTATCTGGGTATATGACTTATATGAGGCTAAATACGAAGGTGATAAAGTCAGCAAAGGAACTCATCACCAATATTACTTAGTAAAAGGAGGTAAAGAAGAAGCTATGGTTCGTGCTTGTGAACGAATAGAAGAAACTATTTTGAATGAAGCAGGTATAAGAACAATTAAGGAGTAAAAATGAGTAGAAATCTTTGTCAGTCTAGTTGTTGTGATAATGTTCTCCGTATATCTGATTTAAGAGGTAAACCTATTGAATTTCGTAGATACTAAAAGAGTCCTCCAGTTATAGGTACTCGCTGGGACTGTCCTACTTGTAAAACTGCTTATTTTGCTTGGTGGAGAGAAGGTCGGTGGTATCATTCTACTAATACATACGGAAACTTTGTAATTGACCTTAGTTATTATGAATCTTTTAACGATGAACCGGGTTGTCCAGAAGAGATGGATAATCCGAGATATTTGTGTTTAGATAATGCTGAAGATGTACAAGATATTTGGGGGTAGTTATGGAATGGTCAGATATTTCTAGATTTTCAGCTTGGGGTAGATATACTTGCGATGTGACTTGGAATGACTTAGAATATCAAATCCAGCGATACATTGAAGAGTACAACCTTAACTTAGACCCTGATTTTCAAAGAGGTCACGTTTGGTCAGAAGAGAAAAGATTGCTTATATCGAATATGTTCTAAAAGGTGGAAATCAAAATAGACACATTATCTTCAATCATCCGGGTTGGTTTACTAACTTCAAAGGAGAGATGACTTTAGTAGATGGAAAGCAAAGATTAGAGTCTACCAGAAGATTTCTCAATAATGAGTTACCAGTATTTAATGGAATTTATAGAAAAGACTTTACTAGAAATGGGGGACTAAGCAGTAGAATTTCTTCTGATATTTGTTTTAAGTTCTATATCAATGACTTGCGTACTAGAAAAGAGTTGTTGCAGTTTTACTTAGATTTAAATACTGGTGGAGTTGTTCACACTGATGAAGAGATTAATAGAGTTAAAGAGTTATTAGCAAAGGAAGGAAGTTAATTATGGAAGTCATTGGATTAGTAGGACACATTGAAAGCGGAAAGAATCACATTGCAAGTCTATTGGAGAAGCAATATGGTTATAAATGCTTGATGATGGCGGGATTGGCTAAATTTATAGTATCTCAAATTGAAGGTATCTCTTTAGAACAGTTAGAAGATAGGAAATATAAAGAAGAATTTCGTCCTAAAGTTAAAGCTGCTGCTGAATCTCTTAAAAAAGCATTAGGAGAAACTGTTCATTGTAAATATGTTGATAACCTAATCAATCAACTTTGTTTTACTGAAAATAGATACTCAAGATTTGTTATATCTGATATTCGATGGCCATACGAGTATCTATTTTTTAGAGAACGATTTAGGTTAATAAAAACTCCTATCGATTTCAAAATTCTAAAAGTAGAAAGCGATTTAATAGATAAGACCAAAGCTAATAAAGTAGAAAGTGAGTCTTATATTGATACTTATTTCTCTCAACATAACGATGGAATAATCTTTAATGGTGAAGAACAAAGATATGACAGAGATAATTTAGATTTGATTGGTCAATTAGTTAAGTTTGTAAATTAATAAGGAGTTATGTATATGTCTAATAAGCTTACTGGAATCATTTATAGAGCTTATAACATTGTTTCTGGTAAGTCTTACATAGGACAAACAACTGGCTCGTTGGAAATTAGAAGAAGTAAACATTTGACAAATGCTAAGAGATTTAACTTTAAATTTGCAAATGCTTTAAAAGCTTATCCCAGAGAATGCTGGCAATGGAGTATTTTAATAGAGGTAGAAGTAGAAAAACTTAATGAATATGAGAGATTCTTTATTGCTGATTTAGATACTCAAAATAATGGATATAACTGCTACTCCGGAGGTTCGGGTAGCCAAAATTATGATTTTATAGTTAACTCTACTAAATGCTCTAAAGTCTATGAACTATATCATCCTGATTTTGGGTTAATTTCCGGTACTAGGAGTGAGTTAATTAACCTAAATCCAGTTTTTCAAGAGATTCATAAATTAGTTAGTGGAAGAAGAATACACCTGACGGGCTGGGTTTTAGCTGAGAATAAAGATAACTATCCTAATCTTCGTAAAAAACATGACAGAAATAAAGCATACCGTTTTTATCATGTAGATTTTGGTACTATTACTCTCACTTTTAATGAGTTTTGTGAGAAGTATTTAGATAAAAAAGAGAACAAGGTGTTTATACGAAGACTTATAAACGGAAGTCGTAAGCAATACCTTGGTTGGATAATGAATGAAAACAAAGAAAACTATGTAGAATTAGTGTCTTTACAGTATAAAGTCCCCACAATTTATACTCTTACTCATAAAGAATATGGGACTCATTCTTTAACTAGAGCAGAGTTTGTAGAAAGGTTTGGAATTAATGGTTTTAAAATTTATGACTTAGCTCGAAAGACTAGAAAAAGTCATAAGGGCTGGATATTAGCAAAGGAAGAAGATTAATATGCCTACATTAAAAGAATCATTACAATCAAAAGTAGATACGTTACAGGTAGGTTACATTACTCATTTACATACTTATTCACCAGATAAACTTCAGGCAGTAGCAGCTAGGTCGATATGGAATGACCCTAGAATATACAAACCTATCTTCTCATTAGATAATCTAGGCATAAATAAAACACTTAAGTCAGTAGTTCTAGAAGTAAGGGACTCAATAGCTAGAATTTACTATATATTAGACTCATCTTGCTTCTTCATTGACTTTGAATGTGACTACCAGACATTAGAATTAATAAAAGAACTACCTACGGAGGTCATTTACTATTTAAGGATATTGTGTAGTAAGAAAGGTAGATTAGAGTTAATAGGGAGAGAAGATAACTTATATCTACTATTTGAAGATACTTTTCCTTCTAAGATGAGTACGAAAGAAAGAAAGGAGAAAGAAGTAGATAAGTATGTTCTATCTATCTCACTCAAGGAAGTAAATGAGTTAGATTCCTCAGTTATTGAGTTTGTTAAGGAAGTAGTCGAGTTAGATGTAGTAAGTCATATAGTTAAAGAGAATCTTAGCTTACCTATAGACCTTAGCACTATATCTATCAACAAAGAACCTATCGAGTATTGGGGTTCGTTAGTAAGTACACCTAAAGGAGATTTCAAGATAGTAGATACATCAGGTATTAACTCTACTTTAGTGATATGTCCCGTAGAAGTAAGCATGAGACAATCTACTACCTTAACTAATGAAGTAGTACAGGAACTTAATCTTGAGGAAGGTACATCAGAACCTTTATCTGAACCAACAGAAGATGAGCTAGAACTATTACACGACATTATGGAAGAAGTATATGAGTAGTGAAGATTATCTACCTATTGATATAAGGATAAGCAATCTAATCTCTTCCCTTAAAGAGGTAGGAATTGATTTAAAAGATGCAAATATTCAGAAAGAGATACAGAGAGTAATTCTAGATATACTGACTTCTTCTAAGGTTGTTGTAGATACTTCAGACACAACTAACTATATAACTATAGTAGCAAGAGCCGAGCAATTAGGTTATAAATTTAAAAATGAAAAGCACAAAGAAATGTTAGAGTCATTTGCGGGCAAGTTGTTTTGGGAAGGTAATATAAATTTAAAATGGAAAAGACCTGAAGATAACTCTCCTATTCCTATTTGGTTAGTAACCCTTGAATTAGACAAGGCTATTCATAAATTTTTTACTACTAATGAAGATGAGTAATTTAGATGAAGCACTTTCACATACAAGACTATTAATAGACCAAGATACTTATCATAAAGACATAGATGAACCTACCCCATTAGCAGATAAAGTAGCATTAGTAGCTGAAGTAAAGCAGATGTTAGTAGATGACCTATTATCTCAAGGAGTACATTTATCAACTATCTTATTTGCTTGGGATATGGCTGAAAGTACAGAAGGAGCAGATGAGGCACTTAATAAAGGGTTCTTATATAGTGTACTTAGCAACATTCAAGATTTAGAAGAGTATTACTCAGAGAGACTAGGGGATGATTTAGGTGTACTGTTCTAAATGTAAAGGAGACATCTACTTAACTAAAACTATGTTAACTATCAAAGGAAGTGATAAATCTATAACATTAAAAGTTCCTACCTATATGTGTACTGTATGTAAGAAGATGACTTTTAAGAAGAAGGTTATAGATAAGTTAGAAAGAATCAGATTAGCTTTAACTCATCAAATCTATCCAAGTTAAAAAGTTTGTGCTATATTGTGAATACACGTAGTTTGGGATTAGTGAATAATGACAATTCAAATGGTTCAGAAGGAAGTAGATGGAATTGAGTTTTATGTATCAGCAGACGGAACTCAAAGTGGAATGAGTGAAAGTGGTTTAGCTAGAATGTCAGGAGTTGACAGGTCTAGTGTTCACAACCTACTTCAGAAAGCTGCTGCGGATAAAAAGGTTCCGGAAACTCTGAAACCTATATTAGGTAAGGATTTCTACCTACTAATAGGTGCGGATAAAAACGCTCAAGTAGTGCCAGCAAATATTTGTGCCTTAGTAATTGAGTATTACGCTTTTGAAAGTAAAGCTGCTAATGAAACAGCTAGATTCTCTTTTCGCAAATTTGCTAGTAAAGGAATTAGTTCTTGGATTAAAGAAATAACAGGTTATAAAGAAGACCAAATTCCAGAGTCTAAAGAAATACTTTCTATCTTGAAAGAAGTATTAACTAAAGTAGATAGCTTAGAAAAAGACTCAAAAGAATATAGAAATCTTAAAGGTAGAAGTGTCCAAGTTTTTCCTGCTTTAGATAAAACACTTGAAGAGTTTGCTATTGAAGGAGAGTCATTACTTGAAGAGAATCCACAGAACTACACTCTTACTGAATGGGTGCATCTAACAAAGAGAGGCATTACTCTTGATAATTCTACTAAACATAGGTTTGCTTTGTTAGTTAGTGAAACTTATAAGAGCGTAACAGGTAATGAGCCTAAGAAAGAACATAGACAAGATAAAGAAACTAAGAAGAGAAATAATAGTGTATCTGTTTATAGTTATACTGAGTTTCCCATTCTTCAGTTAGCTTGGAATAAGTTGTTTAATGTTTAAATTTAACTAAGTGGATTATTATCATGACTAAACCAGTTGAAATTGTAACAGTTACTCGTATTATCCCAATCTTCAAAAATTCTGAGCCTGCTAATGCAATTGAGGTAATAAACTTTAATTTCCTAAACGGAGATGAGTGCGGATTTAATGTAGTTTCTCAGAAAGGTCTTTATCAAGTAGGTGACTCAGCAATCTATATCCAACCAGACTATTGTCTTCCGAATACAGAGTTATTTAAATCTTTTACTGCTCCAAACGGTGATCCAAATAAGTCTAAGTTAGGAAAACAGAATCGAATTAAAGCTATTAAATTTAATTTTCAGTTTGAAGATTCTTCTGACCCAATCTATTCAAACGGTATTTTATTACCTTTATCTGAAGTTGGATTACCTAATGATAAAGATGAAGAATTTAATATAGCAGAGTTCTTAGGAATTACTAAGTACGAAGAACCGGAGAAGTTTAAGACTGGTAATGCTAAGGGAAATTTACCAGGTTTTCTTTATAAAACAGATGAGGAAAACGCAGCTAACCTCAAATCTCATATTAATAGAGTTTTAGCAGCAGGTGAAAGAATTGGTTGGTCACTTAAGTATGATGGGAGTTCTCTTACTTACTATTGTCGAAAAGGAGTAGACGGTTGGGAACGAGGTATTTGCTCTAGAGTTATGGAAAAGAAGATTCCTGAAGACTTATCTACTACCTCGGACGGTTGGGTTTCTTTAGCTGTATCATCGGGTTTATTTGAGAGAGGGCTACAGTATTGTCAAGATAATGACAGAGAACTAGCTTTTAGAGGAGAGATTTATGGCAATGATGTAACAAAAGGCTCAGGTAATAAATTGAACCCCCACAGTAAATGTAAACCGTCTTTGGTTATCTATGGTATTGATACTTTAGAATCTGGATTTGCTACTAAACTCCTACCTATGGAGGTTGAAGGTATCTGTAAGAGGTTAGAAGTAAACTATGTACCTTACTTACAGATATTTCCCAAGAATTATGATGAATTAATTGAAGTAGCTAATAAGGTATTTGAGAACTATAGAGAACAAAAGAACTGGATAATTGAAGGGGTTGTAGTTAGAACTTTAGACTCTAATAAGTTATCAGCGAAAGTCATGAATAACGCCTACGATGCTAAGAAGTAAGTAATTTATTTTAGAGGAAAGTGACTAACCTCTGTTAACCAACTAATCAAAGGAAGAAAACAATGACCAAATACTCTAAGAGAATTGACGAGTTAGAAATTGGGGATATCATACGTTTTTCAAGTAGTAAACAACCTAAGATAGTAGAAACTATAGAGTTACTGAAAGATAAGCCATACAGAAAGCTAAGTTTCCAAGATATACCTGAAGAACATATGTATTATGATGACATTTATGTTACTTACTTAGGCAATAACAAAGAAGAGAAAGTAATTACTCACAAAGGATATGTACTTAAAATAGGAAGGTATAACCATGCTCTTTTCAACGGAGAATGTGATGAGTTAAATTATTATGTTCCTGCAGCACCATTAGAATTCTTACAACAAGATTTTCCTAAATTTGTGGAGAAAAAGATGAAAGAGCTAAACAAAGAAAGACAGCCTCAAAAGGTAAATTACTCAGTTCTCTACCCCTACTTCGATTTACTAGCTAATGATGAAGTTAGTTCTACACATACTAATGTTCCTCTTTATGTAAAACAGCAACTTCGATTTATTTATGAACTATTTGAAGGAGTTCTTGACCTTACATTAGAAGAAATGAAAACACTTTACTTTGAAAGGAAGATGAGTAAGCAAGAACCTAAAATTGAAAAGTCACCTAAAACTAAGAAAGCAAAAGATTTATGTCTTGGAGATAGAGTAATACTACCTATAGTTGGAGAAATAACTGTTACTAAACTAACAGAAGTTAGCCCTGAGTATTATGAGTCTGTTATGAGAGTAGAGTGGTTACAAGAAGATGTAACTAGATTTGACTTAATCAGAAAGGAAGCTGAATTAGTTCTTGTTGGTTAGTTCATGCTAAGCTGTAAGTAAAAAACAGCAACATGAATACAATCTACTTAGATACTGGTTTTTCTAGATTAGGTTGGGCTATAAGTAAGAGAAGTAATCTCATCACTTACGGAACTTACACTACTTCACCTAAACAAGATAATGGAGAAAGGTTAGACAGTATCTACAAATATTTATCTAGCCTTATCCTTACTCATGAGATTAAAGATTGTCTAGTTGAGTTACCTGTATTAGCAGGAGTTAATGGGTCTAACCTATCTAAAGTAGTTGGATTAGTAGAGATGCTTTGTTACTTACATTCTATTAAGTATAGATGTATCTCTCCTAAATCAATGAAGTTACAGCTTACTGGTAAAGGTAATGCTAGTAAGGAGGAAGTCAGGTTTTGGGTTGCTAAAGAGATAGATGTGTCTAAGATTCCTAAGAAAGAGTTAGATACAATAGATGCTATTGGGCTATTTGTAGTAGATAGGAGAAATCAGAGTGAAGTATGAATATATTTTGGTAGTAGCAGATTATGGTAAAGAGTCTGTTTTCGTAGATTCTAAAAATATAGAATTAAACCAGAGAGAAATAAATTTACTTTCGGAAGGACTTTGGTTCTATAGTTGGCTGCTAGATATTCCTTTAGAAGTTAAAGGTAGAAGAGAACCAAAAGAGTGGGAATTTATTATAGACGAGAAACTAGATAATAAACCTTTAATAGAATCTGTTGCTAAAAAATTAATAGAAAAGATTAAAGAGTTGTTTCCTGATAAGGGACTTGAGTTTAGTGAGGAAAATAAATATGACTAAATTACAAGCTTGGAAATTAGTAATAGTTAGTTTAATATTTGGTATTAGTGACAGAACGATTAACACTATTACTCATGACTATTCAGTAGATAGTTTACTTCAAGTAGTTTTAGGAGTAGTTCTACTTGCATTAGTGTATCAACTTTATCCCTATAATCATTAGTCACCTCCAAGAAATTTATGTCTTATCATGAACTGAAAGAACGATTTGAGAAGTTACAAGATATTGATTTTGACGAGTATCCTGATAAGAGAGTATCACTAATTACTGACTTAGCAGAAGATATGCTATTTGAGTTAGGTAGATTAGAACGAGCTTGGTATTTATTTAAGAATAATGTTCCATCTGAAATACGTTCTTTCTATCCAAGAATAACTAAAGACCCTACTGTTAGTTGTTACAAAAATAATCATCAATTAGTAGGTACTCAATCTTTAAAGAATCTAGACTTTATTAAGTTACATGAGTTAGGACTTTATGTTCTGAGTAGTTATGAAGTTTACTATATTAGGACAAGAGAACAAATAGGTTATATCTCTAATTTTTTAGAAGGAGAGCTAAAAGAAGTTGTAGCTTTTGAAGATTATCATTACGAAATAAACTTTGATTAAGGGGCTGAAATGAACAACCTTACTAATACATCTAGTGTTTTATGGAAGTTAAGAGATAAGTACCCTCAGTACGAGTTATCTGATGTAACTTTAGAAACTGCTGAGAAGTTAGTAGATAAATTATACATAACAGCTAGGAAGCAAAAGTTATGGTGGTTCCCTCCTAGAGTAGGTGGAGATTATTATCAAGTAGACTTGTATTGGGAACATAATAGAAAGAGGTATGACATATTTATAGAAGAGAATGAAATAAATTATATTGCTTATTGGGGAAACAAAACTGATGCAGAAAGAGAGCATGGAGACATAAATATAAAGAATGATTTAACTGATTTTTGGGAATGGATAGCTGAGTAATTAAATTAATAACATCTACTAATAAGGAGACTACTATGAATAGAAAGACATTACCAAGATTTCTCAACAGACGGAAAATAGTAATAGAAGCTTTAGTTAAGGCTAGGGGTAATGGGGGTAACTCAGGAGATATATTATACAATCCTAAATCTCTAGTTATAAGTAATAAGTTGTTTAAAAACTCTCCTTCATCTATCATTTCTACTGGTGATAAACCTAAGAACTACAAATATTCTAGTAAATCCAGAGGTAATAAGAAGTTAGGAGATAAAGCCAGAGACATTTATGAAGATGATTGGGATAAACTAGAAACACCTTCTATTAAGAAAAGGAGATATTAATGAAGAAAGTAATACCTCAAAAAGTAGCTAATAAGGTTTATATCTTACTCCAACCAAAGAATCAGAGAAGATTAGGAATAGCAAATAATTGGATAGAAGAGAAAGCTTATAAATCTGGAACTACTGAACTATCTAATAGGTTATACAAAATTCAGTAGGTTTTCTTTCTTTAGTAGATAAGAGGCATAAACCACAAGTTGACCTAAAACGTCATAAACTCAATAAGCTATTAATCCAGTCACAAGAGAAACTAAATGATTATCTACAAGAGAAATAAAAGTATTTTTGATAGTTCTGCTGCTTTTTTGGTTAACCCAGTTAATACTAAAGGAGTTAGTGGAGCTGGATTAGCCTTGGAAATGAAAAAGAAGTTTCCAGAGAACTTCAAATATTACCATGAGTATTGTTCTAAGTCTTCTCCAAAAGGAGGGGATTTGATTTGGTATATTCCAGAAGCTTCTCAAGTAATTAACGGTGAACGTGCAATCATTAACTTTTGTACTAAGGAAGATTGGAAGAAACCTTCTAAATTGGAATGGATTGAGAAAGGTATTAAACAGATAATTAGTATATTTGAAGAGAAATATCTTGATGGCAAATATCCAACTCCATTATTATCTCTACCAATGTTGGGATGTGGAAAAGGAGGATTAGAAGTAGATAAAGTTTTGGGTGTATTTACTAATGAATTTAAAAGTTGTAAATATGATGTGGAGATTTATTTATGATGACTATTTATCCTTTAACTTTTGTAGAATTTAAAACCTGGTTAGAGTCTAAGAAAGAAGATGCGATAGTAGGAAGAATAAAAGATGGAAATCGCTGTCCAATAGCTAGAGCTTTAAAAGAAAACAATAGATTAAGATTAGTTTTCGTAGATGATATTGATACTCAGATTAGTTATGAAAGAATAATAAATCCACTTTGGGTACATTATTTCACAAGAGGAGTAGACTCTAATTGGCAAACTGAAAAAGTAGTAACAGCTAAGAAAGCGTTAGAAGTTCTTAACAACCTCTATATTTGTACAGTTTGCAATCAATATAACCCAGAAGGAACTAACTGCGGAAAGAAAGATAATTGTCCTTGGTAGCTAATAAAGAGGTAGAGTAGATGGGTATTTCAACTACAGGATTTGTATTAACCGAGAATAAGGATGTCTTTGCAGTATTAACTACGATTGAAGATACTTTAATTGAATTGGTAAAGAAGTATTCTACCGGAGAGATTATATTTCTAGATAAGACAAGTAGATTTCCAAAAATTGTATGTAGTCCTCGTTCTATATCTTTTCATATCCATTTTAAAGTTAATGATGAAAATAGAATACTCGGTGTCTACTTTGATTGCGATTGTGATTACAAAGAATATGGAGATTCTAAGATTATCTGGAACGTTACTAAGTGGGGGATGGCTGAAGAAATAATACTAGCTGTCTGTAAAGCTATGAAACAATACGGTCAAGTCTTTTACGAAGCTAATGATTGTGATGGTGAAGTAGTAGAAGTTTAAGGTTGGTTAATCATGAAATATTCACTAGACTTTACTGATTTAGACCAAATGAAGAAGTGGTTAGATGAAATTCAAGAAGATATAGAGTGGACGGGAAAGATATGGACTGCTACTACTCTTGAAGCGTTAATGAAGTACAAGGAGTATTTTGAAGTAAACGTGTCTGTAGATGATACTCAGGACTTATTTCACTTACGTCAGATAAATGATTTAGTTCTTGCTTACACACAGCGACTTATTGAGTTTACTTTAGGTAAAATAGCAGATTTACCTAGCTAATTAAGAAACTAAGAGTGCTTGTATTGGAGAACTGATATGAGCATTTCTTTTTATTATGGAGATTATTAATATGACTTATATTAGTGAGAAAGAGTCAGAACAGTGGTATCAAATATCTAGGAAAGAGTTTAGAGCTTGGCTGGAGTCTAAAGAGGATAATGTAATAGTCGGTCAAAGTATTGTTTACGGGAATGACCCAATTGCAACAGCTATCAATGAAAAAGAAAATGAATGGGAAACAGCAATAATAGACTCAGAAATGAGTATGACAACCTTTGATGGATGGATGAAAGTGGATAATCCTCGTTGGATAAATAGATTTATAGAAAAGATAGACAGAGACACTTTAGGAGATGAACCTGTAAATATTACAGCTAAACAAGCATTAAAAGTGCTAACTGAAGTAGAGGAGGAGCGAGGGAAAACTATAGATACAGAACGTCTCCAAGAAATTGAGAAAGCTAAAGGAATGTTTCTAACAGATTCTTATAATATGTCTGTTGGAGAACTACTTTCTTTACACGCAGATGGGGGGTTAACTCTTTCTAGCAATAATGTTTATAACTCAATTAGTTATCTCTCAGTTACTCAGCAAAATGAGTTTATAGAATCTATTTTTCTAGGTTTACCTTCTCAACCATTATTTGTGAAACAAGATAGTAACGGGAAATGGAAAGTATTATCTGGAAGTTGGATGCTAAAAACCGTTCTAAACTTCTTAGATAAAAATGAAGGGGGTAGATTAGTGTTAAGAGCTACCGACTTACTACCTTGTTTATACGGTTTAACCTGGGATGATTTATCAGATAGAGAGAGGTTTCAGTTTAAGAGATACAGGTTTCAAGTTCATATCTTAGCTGAGAACACAGAAGATAGGTATTTGAGAGATAGAGTACAGTCAATTTTTTGGAGGTATAGCTCTTATGATTATTAACTTTAGGAGGTTACTGAGATGACAGAATATCAAATAGACATTAACGAATTCAGAGCCTGGTTAGAAACTAAAAATAATGACGATGTAGTAGGAGTTATAAAGCTATGTCGCTCATGCCCGATAGCTAATTTTTTAGAAGAGACTCAAAAAATTACTAATGTACTCATTTCCCCTTGGGGGATAGAGGTAGTAGAACCCGTGATTAAGCTAAAAAGAAAAGTTACAAGTTTCAATCATACTCCTTGGGTAGCAAAGTTTATAGAAAAAATTGACGCTATAGATGCAGCTTTTACCCCAGTAGTTGCAAAACAAGCATTAGAAGTATTAGAGGAAGTAGAAGGGAAACATGACTTACTTAACTAGAACTAAACATTTGTTACGCGACTTAGAAGTAGTAGAATGTTCTATTCCAGAGATAGTAGATTTAGAGAAAGAGCTAAATATCTTTCTTCCAGAAGCTTATCGGGAATTTCTGCTATGGATGGGTAAAGATACTGGTAAATTTCTACAAGGTTCAGAAGTTACTTACAAACATTTAGTCAAAATTCAAAGTTGGTCTAATGAGCTGTTAGAAGAAAGAAAATTACCACTTTTACCTACAGATGCTTTTGTTTTCTACATTCATGGAGGTTATCAATTTGCTTACTTTCTACTAAATGGAGAGGATGACCCTAAAGTTTACTTCTTTGATGAGTGTATAACTAAAGGAGTTGAGTTACTAAGAGAATCTTACTCTGAATGGTTAACTACTGAAGCTGAAATCTTTTGTCAGTATCAAAGAGCTGAAAATTATGAAGAGAATTAAGTTATCTATTTCTGGTGATTCTGGTAATATTCCTGTTAGTGGGAGTCCTTTTTGGAGATACTCTTTAAATCTTAGTTGGGAAGAAGTTATTGGAGTTTTAGGTTTAGATGACAGTCTCATATCTAGACTCAAAAACTGGAAAGATAGTGTATTACAAGCTGACAATCTTTATAGTTGGGAAGGTAAACGAGAAGAATTAGTTAAATGTGAAATAGAAGGTTTAGCTATTTTACTAGAACTAAGAAAAAAATTACCTGATTATCAGATTACTTATTCTAGTAATTTTAATAGTTATAATTGTGTACTCAATGAGGAGCAAGTTGATGACAGTTACTAAAAAACTTATACTATCTCCTGAGTATAAATGTCTTAGTCCAGTTTGGGAAGATAAAGAAACAGAAAAGAGAAATTTTGAATTTGAGGAGTTGTTTGATTTAGGGATAGATGGTTGTGTTATTTCTAAACTACGGACTTGGCAAAATATGTCTAACTCTGTTTTTGAGAAAATAAAAAACTGTTCTTTTACCGAGAGATTCTACACAAAAGAAGAGGCACTAGAATTTGATAAGTTAGGGATAACTATTCTACTAGAACTAAGAGAACAACTACCTAACTGCTTAATTAGTTACTACAGCTCTTTTTTCAAGCAAAGAATTATTTTAGGAGGTTCAGATGTCTACTACTATCACTGAAGTTCAACAAGCACTAATCAAGTCACAAGTGACTCAGCAGTATTGGGTAGATGGAGGTTGGGAAGCTTTATCCAATCAACTAGAAGAAGAACTAGCAAAGGAGAACCAGATAGTAGACGTGTATCCTTATGTTGAGATAGATATTAGTGTAGATATAACCATTGTTCTTCCTGATAAAGTTTACAGGGTTCCACTAGAGGATGTTTCTAATATTCATGTTAACGACTCTTTAGTTATTAGCGTTGAGGATTTATATCCGGATTGGGAAGAAAGAGTTAGAGCAAAAATCGAGAAGAGTTCAATAGGTATTAGAAAGATGAGTATAGATAGGGTGTTTATTGTAACTTCTTTTCTTGGTACTGATGATAAAGTTCGTATTCTGAAAGAGAAGGTAAAGTAGTAAGGTGCATCTATTCAAGTAAGCTAAGTAGAGGACTTCTCATGAACATCATAAGAGTTGAGTATAGATTCCTTCGACTATCTGCTAATCTACTTGCTTTAGTAGAGTTACTACCAGGATGTAATATTCCTCAACCTACTACTTGTCTTTATCCTGAATTTCCTTATTTGACAGATAGTAGAAAATCCAAAGCTAACAACATCTTTGAGAATCTAGAAGAGTGGATAGAAGACCAAAGTTTAGCTCTAGAATTGGCAGTAGAAGAAGCTAAGAGAAAATCAATAATAGAGTTTAACTGCAATCATCCAGAATATAGAGAAGTTTGTCTTTGGGTTTATCGTGACCCATTAGTATATTGGGATGAGTATTGCCCGATATTTGACAATGAGTTTAATTATGTATTAAGGTAAGAGTGATGGACTTAGCTAAAGAATTTGCACGAGCTATTAGAGTAATTAAAGAACAGACTAAAGAACAGGACAGAAAAGCAATAGAGGATTGGATTACTAACTGTTCAAAAGAAGATTTACCTGAGTTAAAGAGGCAGGCACTACAACTATTTAAAGCTTACAATCATCAACAAGCAATGTTAGAGATTTCCATGATGCAGAATTTGATAGGTACTTATCCTCCACAGGATTCTACTATCTCTTTTCCAATTATTGAAGAAGAATAATCACGTAGGTCAAACTCTGCTACCTGGTTAACCTTAAAAGTAGCAACTTTTTCAACCAATAGGAGTCCTCATCATGAGTCACTATAGCATCTTGGCAATCTTCAATGAAGGTAATTTAAATGAAGTTGAAACAGTTCTCAACCAACTAACTCTATTGAGACAAGGGGAAAAAAACTCTTTGATTAAGGCAGTTGAAGATTATCACTTCCTTAAGTCATTAGCAGTAAGAGGGTTTACTCAGCAAATTGTACTCTTCCTACTTAACCCCGATTCTATTAGTTCTGAAGAAGTTGTAGAACAGTTTCTATCGAGGCTAGAAATTTGGTTGATGATAGTAGAAAGTAAAGATGAGCAACGGAAATACGCAGAAATTGTCAATCGGTACCGAGATATTGTCTACTGTTTTAATGATGATGAGATTCTAGCTTTACGTTTCAGCTTACTAGATGTTCTTCGAGAGTTAGAAGAGTCTAAAGCTGCTAAGAAAGAAAAGAAAAGACATGATTTGTGGGAAAGGTACAATTTCTTAACTCAGTTTGAAGCACCTATGCAGTCTCAACCTGGTTATGAAGCTTATGAAACAGTAATGGAAGAATATGGTAAGCTCTTTGATTTAGAAAGTCAAGTTCCAAACATAAAAGGAACTATGAGCGAAGAACAACCTGACTTTATTGAAGCTTTCATGGGTACTTGGAAAATACCTGAAGGTTATGTAAGCCCTGTTCTCTATCAAGATAACTAAAAAGATAAGAAGGCTTAGTAGATGTCTGCTAGGTCTTTTTGCTGTCTTGGTGTATCTACTTTTTAACTCCGGAGGAAAAACATGGTCAGCTTTGGATTTTACCACAAACCTACAGTTATCAGTCAAGAAGAGTTTAGGATTCTTTCATCTATTGGATTAGAGGAAGATGGGGCTATCTCTAACAACTATGTACCTCAAGATGATTATTTCATGTTCTTAGGAAGAGAAGTAGGTACTAAACAAGGTCTACGTACTGAAAAGCAAATACTTAATGCTTGTAGATTGCTTCAAGTAGATAAGGTACTGAGAACACCTAAAAACTCAATACTAAGACTCCGACTCCGAGCTAATCTAGTAGTTCAAATAGGAGATAGTGTAGTCTACTTTCAGACTAAAGCAGGGGAAGTAGCAGCTAATGAGTATGTAAATAATTGTGTAGGTAGAAAGGTAGGAATCTATCATCGCCGAGACAATAAGGAGGATAAACCAGAAGGCATTGAAGACTGTTACTTAGCGCCGGGAGTAATTTACCTCAACACTACTTATGGAGAAGATACTTTAGCTCTATTTCTTTCAGAGTTATCTACTTGGCTCAAATGTCCTGTAAAAAAAGAATATCGAGAGTTATTAGCTTACTTAAGGACTAAAGCTACTAAGAAACATATCACTTCTCAAGCACTAGAGTCTATCTTTGGTAGAAAAGTGATGGAAAGAGTTTCTACTTTGAATGTTTTTTATCCAATAGAAATGGGAGGTGGTTATGTCAGACTCAACTCAGAAACCCAGATGCAACCAAACTACAGATAAGGATATCGTGATTCTTGTCCTAAATGGCAAAACTCAAAAGCCTTGTAGTAGAGATGAAGCTTTAACTACTGTGGCTAATTTAGATGACCAAACAACTACTTGGAGCATAATCTCATGACTGTTACTACTTTGACCGTTTTACCGTATATTTTCCCAATCGTTGAATTAGCTATTTCTGATAGACAAACAGATGTAGTAGAAAGAAACAATCTACTTGAAGACTTCCTTCTCTCTAAATTTGACGAGATGAAAGAGCTACCTGAGTCATTCAACATTAATGATTTAGCTACTTACTGTTTTGGGAATCAGTATCAAGCCAGTTATCTGCAAGTACGAAACTTCATTATCCGAACTAAAGAAGATTTGAAGATTTGTAATAAGGATGTTTTATCTACTGGACTTGCATTAGTATTCGATGAAGGTCTTGAGCTAAAAGAAGCTTGTAAGAAAGTTCATAAACATTACCGTTCAGGAGGAGCTTATCTCTTTAGTAGAAAGTTTCTGTTCATGCTTTTACTAACTAAGTCTGTTGATTTTCGGATGTTCATTCGTAATATTCTAGATGATGAGGGAAAACAAGTCTATGATGTTCCTCATAATTTAGAGGAAAAGTACAACCGAATCACTGATGCAATGTTAGCTGCTTAGTAGTAATCTAATCTTAGGAGGTGGGATAAAACTCATCTCCTACACTTATTTAACTTATGGAAGAAGAAAAGCTTCACGTTTACTTAATGGCTATGGGGTTATTAAAAGCTAATAGTCATCTAAGTAGAAAACAATTAGAACTTCTACTAAAAACTGATTCTGATAAATATAGTTTAATGTTCTTTCCTACTGAACCAGGAATAGACAATCAAGTAAATGCTAGAGTTACTCATATCCAAGATATATTTCTAGCTTATCAAATCTGCTATACTCATTTGCTTTCCTTATATGAAAGACCTATTACCTCTATCTGAAGAGTTAAAAGAAAAACTAATAAATGTTCTTAGAGAAACAGTCCAAGAGCTATCTCAGCATAAAGATATTTACTCTACTGCTTTCCGACTTTACTTTACTGAGTTAGGAAAGATACTAAACAATACTGAGGGATTGGATAGTGAAGAGCTAGTGGATGAGGCAAATATACTTATGGGTGTAATATCTGAATACATATTAAATGAAGGAACTATGTACGAGCTAGTAGACTTAGATGAAGATGTTGTAGAATTAGATTAGATGTCTCAGCTTAACCGTTATGACTCCTGGTATTACTCTACCAACTAAAGAAATCCGAGATATGTTTGAGGATATCTACCCGAGAGAAGTAGATAGCTGGCTATTTGCGTCTTACAGGTTAGGGCTTCTAACAGTTCTAGTAGAAGGAACTTTTCACATGGAAATTCCTAACAAAGACCCGGAAACTGTAACTGCTTTTAATTCTGGTTATTTAGATGGAATAGCTCTTAAAAAAAGAAGAAAAGATTTACAGAAGTCTATACCTGTGTCTACTAAACCTACTTATAGTTATCCTCCTACAAAAGAATATCACTCTCCTTTTTAATAGTTTTCCACTCAACAACTCTATAGCTATCTAGTAATTCATCTAGGTAGCTTTTATTTACTTAATCCCTTTTAACAATAATCTATGAAGAAAACACGCGCTCAGACTATTTACGATACTTTTAAACCTAAGAACCGTACTTTTGAAGAACACAGACAGATTTTAATTGATTCGGGAGCTTATGATGAAGAAACTTTAGATACTGTTGTAGAAGTAGAAATAGAAGATAGACGTAGAAAGATGTCTTCTTCTATTACTCCTAGAGTAGCAAATTGGGCGGGTCATGACCAAATAAGAGACATGATAAAGAGTGATGCTAGAATATCAGACATTCTCACATTTTTAGCAACTATCTTATATGAAAGAATGCAAAAAGCGGGAGGGCAGTTAAGTGCAGAATTAGTAGAAAAGTGGAGAAATAAAGTTGACCCTCTTTTAGATGAGTTACATTTAGATGAAGCAGTTAAAGTAAGTCTTGAATGGTTTAAAAAAGCAACAACTTTAGGAGAACTAAATTCCAAAGCAATGAAAGCTTATCTAAATACTAAAACGAGAGGTTCTAAGTCTGAAGAAGTAGATTCTGATAATTTCTTCAAAGAAGATGACGATAAACCTAACTAATAAAACTATGAAACTTTACTTAGTATCTAGAACAGATAGATGGTCTTGGGATGATTACGACTCTTTTGTAGTAGCTGCTGAGAATGAAGAGAGTGTTCTAGATTTTCATCCTAAAGGACAGTATTATCTAACTGAAAGGGATGTAAGAAACGGAATCTACCATGGTTGGACATCTAAACAAAACATAAATATAGAATGTATAGGAGAATCTAATAGCTTAGTCGAAAAAGTTATTATTTCCTCATTTAACGCTGGGTAATTCAAGACCAAGACAAAGTTACAATATAACAACTACTTAGAAAACGAGAAAACAAATATGTCTAATTCTACTTCTTACGTTACAACTGTCACAGGTGCTTTAATCGGTAATCCTAAAAAGACTGTAGTTGAGGGAAAGAAAGGTAAAATCACTATCTGGAATTTAGCAATGGCAAAAGATGCTAAAGATGGTGGGAGAAAAGGCGAAGAAAAAGGAGATGCTAAAGCTACTTACTGGTTTAATATTACTTATCGTGGGGATAATGAGATATTAGAGAATGCTAAGAAAGGTACAGTTCTAACCCTAACGTGTACTAAACCTTATCTAATGGATGAGTATACTTACTCTCCTTACAGTTTTAACTCTGAAAAAGGCTATGCTAGTGCGAGTGAAAAGTTAGATGCTTTTGGTATTACTTATGGTTCTTATGTAACTAAGAAAGAAGGGGATAGCAAGCCAGTTGAAGAAAAAGAAGAAGATGCAGATGCTTTCTTTACTGAAGATGATGGTTTAGTTCCTACTACACCTAAATCCGCTAAAATGGCAGAAATAGAAAGTGAATTTCTTGGTGAAGATGAGTAAATAGATAATAGATTCTAGTACAGTAGGGTTAGGATTAAAGGGTTTAGGGCTGGTTGCTTAGGTAGCTAGCTCTATTTTATTGTTCACAAGTATAGTTGTAAAAATGAAAGAGATTAGCGAATATAGAAAATCTGCAACTATTTACTTTGTCCCAAATCTAAGGAATGGCAACAGTCTTAAGATAGAGTTTGGTAACTTTGATGTAGATATTTTCAACAACGTACTTAAGAAGTTGAGAAATTTAGGTTTTAGCTGTAGTGAAGCCGTAAGTCACAGTAATTGTATTGGACGACCTAACATAATAGATATCTCTCTTGATTTATGTGTAGATGAGAAAGAAGTAGCACACGACCTGTTCAATTATTTAGAAACTAAACTAGGTAAAGACCAAGTAATTGACCGTATCAGAAGTACAATAAGGAAGGAGAATAATAATATGAAAAAATGAAGATAGAGCTAGTAAAGACTGCTAACGAAAGATATTATAAAGTAGATGGTGAGAAATGTCCTAGTGTCACGCAAGTTATCTCTTACCACGAAGATAAGAAGTTTCTTGAGGATTGGAAAGCTAGAAATCCTTTAAAAGCTGATACAACTTCTTCTTCTGCTCGGATGAGAGGGACTAAAATACATCAAGCTCTGTTCTATTATCATACTAATAGACCTAAATATCTCTCTTTTGCTGAGAAGCTTTGTACTGAGGATAAAAAGTATTTAGCTCAATATGCAGACCTAATGAGGATAACTCTTAGAGCAGAATTTAAAGAGCAGAAAGTAGGTTATTTAGAACCTAAGTCATCTCAAGGTTTTGGTGGAAAGCTAGATAACATTTCTCTATTAGATACTAAAGAGTTCGTTTATTATAAATCTACTAAACCAGTCTTTACTAACCCACAAGAATATTTCGTAATAGATTATAAGAATCCAAATAAAGCTAAGAAACCTGAGCATCTTATAAGCTATTGTCTTCAGTTAGCTGCTTATTGTGCTGCTTTTAACTTTGGAAGTCTCTTAACTTATAGATTGAACAAAGCCCTTTTAGTAATAGTAAGTCCGAAGATGACTACTTATTACTATCTATCTCCTGAGAAGTTGAGTAAATATTGGGGATTATACAAACAGTTATTAGACGGATATTACTCAAAGAAGAAAGTTAACTGGACAAAGCTAAAAGAAGAGTTGGGAATCTTTGAAGATGAAAGAGGTTATCCGAGTATAGCTAAATTTAACTTTCTACCAGAACGTATTGAGTTGAGAAAGAGTCAAGTAGAAGTAGAGGAAGAGGTACTATTCTAAAATGGAAGATACAGTTACTCTAGAAGTTAAGTTACGTGGTGGGGAAGCTCTTTTTGTAACACCTATAAGTCGTAATTGGTGTGATAAGAATAATAAGTTTCACATTTACGATACTTTAGAATTTTCACCTACTATACCTTGGCAGTTAAAAATAGGTAACTATGGAGAACGGACTCCTTACTTAAGATTCTGGTTTACTAAAATTACAAGAGCTATCAAAGCTTTTTTAGAGACGTTTCCTGACAATATTAAAGAATTTACTGGTTCAAATGTTTTTAATTCTTGGTTTTCAAATAGAACTTGGTATTGGGGAAAATATCACATTGAAAAAGAACTAAGCAATGACTGGTTTTATGCAGTAGATATTTTTAAACCCGAACCATTACATATCAACGGAAATATAGAAGTAGGTTCATCAGAGTATATTGATTGGAGTAGCAGCTATCCACCTCCTAGTTCTTTATGGATAGAAGAGAGATTGAGAGAAAGATTTCATGTTTGGACATTTGACAAAGAAGAAGATAAGATAGCAGAAGAGAAGTTCTGGAAGTGGAGACAAGAGCAAATAGATAAAGGTTACAAAGTCTACTATATTACATCACTGGAGACATAAAATGGAAGATATTATAACTACTCAAGTTAAGCTAAAAAGTTTTAATGGTGAAGGTTTATGGGTAACTCCTGTAAGTTATATGTCTTGTGATTATTGGGGAGAAAACAAACTGAGGCTATACCATACTTTAGAATTTCCTCCAGATATCGACAGAGGAAGTGTACTAAAAGATTCTGCACATAATAATTTTTCTCATTTTCCTAAGTTATTTTGGTTATACTCTTGTGATGTAATTAAGTCCGTTACTCAGCAGTTATTTTCTAATTGTGAAAACTTCTTTGGAGTTGCTGTGTTTGACAGAGTGTTTTCTAGAAGAAGTTGGTGGAATAATGTCTACTATTCTATTCAAAGTTCTTTAGAGAAAGATTGGTTTTATTGTAAAGAAGTATACCCTGTAAACTTTCATATAGAAGGAAACATAGAATTAGTTAGAGAGTTGGGTGAGGGTTATTGGGATGAGATATACTTAACACCTACAGATAGGTGGGTTGAAGAGAGGTTAGCTGAAAAACATTTATATACCTTAAATGATAACAAAGACCAAGTAATAGAATCGTTAGAAAACTTCTATCAGTGGAAGAAAGAACAGGAAGATAAAGGTTTAAGTATTTCTTACATTACTTCCTTAGAAACTTAAGTAACTTAGATAAGTAGTTTAGTTCCGTATGTTGTGTTTGATATATGGAACTAATTTAGCATCTACTAATATATTAATTACTTTTGGAGGTTATATGTGGATATATTAGATTTATTTAAGCAACGATTCGACTATATAAGAGAAGTTCCTTCTGAATTAGAGTATAGATGTCCCTTTTGTAATAATGAAGGACTTAAGATAAATAAATTTACAGGTAAATATGACCTTTATAACTGTAGATGTGATGTCAAGAGAATATATCCTTACTTAACTAAGGATTCTGATACTCCTTATGTACCTAAACTGAGACAAGTACCTAAGATAATAGAACCAGTACCTAATCTACTAGACGTTAAGCTAGCTACTATTACTAATTCATCTTCAGTAACAGACCTCAATGACAAGTATAGGAACTTAGATGGTGAAGTAGTGTACAAGCATTCTAACTACCAAAGAGCTAAGAGGATTAATAGAGTTAGGTCTACTGGTAAGAAAATAGTCATACCCCAAGTCCTTATTAAAGGTAGTTGGGTTAATGGTATAGGAGAAGGTACATTTCCACTATTTACTAATCAAAGAACATTATTAGGAGAACTAATAATAGTAGTGGAGGGGCAGAAGTGTGTTGAGTACCTTAACTATAAGCAGATAGAAGCAATTAGTTTATTGGGTAGTTACACAACATCTATTACTAAGATACAAGAAGTAATAGATATAAGTAGGAGTTTAGTACCTAATGTTAAACAGTTTCTTTATCTACCTGACCTAGATGCAGTTGGATTAAACAAAGCGCTTATATTTCAAAAAGCAGTATGGGAGATGAAATTACCTTGCAAGATATTTGATTTAAGAACTAAGTTGTTAGAACCTAAAGGGTGTGGACTAGATTTTAAAAGAGGTTATGACGTGGCAGATTATATATTAGAGTTTCCTGATAGTAACCTAGTGAGTGTATTGGAAGATGAGTTCAGAGATACAAGTAGATATTAAGATAAGTGAGATAAAAGAACAGTATCTTCAAGCATTAGATAACTTACATCTAAAAGCGGAAGAAGAAATTCTTGATGAAGTAGATTTAGAATACGCATTAGATAAGATACACAAGGTATATGGAGTTAATCTAGGAGTCAAAGATACTCAGACGGTCACAAGACATTATCTTAGTAGAAGGAACACTACTCTAGATGTTAAGAAATACTACACTATTAAGGAAGTAATCAACTTTAAGAACAATGAGCTTACTGGTTCTATTGTTCCTAGATTAGTTCCTACTGGAGTAACTATTATAAGAGCGCCTGCTAAGCAAGGTAAAAGTAGATTAATATATGCTCTACTTAAGTCTATCTATATTACTAAGGAGTTTCTAGGTCTTCCTACTAGGAGATGTGGGATTACTATTGTCTATCAAGCTGAAGAACCTATGACTATAGTAAGAAATAGATTCCTTAGTAATAGATTTGATGATGATGATAATCCAGATGTACGTGACTTAATAGAAAACGATAAGATAATTATTGTTAGACAAATTAACATTGCTAAAGGTATTGACCAGATAAAGAGAGATGTCAGGAAGTTCTCTAAGAAACACAAAGTAGATTTAATAGTAGTAGATACGCTAAGAGCTGCTATGAGGTCTGCTAGTGTATCTGAGAACAGTGCAGATTGGGCTAATCCTTCTGGACTTCTGCAAGATTATGCTAATGGACAAAATATAGCTATTATATTACTACATCACCATAACAAGAACGGTAAATCCTCAGGTACATCTGCTCTTGACGGTAATGCTAATATGCTTTGGGATGTTACTTACTATGAAGGTGAGAAATATTCTAAGAAGTCTCTAGTAATAAAGACTACTCCTAGAGATGGTACAGGAGCTAGCTTTGTAGTTGATTTTAAGAAAGACCTTAAGTTGTTAGAAGAGGAAGGAGTAACACCTGACCTTACCACATTAGAAGTTAAGATAATCAACTTATTAAAGCAAGAGGAGAACAGAGAAGGAGTAGTGGACTTAGGTTTATCAGTGGAGGAATTAGCAGAACAACTAGGAGTAGAAAGTATTGAGAAGCTAGAGTTAGCCTTAGATAGACTACTTGAGAGTTCTTTCTTAGAGAGTAATAGAAGTAAAGGTAGGAACTTCTACTATATTCCTAACTACATCCTAGAGTTATATGGTGACTTAGGTATATTAGGTAAAGCAGAAGAACTAGACTTAAGACTTCAGGATATCTCAGTTCAAGTACAGTCAGCTACTACTAAGCAAGAGTTTTTAGATGCTTTTAAAGGAATGACTGTTAGAGATAAAGAAGTTGTGTTCAGACTTCTACCAGTTGAAGAACAAGAACGTTTAAAATCACTAACATAAAATATAAAAACATGGAAAAGATAAATGAAATGAGTCAAACCAAATATTTAAGCATTTCTTCAGAACAATTTGTTGCTTGTTATTATGACTATGACTTTGCATATGAAATTGAGTGGAAAGGCCCAAAAGATAAACCGGAGAAACAATTAGAATACCTCAAATGGGGAGCTGCTAAATATCTATTAACTAAGCATTTTCCTACTTTTCATGTTGAATTACTAGAAGATAATCAAGGTCTACCAGCTTTTAGAACACCTAATAACTTACTTAAAGAGGATGCTAGAGAGGCTTTCTTTGAACGTATAGCTAAGATTAAAACTTCCCTTGAAGAAGATAGAGTTACTTATGAAAAAACTCCACAAAGAGACCAGTGGAAAGTACAAAAAGAAATAGATAAAAAAGAGAAAGAGATAGTTAGTATCCAGAACCAGTTATTCTACGACAATAGCGGTTATTATCTTAAACCTTATTTAGTAGACTCAGAAACAGGATTGAGAACTCCTTATCTCTTCTTTCCTTTGATGGATTACAATAATGATCCAATCTATCAAGCTGATTCTAGAGATATATCTGATAACATTCAAAGAGCTTTGGTTAAATGTATTGCTTATTACACTGGGATTGGACTTCTACTTTATACTCGTGGAGTCGGAATTGGTAAAGATAAAGTTTGCGACAGTGAGAAATTTAAGAAGATAGACGAGATTGTTAGAAAGTCAGCAAGATTGGGAAGACAAGTAGATAGGAGTATAGTTAATTTCGGTACTTCTACTATAATGCTTGATAAAGTGATTAAGGATTTAGATAAAGAAGTAGCGGAAAAACTAGCAGCTAGACAAGCTAAAGTTCAGTAGTTCTTATGAGTGGATGTAGTTATTCTATGTCCACTTCTACTTATTAATTAAAGGAGTCTCTTATGTTTGCAAGATGTTTAGATGAGTTTATTAGTAAAGTAGTTAAGTTCACTCACGGAGCTAAAGAGGAAAGAGATTTTGAATTAATTCAGTATGATAAGTATGAAATCTATTTAGTACCAAGACAAGAAGGTGTTTGGGATTGTTCTATTTATAACTACGGAAAACAAGTTAAGATAGTTCAAGACATTCATTTATCTAAAGATGAAATAGCTAAATTAGCTAAAGAGTGGATTGATGAGTTATGAATCTATTAGAAAAATGTTCCCGAAGTTTCAGTCTTTGGTTGATGAAGATGGCTTATCGTGGGATGAATGAAGCAGAAAAACTACAAGCACAAAACGATGCAACTCTTAGAATTCGTCACTTGAGAATGGATTTTGATTTTGAGTTAGCTGATATGTGGGTTGATTTCTACATTTGGACAACTACTTATAAGGACTAGATATGACTGTTTTACAATTTTTAGCTTTACATATTGTAGGTTCTGCTCTAAAAGTATCTTGGTTCTTTTTTAATGAGATACAAAAAGACAGAACACTTAAAGTAATAGAACAAGAGTTACATGATTTATTAGTTATAGGTACTTATAGTGAACTAGCCTCAGAGGTACAAGAACTCTATATCTGGTTGTTAGAGCATTAGTTAAGGAGGTTATTTATTACTTACCTTAATTAGAACTATGAATAAAGAATTAGTTAGACAATGGGTAGAAGCTTTAAGAAGCGGTAAATACAAGCAAGGAAGACTGTCACTAAGAGATATTAATGATAAATTTTGTTGTTTAGGGGTTCTTTGTGATATTGCTAAAGGTAATTTAAATCTAGATTGGAGGTTAGGTACTTCTGAAGATATCTGTTACGAGATAGAAGACACTACAACAGTAGTTCCCGAATCAATATTAGAATTCTTAGGAGTAAACATTCATAAAGCTTTCATAAATGCAGGAGACTTGCGTTATGACCTAGGAATACCTTCAAATGAATCAAAGATGTCTTTAATAGACTTAAATGACTACTATAAAGTATCTTTTAACGAAATAGCAGACATTATAGAAGAAGAGTTCCTTAAGTAGATAGCAAGAAGAATCCTCTAAAGTTATTAGCTCTAGAGGACTTCTACTACTTATCAACTAACTCTAATAAGAAAACAAATCTCGGTAACTAAGACCTACTCGCTCATAACAAACAGCAGCATTTGCTAACATTCTTATTTTCTGAATCTCACGCAAAATAGTAGTCAATTCAGCAGGATTTTTAACTACTTCTGCTAATTGTTTTGCATATTCAATAGAAGCTTGGTTTACTTTGTTATGTAGTTCCTTATCTTCTTCAGTATTAGGAGGATGGTAGCTAAATAAATCTTCTAACTTGGTCAGGAATTCTTGAGTCATGTCTGTTAATTAAGTACATCTATTAGAGTTTAACACAAAGTAATATGGATATAATTACGGATGTTCGTTGTCAAAATAGCAGAGTATTTATCACTGTTTCAGATGGTTCTTTAATACAGTTTGGACTTGATGACAACTTTATTTCTCAAATAGAACAAGAGAAAGTTTTTCTAATTGGTGCAGAGATTACAAGTTTTACAAATGATACTGAGAAAGGTTTTTTTCAGTTAAAGTTTAAGTCTTTAGAAGGTAGAAGCAGATTTTTAGAGTTTTCTTATGATACCTTGGCTCAGAAAGAGTTTGAACAACGTTTAAGGGAAATGAATTAGCTCTCTTTATAAGTAGATATGAAAACACTACAGCTCAAGTGGAGTGATATATTAGCTCCTGAAGTAGAACTTAATCCTAACATCATAGTAGAAGGTAAAGTAGGAAAGGAAATATGGGATAACTGGGTAGAAGTATTCTCTAAAGCTAAGATGTTCTCTCTTGACCTTGAGACTCATGGGGATGAAGAATATTCTGCTCTATATTTCAGATTTGGGTTGATAAGACTAATATCAGTTGGGATAAAGGTAGATGGTAACTATTATGCTCTTATTTATGACTTAGGAGGAAATTTAGATGATATAGATGAGAGAAAGAAAGAGTTCCTTAATAGTAGGTTTTATCAGGTACTTAAAGAGAGATGTGAGAACCTAAAAGTACCAGTAGTAGGAGTTAACCTAAAGTTTGATGGTAACTTTCTACTTTATCATTTAGGTATTAAGATTCTTACTTGCCGAGATTTAATGCTATGTTCTCAAGTTATCTGGGCAGGTATCGAAGTAATATCTACTAAAGAGAAAACTGATAGTGGAAGTAGTAGAGTTAAAGATAGAAAAGATAGGTGTCTCCTAGGTCATTCACTTAAAGGGATAACAGAAAGAATCAATATACTTTACAACACTTCTTTTACTATTGATAAGACAGAGCAGAAAGAAGATTGGGGTTGGAGAATATCAAATGCTAAACTTAACTACTCAGGAAATGACAGTATCTTACCTCTTCAACTATTTCCTTATATCCAGCAGTTAGTAGTAGAAAATGGACTTTACTATTCGGTAATGGCGGAGTGTCTCGCTTTACCTGCATTTATAGAGATGGAAGTATTTGGTTTTCCTATTGATAAAGAGTTGTTAGAGAAGAATCTTAGTATTTATAGAGCTAAATTTGATGAATATAACACTCTAGTATCTACTACATTTCCTGGGGTTAACTGGTCGCAAACAGAACAACTAAGACAAGCTTTTAATACGAAATGGGAAGACTTAAAGTTATTGTCGATGAATGATGAAGCTTTAAAGTCAGTAGAACATCCAGAAGCACAAGCATTACTCAAAATGCGTACTTTAAACGTACTCATTAATTACATGGAAGGTATTAACAACACAGCTTGGAAAAATGAAGGAGAAGATTTCTACTCTGTTAGAACTATCTACAATCAGATATCTGCTAGTGGAAGTGGTAGAAGTTCCTGTACTGGTGCATTAAGTTATAAAAGCAGTAAAGGTAGTAGAAAGAAGATTGATGTAGGAACTCAGTTACAAAATCCAGCTAAGACTCCTGCTTGGTTTACTGATGAAGGTTTACCCGAGTTTAGGACGTTCTTTGCAGCTCCAGAAAGTTACTCATTAGGAATTATTGACTTATCTGCCAGTCACTACCGAATATGTACTGAACTAAGTCAAGACCCTGTTCTATTAGATATTTACTTAAATGATAGAGATGCTCATTTAATTATGGCTCATACCATTGTCAAATTAGATGGTGCAGATGTAACTTTTGATGAGTTTCAGAAATTATATAAAAAAGAGAAAGAAGCTAAAACAGAAGGTTGGGTTTCTGATAATAGAAAGAAAGGTAAAATAACCAATTATAGTGGACTCAATCAGGCAGGTGCATTTAAGTTACAGCAGACATTTAAAGGTTGGGGAGTAATAATATCTCTGGAAGAAGCTAAGAAACTTAAGAAGGCTTATAAAGAAACATATAAGAGATTAGACCAGTTTATCCAGAATTATATAAAAGAATCTAATAGTTATAATATCGAGTTTCCTTTTTATAACCTTTACGGACAACCAACTACTGGACATTACGGTAAATGCAAAACTTTTACTAACCGAACTGTTCATTTAAAGAAACAAGAGAAGCACAGTGAATGGGGAACTAAATATGAGATTCCTTATACTGAATCTATTTCTTTAATTTGGCTTTGTGGAGAAGCTGATATTATCAAGTTCTCGCAGGGAATAGCCGTTATCCAATTCTTTTTACATCCGGAATGGAAAGCAAGATTTATCAATAATTGTCATGATGAGTTGGATTGGATGAATAAATGTGAGTTTTCTTTTGAAGCTAATAGTGTGGTGATGAGTAGCGTCCACGAACAAATGGGTACTTGGATTAAGTCTATTCCCGTAGATACTGATTTTGATCCAAATAAACTAACCGTTCAAAACTGGAATGAGAAATAATGAAAAATCTAACTGAGTTTCTACAAAATGAAGGATTTTATAATATGACATTTGAAGAGAAAGAGGAAATAATGAGTAATCCAAGAGTTTGGGTAGATTTTCATAATGCCGACCAGTACGGAAATGTGAGACTTAATTGTGCAGGAACACAAAAAGATTTACAAGAACAAGAGATAGAATTAAGCGAGGGACTTCAACTAATTCTTTATGATGAGGAATTAGAAGTTGAAGGAATAGTAGTCTACTCAGAAATTGAAAATGATTGGGTTGCTCAAATAGATTGGTCGCTCTTAATATATAAGAGTCTTGGAAAAGAAAAGAGTTTGTTTGAAAGAATTAAGGATAGGTTAAAAGGATGATTTATAAGAATTATTCAATCTGGATTCAAAGAAACACATATAAAAAAGACCCAGATGAAGGAGATTGGGAAGGATTTATTAATCAAAACTTTTATCACTTAAACGACGATAATTTGTTTAATAGCTGGGCTTTGTGTATTAGTGATAATTCTCCTAACAGTGTTTATGAGTTAGCAAAGATGGAAATTGAATTGCAGGAGATGAAAGTGTTAAAGAAAAGAATGACTAGAAGTGTTGCTAAAATTCTAAAGTTAGATTATCTCACAAGCTCGATTTAGGGAGAAATAATCGTCATAAACAAATCTAATAGAAGAACTTGGAGAATAATGAATGACTTATCAGTCTGTATTTACTAATTTATCAGCGTTAGAATATCAAAATCACTTAAGAGATGAATGATGGGTAGTGCGACAACTGCTTTCTTTTCTGGTCAGTATGAGGGAATTTGGTTAGTTCTAGAAGCTTTATACGAGTGGGAGAACAATCAATTTGAAGCACCTTATGAACCAAAGATGAGTAGAGAATACGCAAAAGAAAAATTAATACAGCTAGGTTTGACTGATTTTACAGACGGAATTTTAGTCGAGGCACGAGACCTCGCCATCGAGAAACACTTACTTACCAATTAAAGAAGAGAAATAGAAATATGATTAAATTGACTCAACATATTGGTTTTGATGCTGCTACTGCCCTTTCCGTAATGTTTAGGACTTATTGCCGGACAAACGTTGTAGATGATGAAACAGGTGAGTTAGAACGAGAGTCCCCTCAACAAGCACTAGATAGGTCTATAAATGGATTAGATGTTTTTAATCTCTTAACTAAAGAACAATTAGAATTAATAAGGCAATACTGTTATAGAAATATAGTGTTTCCATCAGGTAGATGGTTATGGATTGGGGGAACTGATTGGATTGAGAAACAGAAGAATTACATTGGTGCTTATAACTGTGCATCTGTACCAGTAGTAGATTGGGAGGCTTTTAGGTTTAATTTCCGCGCTCTATTAATGGGATGTGGAGTAGGAACGGTAGTTGAGTTAGATAAGATTTCTCAATTACCTAGTATTAAATATCCAATTAATTTAGTAGAAGTTACAGAGTTAGGTAGTAATTGGGTAGAAGGAAACCCAGAAAATGATAATAGCTGTTTTACTGCTTATAGGATAGACAAAGATACTTTAGGAATTATTTATACAGTAGGAGATAGTAAAGAAGGTTGGGTAGATGTAGCCACAGATATATTAGTATTTAGTTCTACTAATTTAAGTAATAGCGGGATTTGGGGAAATTTTCATTTACCTGAAAATTTTGATTATAAACAGATTAATTTAAGTATTGACCTCTCTTATGTAAGACCTAAAGGCAAGCAACTAAAAGGATTTGGTGGACTTTCTAATCCAGAAAAATTAGAAGAAGGTTTAAGAGCTGTAATAACTATTCTCAATAAAGCAGTCGGGAAGCAGTTAAATAGTTTAGAAGTATGCAAGATACTAGGAATTGCTGGTGTTATAACAGTTAGTGGAAATGTGCGTAGAAGTGCAAGAATAAATCAAGGCAGTCCAGAAGATGACCTTTTTACCACTTCTAAAGATAATCTTTGGGTGGAAATTGATGGGGATTGGGTAATAGACCCTGAACGAGATATGCTTCGTATGAGCAACCACTCGAACGTTTATCACACTAAACCTACACTTGAAACTTTAGTAGCAGCAATTAGAAAGCAGTTTTATTCTGGTGAAGGTGCTATTCAATATGCTCCTGAAGCAGTTAGTAGAGCTAATGTAGACTTACTAGATACAGAAAATAAGAGGAAAAAATTCTTAAATCTTTATTGTGAAGATAGAAATTTAGCTAAAGATTACCTTCAGGAACTATCTAAGAATACCTTAGATGAGCGTGAATTAGAACATAGAATGAACCGACTAGGATTAAATCCTTGTGGTAGATAATTTTGCCTCAAGTAAAAAACCTTGCAAAAACGGGGAAAGCTGAGATGTTAATCCCGTGGTAATCAAAAGGGGTAATATGCTTTTGACACCGTACAGCGTAGGAAGTGAAACTAGGTTACAATAAAAAGAGTAATCGAGAATATAATCTTCCCAAGAGTGCAAGGGTACATAAATGACAAGTGCTTATTACGGATACTCCGGTTTTTATAAAGAATCTTATCTAAGGTCGTGTCTTGAATATATTTACGCTAGATATCTAGACTACATGGAAATTAGTTGGGGTGTACGAACCTAAAACATTTACTCTTACTAATGGTGAACGATATAAACCTGACTTTTTATTAGAGACAGGGGAGTATACAGAAATTAAAGGCTCTTTCAACTATAAAAAGTGTCTGCCTAAAGTTAAGTGTTTTGAATCTGATTTTCAAGTAAAGGTAAATATAATTCAGGAACCAGACTTAAGAGTTCTTATTAGAAACACTCCATTAGTATTTGAGCATCTAAAGAATGAGTGGAAAAAGGTAGCTAAAGTTAGAGGTATGAATATCTCTGGTACTAAAAATCCAATGTACGGAATCGTACAAACAGATAGTACCAAAGCTAAAATCTCAGCTAGAGCGAAAGAAAGGTTTAACGACCCGGTTTACAGAGAAAAGTGGAAAAATAGTCCTAAGCGAAAAGCATACCACGTTAATCGCACAGGTATTAAAACGGGAGAAGTAGTCCCTAGATATACCTTACAATGTGAGTTTTGTAGTTCTGGTTTCCTAGTTATCCAAGGTGCAGCTAAGATAAGACGTTTCTGTTCAAAGAGATGTGCTATTCAAACTAATCGTGGTAAAACTATAACTACAGACTTAAAAATACGTGAATTAGCCCACAACTTCGCTTTAAATAATTCGGATAAACTTTTCACTACTAAATTAAACAAGTTAAAACCACTCTTTCAACCACTTTATGATGAAGTGTTAGCAGCTCACAATATTATGGATACTAGAACTATTGCTCTGATAACAATGGGAAAATCAGCTAGTAGAAAAGAGTTTCTGTACTATTTACGAGATTATGTACAAAAGGTACGCGGAACTATAGAGAATTCAGAATCTATAGAACTAGAGGATAAAAAGCCTTTAGGATAACAAAATGGAAATTATAGGCACTAACTTTCAATGTAACTTGGCAGATGTCCATGCTAATCTACTAGACCCCCTTGATTTTAAGCAGCAAGAAGAAGCATTTACAGCATCTACTTTAGCAGCTCTGCCTCTTTTAAAACATGAATTTGATATAGAACAGTTTAAATATTCTAGGGATACTGACCCTATTATAGGTATTTGCATTACTGGACTCTTTGACTTTTTTGTACATCTGTTTGGTGAAGATTGGTTACTTTGGTGGAAAGAAGGTAGGAGTAAAACATACAAAAATGCTGACTATTTTCTATCTATTGAAAAAGCTTATTTAGAGCGATGGAGAAATATAGTTAAAGAAACTGTTACTGAATTCTGCCAAAAACACAATATCAAAGTTCCTAACAGATATACAGCTATTGCTCCTTCAGGTACAAAGTCTCTTCTTACTGGCGCATCCCCGGGCTGGCATCCTCCGAAAGATACTCGATTCATCAGACGTGTTACATTCGCTAAAGATAATCCAGTAGCTCTAGCTTGTGTTGATTATGGTTATACTGTAGTTCCTTCTCAGTCATGTAAAGACGAATTTGGCAGCCTACTAAAGGATATTAATGACCCGAGAGTTACAGAGGTTTTAGTAGCAATTCCTGTTGAAGTTTCTTGGGTTAGTTTGGCGGATAAGGTAAACTTCCGTACTAAAGATATTTCTGCTTTAGCTCAACTAGATTTCTATATGCAGGTTCAAACCCACTGGACTGGACATAACACTTCAGGTACTTTCGAGCTTTTTGAAAGAGAGATTGAGCCATTAGCAGAAGCTCTTCATAAAATTATTCAAAATGATGAAGGCTATGTAAGTGTAGCTATGATGCCTAAAGAAGAGGAAGGTGTAAATACTCATCCTCTTCTACCCTTTGAACCTATCAGTAAAGAACGCTATATCCAAGAATGTCAAGATGTCTTATCTCGAAGAACTAATGACAACTTCTTAGAGTTAGTAAATTTTCATACTACTATGATGGAGTTTACTTCTGAAGCTGGTTCTGCTGGATGTGACTCAGATAAATGTTTAATGCCGGAGAAAGGATGATGGAAATACTATTTTGGACAACTATTATTATCTCTACTGTCTGTGATTATATAATCTGGGGCTATTTACATCCTTGGATTTTTGTAATTATAACTTGTGTAATCTGGACAGCTTGGTACTTTATCTACTATATGGATATTGATGACTAAGCTTCATTTAGATTAGGAAAACTTATCAAGAGGGGTTATTAGATTGCTCTCAGCAAAAGCTTCCGAGCTTATTAGCTCCTCTTATATTTAATTATGATTAGTAATGAATATGCGTTTTGGAAATGGTTTAAGAAAAATAAAAGTAGTTCTTTTAAACTGGAGCAGTTCGAGGAAGGCTATATTTGGTCTTCTTTAAATAGTAAAGGTGAATGGGAGGGGTCTGATATGTGGTTTGATACTCCTTACGATGCAATGATAGACTTCTTTTCTAACTTAATTTGTTGTGAAGTAGTTGAGAAGAACTCATGAAAAATAATTGGTACATTTCTATCCCAGGATTGTTAACAGGTTCCGTAATGTCTGTTTTACTAATAATACTTCCTTTTGAAATTGCAATATCTATTATCTTCTCATTTTTTGTTGGATTAGTTGTGGGTCATTATTTATTAAATCAGAACTAAATATATGTCATTACTAAAAGTTACGATTCATTTATTTTTAGTTGCGTTAATATTAACGGTTGTTATAGGAACATTCTCACCTATTCTTGCGGTAGCTTTTATAGTCTCTTACGTTATCGGTTTCAGTGTTGGGTTTATACTTGATAAGAACTAAAATTATGGATTTCTTTGTTTGGGTTGGATTTTTCTTCTTTTTAGTATTTGGAATCTTGATGCTGATAGAGTTTATAGAAGGTAGCTGATTCCATATCAGCTATTGTAGTCCCTTTCATGCTTTGTCTAATTTATGCTGTTCTAGTGACAATTTTACTTAGATTCTATGATTAAAGTTTACTTATTACTAGGACTTATCTGTTTTGTGTATATCATAAGTTTTGCTTATTTGTTGTTTTTATTAATTGTATGAATGCAATAGATTTACTTACCTTAGGATTTACAGCTACTATCTATGCTGTGGCTTTAGGATTCCTGATTTCTTTATTGGTGAGTAAAGATGACTTATTTTGAATTAATAATCGTAGGAATTTTAGCAACAGCCATCTACTCCCTTCTTTTTGCTTTTACTTTAGATTGGATAGCTAAAACAGACTATAATATTTCACCTTTCCTAATAGCTGGATTTTTTGGAATAGTTATCTCTGTGATTTTAGTTTCTCTCAAAGTTCTCTTAGTGGTAATTTAGATAAAACAACCAATCTATTTCGGTAATATAGTTTTTCAAGCTAGAACTCAGCATTGTATGAGTATTGGTGATTTAATTAAAGTATTAAGAGAGACTCATGGGATAACTTTAACTCCTCAAGATGTAATCAAAACGGAAGCAAATAGAGGAAACTACTGTTGGTTAATTCCTACTTTGGCTCAAGTCTACAACTGTGACCAAGATTGGCTTCATACTTTACATGAACAGACTCCAAGAAACTATGGATAAGATAGTTGTATTTTCTTACAAGCGAGACAGTTTACCTCACTCAGAATATCAAGTAAGGAAACAGTTAAAAAAGTTCTTAGTAGATGATAGTAGTTCTTTTATAATTACTACTTCTACTGCTTCTATATTAGATATTGTGAGAGTTTTCTGTTTAAAAAATAAGTTTAAATTAGTAGCTCTTTACGAAGAAGAAAAAATACCTTTTGATAGAAAAATGAGATTGAATGATTGGAGCAAATATCCAGATTTTACAGCTTCAGAGGATGACCTAGAAGAACTAATAGATATAGGATTATCAGAACCATGACAGAAACACTAATAACAGTTGTAGCTTCTGTAGTTCTATTACTTTTGTTCATTATCTTTGTATTGGAGTTGAGTAGATGAACAATTATATTTTCAACGAAAAAAAGTTGTACTGGGAAATAAAAGCAACTAAAGAAAAGTACAAAGAAATTTACTGGGTATTACATAAGGTAGAATATAATCCAGCAACTACACAGCTAGAAATAACCTTAGTAAATCAAAATAATAGTAAAGGTGAAGTAGAAATATACTATTTGGATGTGGCAAGTATTAAGTGCTTGAGAGGTAAAACAGAAGAAGAAATAGTAAAAGTTAGTTTATTAGGAGAGAGAGATATCCAGTGGAAAGAATTAGATATTAAGCTAGGACTTGAAAAACTATTAATGTCTGTTCAACTTTTAGAAGAGTGGGTAAAAAGTCTAAAATGATTAATTTAGCTCAATATTTCTATAAACTACCTTTTTTAAGAGGTAAAAGCGTTCACAATCCAACTACTCTAACATTATCTACTAAGATACCTAGGATTAAATCTGGTACTCGACATTACAGTAGAGGAGATGATGGAACTAGCGAGTTTATCAAAGGTATTCGATTACCTAAACATTCTCCTGCTCACTTAGTTTACTCAGCTTTAGAGTTTAGTAAATGGTGTTGTAGTAAGATTTTACTGAATAATACTAAATTCCCGTTCCTAGAAGAATTTGAGGTTTATCAATTACAGTGGTTTATTGAGAATCTACATTCATTAGGAGCATTTTGTTTTAACTGGGGAAGTGACGACTCTATTCACCACATCTTTCCTATTGAGGTGTTAGATACTATTGAAAAACGAATTGAATATCTGCAAACTACAGAAGTCAATGGGAAAACTTTAGGAGATTGTCAAGATTTTCTTTCTTTTACAGATGGAAAGTTACTGAGTTTAGATTTAGCCAGACTAGCTTTTCGGATTCTAGAAACTACTTATACTCTTTGGCATTTCACTCTTTATGGGTTAAAGAAGATGGAAGGAGCAAGATTAGATACATCTGCTCTTATTAACAGAACTAGCACTTATCTATTTTGGGTTAGTAGATATTCTACCCTTAAGCTCAATTTAGATGAGAACATTTGGGAGTCTAAAGTAGGTAATTATAATCCGCCTGAGTTTAAACTTAAGGAGAAAGATAATGAGTAAAGCTACGGAATATAGATTGCAGTATCATCAAGTATTTCAAGTAATGAATGCTACACAAGATGACATTATAAATTCTTTAGGAAATTTAATAGAAGATATGTTATCTGAAATGGAAAGTTTAGAAGAATATGCCTCAAAAGAGCATCAAGCAAAAAGACTAAGACAAGAAGCTTCTGCTAGAACAGGTATTAAACTTGAAAAATAATATGACACAACAAATACACAATATCGGCATCAAACTTCTTCATCCAAATGCTCAAGTACCTAAGAAAGCTAATCCTACAGATTCTTGTTACGATGTTGTAGCTGTTAGAAGAGAAGAGTTATGGACAGATGATGTTTATTATGGGGGTAGAATTTACGGGTATGAGTACCATTTAGGTTTTGCTTTAGATTTACCTTCAAATACTGAATTACAAGTAAGAGCAAGAAGTTCTATATTCAAAACTGGTCTTATCTTAAGTAATGGGATAGGGACAGGGGATGAAGGTTATACAGGAGAATATAGTGTAGTGTTCTACCATGTTGTACCTGAATTACCTCCTTATGAAGTTGGAGATAGAGTAGCTCAGATTATGTGTAGCAATAGAGCAGATATAGATTTCAATTTAGTAGAAGAGTTGCCAGATAAAGATAGAGGCTCAAAAGGCTGGGGAAGCACAGGTAATTAGTAATCAAAACAGGAGAATAATTATGGGAGTTAGACAAGCTATTGTTCGTGGATTTCTTAAACTAAACATTTTTGCTAGAACACCTCATGTAAAAGAAGAATCAGGGTTTATCTCAGAAGAAGAAGCTCTAGAAGAAATAATTGAGAAAGCTAAAAATACTGAAGAATACAAGGAACATCAAAGAAAGAAAGATAAGAAGTATAATCCTTTTAACTTCTAACTGAGTTACTAGCAAACCTATAGGCTCTCTACTAATACTGGGGAGCTTTTCTTATGAACTCCACAACCTACAATTTACCCAACGCAGACATTATCTACTTCCCAGAATTCTTTGATAAAGATGACAGTTTCTATTTCTATACTAAACTCTTCAACAGCATTAAATGGGAAACTAAAATTCTTAACTTTTCAGGTAGAGAAGTACCAATTCCTCGACTAACAGCTTGGTACGGAGAGAAACCTTATACTTATTCTGGGATGAAACTAGAACCTAATCCTTGGACATCTACTTTACTCGCTCTCAAATCTGCTCTTGAAAAAGAAGCAAATCATTCATTTAACAGTGTTCTACTAAATCTCTATAGGGATGGTAAAGATTCTGTTGCTTGGCATTCTGACGATGAAAAAGAATTAGGTATAAATCCAGTAATTGCGTCTATTAGTTTCGGTGGTACAAGGGACTTTAAGTTAAAACACAAATATGAAAATATCAAAGAAACAATAGAACTTACAAATGGTAGTCTTCTAATAATGAAAGGAGAAACACAACATTATTGGCAACATTCAATCCCTAAGACTACGAAGAAAGTAGAACCAAGAATTAATCTTACTTTTAGGACTATTTACTAATGAAAACTTATAAACAGCACGAAAGTAGACTTGAATCAATAAGGTTATATATCAAAAGAGAAAGAGAAGATTATAGTCTTTATTCACCAGAAATGATAGATGAATACGACCAATTTGCTCAAGAGATGTTAGAAACTATTCAAGAATTAGAGAAACAAACTAAGAGAACTAATAAGTTAATCTACAAGAAAAGAAAAAAAGATAGGTCAGATATTCCAATTATCCAAGAAGATTTTGTTAATGTTGGCTATTTAGATATTGATGAAGAGATAGTTTTTAATGAAGTTAGCTCCGAGTTTTTCTATTTAAATGATAGATTTAGCTTGACTTTTTATGTTAAGGAAAACAGAGAATTTGTTCCTTTCTATCCAAAGAGTTTAGTGTTAGAAGTGATTCAATCTCCTTCACAATTCAGTGATAAAGACTTCTGTGCAGTGGGATTTATTGCAGATAATAACTACATTCCTTACGACCGAATTATTGAGTAGGAGGTTTTATGCCAGATATATCCCAACAACTACTACAGTTAAGAAAAGAATTAGGATTTACACAAAAAGAATTAGCTAATTTAGTTGGTATTGACCAAACAATGATTTCTGATTACGAGCGAGGAAAGTTTATTCCTACTCAGAAGACTATTAATAAATTTGCTAAGCAAGGAATAGTTATAGATTTAGACTCAAATCAAGTAGCACAAGTGAAAAATTATCAAACCAGAGAAAGTAATAAGGAGCAAGAAATGATAAACATCCCAAAACAAATCATAAACCTAAGAGAAAACTTATGTCTTAATCAAAGTTCTTTTGCTCGAAAGATTGGAGTTAGCCCAACAACTTTATGCGAGATTGAGTCTGGTAAAAGAGATATATCTGCTACAACTTTGAAAAAGATAAAAGATAAGGTAGGGGTAGATTTAGAGGTAAACGTCCCAACTAACATCCAAATACAAACTGCTGCAAAAGAAATATCTGATAAGTTTGGGATTACTTGGTTTGACAATAAGGAAGAAGAAACAATGAGTCAAGAAATAGGTCACGTAAGATTTACTTTCAATATTGAGAATGAAATCTTTGAACTAATCTACTCTTCTTATAAAGAGACAAGGGAAACTACTCACATTTATAATCTTATTCTCAATCAAGAATACTTTGACTTTACTAAGTTTCTATCTAAGAAATATCCAAATCAAATTAGAAATCTAGAAATACAAAACATCCAAAAGGTTTTGTTATTAGTCTCTAGTAATAAAACTAACTATTTCTACACTCTAAAAATTGTAGGAGCTGGTATGACAGGAATTGTTACTTTTAAACCTTCTAAATTTGAAGACGTGATAGAGAAACCAGATATGAGAGAAGAACCTATTATAAGAGCAGTAGTAGAGAAGAAAAAAGAAGAATCAAATCCTGAACGAAACATCCTTATTCTCTGTCAAAAAATTATTCAAATCCGCGACGTATTCAACGAGTTGCTAGAACAAGCAGAAGCAGTAGTTCAGCCAATTGCAGATAAACAAATCGAAGATAAAGTTAAAAAAGAACAAGAGAAGAAAGAACCTAAAATAGTAGAAGTAGTTCACAAAGCTTTTAAACAAGAAGTAGGGACTATTAATTATATCCAAGTAGGAACAGTTAATGATAAGAATCAAGTAATATTTAACACTCCTCCATTATCAGAAGCTAAATGTAAAGAGAAACAAAAATATCAATGGAAAACTTATCACTTAGCTTTTATTTATCAAACTGTCTGGACTTATAATAGTGGGGAAACTAAAGCAGGACAATTTAAAGAGTTTGTCCCTACTAATAAGATTCAAGAAATTGAGTCTACGGATGGCAGAGGAGTTATTGGTTATGTAGAATACAAAGCCGGAATAGTAGAAGTTATCTATTACGATAGATTTGTTGATTAATTACTAGAAGGGGAGAAGTAAATGACATATAAACACTTTGAGTATGAAAAGCAACAGATAGCGAATAGTTGGAGTGCTGATGCTAATAATCAAGAACTCTGGAAATTAGTTCAAGATATGTTGACTTATATCAAAGAAAAGGAATCTGGGACTATTATAACTGAGAAAGAAGTACAGAAGAAAATGGAACAAGAAATCCTAATGAAAACAAGAGGGGTATACAAATATGTAACTTCTTGCTATTACAAAGATAATACATCTACTAAGAATGCTTTGGTTCAAGTAGGTTACTTAGATTTAGATGACAACATTGTTTTCAATGAGCCAGATAAAGAATTTGTAGGTAAGCCAGACACATTAGTTAGATATCTCCCGGGTTTCATGGTTAGAGGATATCGTAGTTGTGAGGAATGCGTACCGATTACCAACTCTCATAACGGTAAAGATACTAGAGAAATTAATGAAGTGATTAGTAATAGTAGCGTTATTCATTACTCTCCTTCTACTTATGGTAGCTCTCCTAAAGTAACTTATGCCATTATTGGTTACTTGAACGAAGACGGGGAACTTGTCTACTACAACCAAATAGCTAACAAAGAGTAATTAGTAGTTTAAGAGAGGAGGTTACTAACTCTCTATTAGAAAAAGGAAGGAATAGTGACTAATCCAAACAATCCACTTAACTTAATAGAGTTCGATTTAGGGAGTGAAGAAGATGAATAATAAAGAAAGACTAAGAATCCACAAACTGCATTATGCTAGTTTAGCCGAAAAAATTAAAGATGATAAAGACTTAACTAATCTCATAGAATGGTTAATTTCTGACCTTGAATCTTATGTTAAAAGAGAAGAAGAGTTATTCGACATTGAGAATCACATTCTTCGGATTGATTATAGAGATTACAAGTTCAAGATTTATTTAGACGCTGAAAGAAATACTTTAGTTGGAGATGTTCTACTAAATGATGAAATAGATGTAATTGGGTTGGAATCTGATTCTCTTACTAATTTACTAAACGAACTGGAAAGCGAAGTAGACGAACAAATTAATTACAGATACCAAAGTCAACTAGCAAAAGAGATTATTCAATATCAAGACAGAATAAAAGAGTTAGAACAAGAGATAAAAAAGAAACAGTATTCTGAACCAATGTGGATTTATTGTGGAGGTTAAATAATGATTACTAAGATAATGAAATTCAAATGTGAATGTAACGGTTACGTCTTAGTTCTTGAAGAAATAGAGAAAAACTGTTATAAAACTTTCTGCTATGAAATACCTTATTTCTGTGAAGAACTCTGGAAAGCAGATTTAAACACTATCATTGGTAGCTTTGTTCTAAAAGTATCAGGAATTAAAAGAAACGAAGAAAAAACAATCCGCATAGTTACTAGAGATTAGTCTTGTACCTTTCTTTTTAAGAAACACTATGAGAAAACCTACTTTGCCTGAAGCTGCATTTTTAGCTGTTACTTCTACTACAGCGGTAGTATCTAGTGCAATTTTAGTACCAGAAATAGCTGAAGAAGTTGGACAAGCTATGCAACAAGCTGCTCAATCTTCAACTCCTGAAAATGATTTTAATAACGGGTATTTAGCTGGAGGTATTACAGTTGCTTCTGGTGTTGGAGCTGTAATGTATAAAAAAGCTAACGAACCTTAAGTAAATAGTCAAGGGTGCATATATTAATCAATTAACTTAAGAGGATAAATGGATTTCTGTAAAAAATAGTCGCTACAGAAGCTAGAAAAGGAATACTGAGGAGAAAACAGAATGACTAAATATCAAGAGTTTCAAGAAAAAATGAAAAATGTCCCTACTGTCTGTGGTTATGATTCCAAAGATGTAGTAGCACTAAAATATAAACAGTTATTAGAAAAAGTCTTAGAAGAATTCAAACTATTAGAAGACAATTTAGAGTGGAGAAGAAAAGTTGAAGCTAAAGAATGGGGAGATGATGATATTGATTACTTTGAGTCAGGTGAAGAAAGAAAAGTATGGGATGAACTGATGAAACAGAAAATAGAAGAAACTAAGACTAATCCACCTTGCCACAATCTAGTATCAAAAATACTCAAGAACAATCCTCAAGTAGTTGATGAGCTTTTTCAACTGTTATCTGATTTCAAATTCAAAGTAGAAGAAGGTATTGGTGAGGAAGAATAGAAAGAGTTATTAGGGTGCTTTTACTAAACTAACCAAAACAAGAGATAGAAAATTATGAAACCTCAAGAGCGACTAGAAAAACTTACAGAATCTATTGAAAAGACAAAAGAAATTATTAGACTAAATAAAAATATAGATGATTCTACACCAATAGATTACTGGGAACTATGGTTAGACCAACAAGAATATGCAAGAAAAGATTTAGTACAAGAGATAGCAAAAGAGAGTAAAGAAATGAAAGAAGGACTCAGAACCCTAAATACCTTAATTACTTACAAAGGCTACGAACTATTAGTAGAAGTAGTACATTTTATTCCTGAGAAATCTTATAACTTAGAGAAAAGACATATTCCTAGTGGTTATACTACTTATGGTGGAAAATGCAAAGAGATTAATTTTGTTAAAGGTCTTTGTTTAGAACTTCATGAATTAGCAGATGAATTTAAGAAAGCTGTCAACGAGAAGCTGAAGCTAGACAAAGAAAAGATAGAAGAACCTAAAAATAAAACTGTTAACCATCTTAGAACACAATTAGATAGATTAGCTCAAAGAGATAAAGAAGTTAACTTTACACCGTTTGAGTTAAGAGGACAGTTAATAGAGATATATCATTTGTTTGGTAAGATTCTAGGTATAACTTTAGATGATATTTATAGATACTACTTTGAGAGAGCTGAGAAATAAATAAGTAAAAGAGGGAGCTATTAAACTCCCTTAAACATCTTAAAAACTAAGAGGAATAAATAATGGCTAAGAAAGTATTTAAATATAGTGATGATAACGGCAAGTTTGTAGAAGTAGGAGTATTAACAGATAGCGAAGAAGTAATATTCCACGAACCAATTAGAGGAAGAATGACTTGTATTGCTCTGTATTATCCAGATTTCTACATTCAAAAAGAAGACGGAGAATATGATGAAGTATTACCTACTAAAATTAGAAGAGAGATTATTACTAATATAGAGGGGCTGAATTATACCCTTGGTTATATTGACCATAACGATAAAGTTGTATTTTATGACCAATATCTAGCTAACTAATAGGACAAAACTTATGACTCTGGAATCTCTCACTGCTAAGTTACTTACAGACCCTGAAGTTAAGAGACATTACGAGGAGATGAAGATGGAATTTAACATTGCTAAAGAAATCATTAAACTTAGAACCAAGTTCGGATTAACCCAAAGACAATTAGCAGAGAAAGTAGGTATTAAACAACCTCAATTGGCTAGGATTGAAACAGGTAAACAGTTAGCTAGATTGGATACTTTGAAATTGATAGCTGAAAGTATGGGTTATTCAGTAGAAATCAGATTGGTTCCTCAAGAAACAGAACAAACAGCAGAAGAATTTGAAGAAGAGTATCATCGCAGAATAACTAGAGTAGAAAATGGAGAGGATGATGAGAATTGTTGGATTGAATATCCTACTAGAGAAGAATAACTTATTAGGAGAAAATAAATGGTTGCTAGTTATATCAACGGTCAGAATGAGAGATTTTTTGTTATAGAAGACTACACTATTAATGGATTTAATATCCAAATAGATAAGAAAGAAGCTACTGAAGAGTTCTATGGTAAAATATATAACTCTTATGAGCCTTATGATTTAATCAAGACTATGAAAGATTTAGATTTAGAGAATCTAAAAAATAGTATTAAGGATTATACTTATAAGCTAATTTTATTAGGGAACTCTTTAATAATGAGTAATTACTAATTTTTAAATAACTAATAGGAAGAGGTAGATTATTATTCAAGATATTTTTAGATTCTTTTCTAAATTTAACTGAAATAATAACTTACCATCCTCACTGCTACTTTTTTATTAATCTCTGGGTATACCGACTTTAGAGATTCTAAAAAATTACCGCAATTATTCTTCTAAGATTTCCATAACTTTAACTGTCTTTCCATCTATCCGGATACTCTTAGTTCTAGTAGAGCAATACTGAGTAACATCGCTAGCCTTACCTTTCTTGCTTAGATGTAATCGAGTATAAACGTCATTAACTACAGTTTTGAGATGAGGTAGAGTATAAACCTCTCCTACTACTAACAATCTGTTTAACTCAGATTTGATACACTGTTGAATATCTACGTTTTTAAACTTGAGTTCGTTCTTAAGTCTATCAGGTAGATAGTTAACAGCTTTCATTCTCTCAGCACCTAGCTGCTCATAACTTTCTTTGATGAGGGGGAATCTATCTCCTAAATAGACCCTCTCATTTTCATTTTCTATATAACTAATGCAATTAGACTTAAAAGACTTACTGCTCAATCTATGAATAAAGCTATTCTCATTCTGAACGTTAACAAAGTCTTGGTCGTTAGCTAGTTCAAATCCAGCTTCAACATAAGCTTCTCTAACACTCAGACCATCATGATAAACGTTACTAGAGACTTCCCATCTTCTCTTATCATTGAGCATCATATACTTATTGAAGTAGAGTTCTCCATCTGTTCCTTTACTAATATAATTGTCATCAGAATAGCCGTATCTAGTATTGCTTTCCCAGTCTATTAAAAAAGCTTTCTGTTCAGACTCATTACCTTTATGATAGAGAGATAGTAGATTAGTAGTTTGCTCTACTTTGGTTTTAATTAATTCATCAAACTCTTCTTGAGATAGCAAGCTAGCATCAGTATTATAAAGATGATAAATTTCCTTTCTGAACGGATTAGTAAGAGTTCTGATTCTACCAGCTATCTGTCTAATATCTGTATCAATACTAATTAAAGTGTTCTTATTTTGAGTGTTACTAACGACGTAGATAACTCCAGTTTCAGAATAGAAGTCGCATCCTTTAAATGCAGTAGATGTAATAAAGTTGAATTTCTTCTCTGGGTCAAGTGCTTTCTCTATCTGAAATATATCCATCTTGCTTTGGTTGACTTTGTTGTTAGCACAAATAACTCTAACTTCACTAGGACGTAAATCAGCAGCTTCAATGATGTTTAGAATAGAGTTAACTGAATTAACAAAGAAATAAGCAGATTTTGAATAATGACCGTTAGGCATTTTAATACCTTCATCACCAGCAGCTTTATAAGCTTCAATAATATTACAAGCTAACTGGTAAGGTTTATTAGTTTTCTTGCGTTCTACTTTGACTTTGGTGTATTCTCCCCAGTTAATCTGATACTCATCTAATCCTTTCAAACATTCAGGATAATACTCAGACTTAATAGGAGTAGCAGAAATATAAGTAACATAATCAAATTCTTGAACTGAATTTAACAATCTATCTATTGCAGCATCTCTATATGAGTAAGCGTCTAGCAAATCAGAAAACTCATCTACTAAAACTCTGTATTTATCTTTGTTATTAGAAGATAACAGTCTCGAAACTCTATCAAAACTATCATAAGTAACCATTATCTTTGGGACTTTAGTAGTGTTGATATAGCTAACTAAATCTCTCTCTTTAATACCACCATAAAAACCAAATATCTTCTCAGCTCTCCTTTTATTTGGATACTGGTCTACTTTGTTTCTAATTATCTCAATAGTGGGAACTGCTAAGATATAGGGGTTTTGGTCTTCAAGAGCTAATACTGATGCTCCTACACCAGTTTCGTGTTTATCAATTATACCTTTTGGTAGTTCAGTCATAAACTCTGAACAGTAACGGGAATTAGGAGGTGCGTCGATGATTATCATTGAGTTGCGGAAGTTTTGTTTACAACTCTATTGTATCAGAGATTATTTAAAAAGTAGCATCTTAAGAGAATTTGCGGAACTTTTTATTAATCTGTGGGTTTAGTGGATTTAGCCAGTAATAAAAAAGTAACAGTAAAAAGGAAACAGAATCTATTAATAATGAAATGGAATACAGAGACTTTACCTTACAAATTACAGTAGACTCAGATGATGAGTGTGTAATTGGAGAAATAAAACAGTTAGTAGGTTTAAATGAAAGTAAGTATAAGTTCTCAGCTAAAACGATATCTGAATTAAAGAAAAAATTTTATCAGCTAATAGATGAAAGAATTGAGGAATTAGGGCAAGATGTCTTTGGAGATATTTACAGTGGAGGAGACGATAAAGTTCCCCAGAAGTTATTAGATATTTTAAAGACTGACTACGACGAGTATATGATGATGAATCCTAAATTCTATTTATTTTAAACAATAGTGGAGTGTAGACTTTTTCTAAAATTTGTACTTACATATAGTCCGCAGATTTCAAGAAATGTCTACATTCTATTTTTGACCCGAAAGTTAAAATAAATAGCTTATAAGTGAGGTACGAGCTAAATACAGAGTAGAGGATTAATAAATTGTGTCAGTCCTTAGAAATTTATTCTAAAGTGGTAGAAATAAAATGAATTATTATAGCCAATAGTCAAGTAGAAAACAGTCTCGAAACGAGTTCTTACGAGTTAAAAAACTTCTACCATGCTATAATTTAAATAACTAGGAACCTTGACATAGTGGTTGTGTAGCTGGCTTTTAACCAGTGTTAGGAAGGTTCGATTCCTTCAGGTTCCATTTTTTAATTGAATAAGAGGAAAAGTTCATGCACAAAGGTAAACATAGATTTTCTTACCGAAATTCAGCTATCCAAATAGTAGAGTTTATCGATTTTGATAGTGAAGAGATTAGATATGTTACAGATGTCCTTCCTCATAGCTACGATAGTTTAGACTCTTTAATTTCTGATTACAAGAGGTTGATAGATAAGAGATTAGAACCTAAAAGAAGAAAGGAAGAAGATGATTTTGATGAAAGGTCAATCTACTATAAAGACCAAGAATTAGAACTAGAAAGAGATATTGTTACAGGAAAGGTAGTAGGAGGTAAAACTTATGATTTGTATTCTGAGAGAATGTTTAGACCTTTAGTTAGATTTAAAGGTAAATTAAAAGATTTACGCAGACAGTTTGAGAAATACGTAGATGATTATGAGAAGTATTTAATCAAGTAGAGACAAACAAAAAAGTCACATCTATTGAGGGAGAGATAAATGATTACAGAAACTTTAGTTATCTTACACGAAAGTAAAGAATGTCCTTGGTCAGATGCTAGAGAATATAGTTGGTACACTAAACATCCAGTAATTAAACGAGTAGGATTTACTTATAAATCAGATTCTATATTTGGAGGTTCTTATGTTAGAAGTTACTCAAAAACTCATGGAAAAGAAAGTGGTTATATCCCTACTCCAGTATTAGAGAAACTTAATTGTGTTTATGAGGAAGAAAAAGAAAAATCTGTTGAAGAACAAGTTAGATACGGACAAAAAATATTAGCTCAAGATTTATTTAACGCTATGCTTCGTTATTATCCAGAAGCTTTACCAGAAGTAATTAAGTTGTTAGCAAATTTGAAAGCCCGGCTTGAAAAATAGATTACACAATCAATACCGAGGAAGAATAAGATGACTAACTTAGATATAACTTTACCACAGTTCCATTTACTACTAGATCATTACTTAATATCTAAAGACTTAAAGAATAGATTTACTGTTGAAGGGAAAAATGTAATATTCAAAGCATTAGTAGAAAAACATTCACACATGATTTGGACAATAGAAGAGATATGTAATGAATATACTGAATTATCTTTAGTTGATTTTTCTAATAAGTATGCTATAGAAGCAGATGAAGAAGTTATTGACAATTATTTATGTCAAGAAAGTAGTTATGCTTTAGGTTTTACTAAAGATACAGTAGTATTTCAAGATGTTATTGAGTAAAATAAATGATTGTCCGGGATTTTTAGAAGAAGTGAGTTAGGAGAGGAAAGTAGAGATGCTAAAAAAATACTGTGATATTAACTATCGCGGACATTTATTAGAGATTGAAGAAAATGAGTATGTACCAGGAAAATTTAATTATAAAGGTAGTTCCAGAGATAAAATTTTATTTCTAGTTTATCCATATACATTAGAACAAGTTATCAATAGGTTTAGAAGCGCAGTAGATGATATCTTAGGAGAAAGAATTAGAGAAGGAGATAGTCAATTAGTTCTTACTCTTATCTATAAAAAGTATGAATTGGAGATTTATCAAAGTAATGCACAAAGAACTTATTCAGCTTTTTTACAAAGTTTAGATTTTGCTACTTGGAGTAATTTAGGTTATGTTTCTATAATTAAAGCTTTTATACAAAGAGTTGAGGATAGATTAAATGGTTTAGATGATGCTCCTATTCAGACTATTTATAATTATAAACAGCATCAATTAGTAATTAGAAAACAAGGACTACTATATACTGGTATCTCTTGTGTTCATGGAGAATCTTGGAGACATCAAAGTCATGATTGGGATTTTTTAATCAGATGGTTTAAGTCAGATATTGGTGAATTCTCAGATGAGGAGGAAGAGCCACAATTAGTTGAAATGGCTGAGAATTTAGGACTTTACGAATATTTTTAGGAGAAGTTAATGAGTAAGTATCAGCACTATAAAAAAGAATTAGAAGATGCCGTTGAATTTATAAATGATATAGGATGTTATGGCTGGTTAGGTGATGGAGCAAAAAGTTTAGAGAAAATAGCTAAAGAAATGCTATCTACTATTCGAGAGCTAGAACCAGTAGAGATTGACCCAGAGTTCTTTGATTGGCAAAGTAGAAAGTTTACTCTATATCCTTTAAGCACTAGCATTAGAGAAGTGTATAAAGAGAAATCTGACGGTACAAGAGTTCAAGTAGGGTTATTTTATAATAATGAAAATTTAGCTCTTTACAAACCTAGTAAGTTAAGAAGTCCTACAGGTAATCCTAGTTACATTGAAGGATTAAATTGGTCTACTTATTGGTTTTATTTAGATGAGACTAATAAGAAAGTAAAATTTACACCTTCTAATAGAATCCATGAGATATTTGAAGACCCTTGGAGTACCTATGAGTTTAATGCTTTAGGTTATAAGACTCCTAACGGTACTATTGTTCACTATGATTCTTATATTGAGGAATGAGAAATGAAAATAAGTGCTGAGTATGAAGGCTTCACTCTAAATATCGAGGAATATTCTGATAAAGAAGGTGGAATTTACTGGAAAGCTACTTGTAACGAATTAAATAGTTATACCTTTTGTTTTTATCCTAGGCTTTATAGGAGTTTAGATGGTGGCATTTCTACATTCAAACGAGAAGTAGTTTTAGCTAAGAAACAGTTAGAGGAACAACACCAAATATTAGATGAGAGATTTGCTCTCGATGCTGCTGCGTTTTTTAGTAATGATGAAGATAGTGAGATGAAGGAAGAAGATATTCTCCAATTTCCCATTAAAGGTACTAATCCTAGATTTTAAGGTAAGATTGTACATTATCTCATTTGGTGGGAAAAAGGTGAAGATAGAGACTTTGTAGGTGAAAAGAAATTAGTTAACACATCAATTCCTAACAAAGAAATAGAAATTGAAACTTTTGAATTTATTAAAGGTTGGAGTTTTAAAGAGGGGACAGATTACTATAAAATAATTATCAATAATAAAGAAGTTAAGTTTAGTCCAAAAGAAGTATTTTTCTCTTGATTATGGGATATTGGATAGATAGAAGAAAAGAAGAAGACGCAGAAATTGCGGGAGTATTGGTGAGTATATTTCCTAGAGGAGGAGAGTGTATGGGAAAAGTAGTACCAAAATCAGCTAACCCAAGTTCTGATGAAAATATTATACCTAACTCTTTCCCAACTCAAGGGAAAGAAGAACCTCCAGATGATGTTAAATACAATGAAGAATGGTGGAAATGGTATTGTAAAGAAAATAACTTAGATGTGAGTTCAGGTAAAAGTTTAAGAGGTGGTAGTTCTAGAGATATTATTAGTTACGAAGATGTTCAAGATTATTTATCTTTCTAAGTCATGAATAGTAGTTTCTTCCATCAGGGTTATGAGTTACTAATAGTCAAAGATAATTGTATTTATTACGGTCTTTGCAGAGGGTTAGGTTATTCTAGTAACTCAGATAATGAGCAAGAGTTGAAGAATGATTTTGTTAAATATGTTGGTGGAGTAGTTTAATGAAAAATAGTATGTATTGATAATTACAATCGAGAGTCTAGAGCAGATGTTCTAATTGCAGAAAATGTTCACAAGTATTTTGGTGAAATAATAGTTGAGTTACTGAATAAAAGAGAAGGAGATAGCACTGATGACTTCTTTGTTCTTAAAGAAGATGATTATAAGTTGTGGAAAGGAATGGAAGAGTTGATTTAGTTATTATTTAGTGGTAGAAAAACTATGATATATAATCACAAAGGTTACGAATTAGTTATTACTTATAACTCAGAATCCGGATTGTGGGAAGGTAATTGTAAGTCTTTAGGTATTTATGTAATAGCTAGAACTCAAGGATTGTTAGAAAGTAGTTTTCGTGAAAGAGTTGATGATATGGGAAAGTGAATAAAATGATATATAGATTTAGAACTAATTACAAAGGACACGATTTAGATATCCAAAAGAAAAAAGATAGTGATAAATATATAGGAACCTCTACTTTCTTAAATAACAGATGGAACCATGAAGATTATAGTGTAGATTTCATTATAAAAAGACATCAGATTGAGATAGATAGAATAGTGGAGCAGCAGAAGAAAATGATAGGAAAGACTTATGAGGAAGTTTATCGTGAGTGGAGAGGTAATACAAAGGTAATTACTTATAAAAATTGTAAGATGCTTATTACTGCCAGAAAAAGAGCTAAGGATAATCGAATAGTGTATTTAGGAGAGTTTAGTAAGGACAGATATAAAACTTGGATTAGAACTAGCATTGAAAGCATTCATTACGATAAAGTAATTGCTAAGTTTGAGAGATTTGTGGATGAGTATTGTACTGATTGGGGAGTTAAGGCTGTATTACAGTATAAAGGTTATGAGATAAAGATTTGCAGAGAAGTGGGTTGTAAGGAGTTCTATTTTGGAAGTGTTCAGTTTCATAAGAATTCTACTTTTAAACATATTGCAGATACTAGAGAAGAAGTAGAAAGATGTTGTAAAAATAGAATAGATAAAGTGATTTATGAGAAGGAAAAAGTAAAAATAATTAGTCCTAGGAACGAAAAGATTAAAGAATTAGAAGAGTTGCTAACTAGAATATCTACTCAACTAGAAGAACTGAAAAAAGAGAAAGATACTTTAACTTATAAGGGAGTAGTTTTAGAGATAGATACTATACCTGATAGATACGGAAGGGTTAAAGGTCTTCTTAGAAATATTTCTAATCCCGCACCTTTTGTAGAAGATAATTTAGAGAACTTAAAGAAGTCATTCGAGAGTTATGTAGATAAGCTAGAGAACCAGTACCTTTTATTTTGTAAGTTAACTGGTAGAGACTCTTAAAATCTAGTTAAATAGTTAAGTAAGAGAGTTAGGAAGTCTTAGCTCTCTTTTATTTTGAGGAGTAGAAATGGGCAATATTATTTATTACTTTCAGAGGTTATAACTTAGAGTATTATCCTCAACCTAACAATACTTATTGGGGTATTTGCAGAAAGTTAGGTACTAGAGTAAGAGAAGATACTTTAAAGTTACTAGAATGGAAATTTCATCAGAGAGTAGATTCTATTAACTATCTTGTTTACTTATTGTGGAGTTGTGACCAAGAAGAATATTACTGTACTAATAGTGACCAATACGGAATTGAAGATTTAGTAGAACATTTACCGAAATTAGAAGAAAGGATAAAAGAAATTGAGCGTAGAAATACTATTTTAAATATTGAAATTAAGAAGCTATGACTATTAATACAAGTGCAACATTAATTATTGAGATAAAAGAAGATAGATTTTCTATTCCCTTAACTAATGTAGGTGGCTTTGGGCCGAATAATAACTACTACTTAGTTAGAAATAGTGATGAAGTAAAGAGGTTTACTAAGTTTCTAGGATATCTAGATTCAGAAGAGAATGATTGTCCAAAAGTAATGGAAGTTTATGATGAATCTACTAGAGAGTATAAACATAAATTTAATATATCCAACAAGCTACATAAATTAGAAATTGAGTTTAGATTTAATGAACTTTATGTGGATTGGTAGAAATGAAAATAACTATTTGGGGCAATCAATATCCATTACGTCTAGATACTAGAAATTTATATTTAAGTTTTCCTGGTATTGAGACAATGGAAAGAAATAAAGAAAAAGAAACAGATTTAGATTACATAACTTTTTATGTTGAGGGACGTTTCTTCAGTATTAGGTTTGATTATACTGAGTTTGGTCTTAAGATATTTCCTGAAGTTTATGATTCAGAGCTACAGTTTCTATTTGATAATTTTGATAAAGCTGAGAAGTTTGGTTTGTTTTTTAGAAATGGAGAAATAGTAGAAGCTGATTCTTACTGGAAAGATGGAGAAATGGTGATTTATAAAAGTAAGTTAGATAAATTGATTGAACTAACAGAAGAAGCTGGTCTTTACGATTATTACTAGGAAGATTTATGGAAGTTAGACTTATAATTGCTGGTTCTAGAGATTTTAATAATTACGAACTTCTAAAGAAAGAAGTGGATGAGTATTTCTTAAGTATTGTTAATGACCTTTTTAGTGATTTACCCGTAGGTACTACAAAAGCTATTTATACAAAAATCGTATCTGGTGGAGCTAGAGGTGCGGATAGATTAGGTGAGAGATATGCTAGGGAAAGAAGTTTAGCAATTAAACAGTTTATTCCTAACTGGGGGAGTGAAGGTAAGAAAGCTGGTCGCTTAAGAAATGAAGAAATGGCAGAGTATTCTAACTACTGCATTTGTTTCTGGAATGGTAGCCCCGGAACTGCCAGCCTGATTAGATTAGCTAAGAAGTATAAATTAGGTTTAAAAGTAGTTAATGTAGATTCTACTAATGAAAAAGAATAATTCTCTCAAAACTCTAACTTCTCATAAATCAGATGAACACAATACTCCAAGTTACATAATAGAAGCTGCTAGAGAAGTCCTAGGTACTATTGATTTAGATTCAATGTCTAATACTTTGGCTAATGAAACAGTTAAAGCCACGACATTTTACACGAAAGAAGATAATGGGTTGGATAAAGATTGGTATGGAAGAGTCTGGTTAAATCCTCCATTCTCTTTAGCAAAGTTAGCTATTCCTAAACTAATAGAATCTTATGAGTCGGGACAAGTAGAAGAAGCTATATTACTAATCAAATCTGATGTCTCTACTCAAAAATACAAATTGCTTTATCCTTATCCATTTTGTGAATTGAATAAAAGAGTTAAGTTTGAGAATGTAGATAATAAAGATTCAGCTCCTTTCCCAGTAGTATTATTCTATTTAGGAAGAAATTATTATAGATGGAATAAAGTAATGAGTAAGCTAGGTAATGTTCATCCAGGTAATAGATTATTTAATAAATTAGCTATGAATTGTAATATTGATGATTTACGTTATTTAGGAGTAATAGAATGAGTCTTGATAGAGAAGAGTTAAAGAGATTAGGTATAAGGTTCCCTTTAATAAAAGAGAGGAAATTACCTAAAGACAACGGGTTTTCGAGTAGAGATTACGTGGAGGATAATCTTGGGGCTGCTGAATGGTTATTAGATAACTCAGAAATGTTATTAGAAGTGTTAATTAAATATCGTAGAATTACTGGAATTACTTTTAAAGAAGAAAAACCAAGTGAATAGTCTAAATGTAAAAAGAATATCTATTAAAGGAAGTCCTAGTCAACCAGACGCAATTTATATAGGTAGAGAGAATAGAACTTATTGTTTGAGGCAAAGTCCTTTAGCTAATCATTATAAGATAGGTAAAGACGGGACTAGAGATGAAGTAGTAAAGAAATACCGCCAATGGTTGTGGGAAGAAGTGCAGAGAGGAAGAGCGGTAGAGAATGAGGTTTGGAAAGAGCTAAAGAGTATCTTAAAGGACATTAAGCAGTTAGACTCTGAAGACGATTATATTAGACTAATGTGTTGGTGTAAAGAAGATGAGAAATGTCATGGGGATATAATTATTAACTGTCTTAATTGGATGAATAAGAGTAACTTAGGAGATTGATATGAAAGTAGCTTTTTTAAGTCCAGATTCTACTGAGATATGTCTTACTAGATATGATTATTATGATGCAGAAGAGTATGAGCCAAATATAGGACTACGAGATGCTCTGCTAGATTTTTCTAAAATGCAAAAGATTAATAGATCTATTTCAGAAGTTCTTGAGAAATTTGGAAATTGGAAAGTATTAGTATCTTGCGAAGAAGTTATAGGTACTAATTGGTATTACTCTAATAAGTTTAAAGAACCTAAAACTATTAAAGAGTTGTGCTTAACTAATATCTGGATGTTAGGAGATTAATCATGATAAAAGAGAAGAAAGCTATTCAATATAGAGGATTTTATTTAACAGCTTGTTACACAGAAAAAGATAACCCTGGGTATATTGGTACTATCTACTCTAAGGAATTAGACAAGTATAGATGGAAAACTAATCATTACGGCTACCCAAAAATTATCTATCAGTATCAAATAGATGAAACAATAGACAAAATGAAAGAGGAAGTTGATAAATTTTTAGAAAAATATAAAAAGTATCTTGAGTGGAGAATAGAAGAAACAAAACTAGAACTTGATAGGCTGTTATTTCACTTAAATTTTTTATTTTAAAAAAAGTAAATTATGTTAGTACAAAGAGCTGAGGAATTTGCACGTTTAGTTCACAAAAATCAATTCTATGGAGAATTGCCTTACACTGACCACTTAAAAGAAGTTTATTTAACTCTATTAGATTTTGCAGTTAAAGATGAGATAATTTTAGCTGCTAGTTGGTTGCATCACTCAATAGAAGATACCTATACTACTTATGAGACATTAGAGATTCAGTTTGGTAAAGAAGTAGCAGATTTGGTTCAATTAGTTACTAATGAAAAAGGAACTAATCGGAAAGAAATACTAGAGAAGACAGCTCCTAAAATCAAAAGTAACGAGAAAGCTTTAATCTTGAAGTTAGCTGACAGAATAGTAAATACTGAGTGTAGTCTTTTTTATAATGAAAAGCTTTATAAAATGTATGAGAAAGAGTTTCCTAGATTTAAGACTCTTTTATTTAGAGAAGATGAGAAGAACGATGCTATTTTAAAGCTGTGGAATTATTTAAGTAATCTGTGTGAAAAAAAGAGTTTGAATATTATGATTCAACTAAATACTGAAAAATGGTGGGATGAAGAGAAAGATAAAGAGTTGATAGATAGCTACTCTCTACTATCTTTACTAATTACACCTACCTCTCATTTAAACGAGCAAGGATACCTAAAGCTAGAAGAACTACTTAAAAACTCTTCTAAAGGTACTAAATTCAAAATAACGATTGAGAGAAATGAACCAGAAGATGATCCTTGGGTGAGGTTAGCTGGTAAGTATGAAAACGACCCGCAATACGATGAGGTATTGGCACACATAGAAGAATATCGAAAAGAATTAGACGAAAGAGAAGCTGAGTATTACGATGATTGTTACGAAATAATAGAGGAGAAAGTGTATGACCTGTAAAGTTAAGCTTGTGTCTATTACCCAATCTTTAATAGATGTTGAACCTGAAGTAGCTGAAAAGATGGGGATTGATGTTAGGAAATTAACTCCAGAAGAACACTTAATTTTTACAGCCAGAGTTTCGTCACCTAAGAATCAGAAGAATATTGATACTACTGAAAGACTACTAAACTACTGCTTTACTAGAGGTCACGTATCTGTATTTGAACAAGTTGATTTTGCTGTGGAAATTACCACCAGTCAAGCTATATCTGCTCAACTTTTAAGACATAGAAGTGGGGTTTTTCAACAATTTTCAGGAAGATACGCTGAAGTTACTTCTATTGAACCGATTGAGTTTAGGTTACAAGATACTAAAAACAGACAAAATAGTTTAGACACTATAGCTTTGATAGATGTTGAAAATAGAGAAAATTTTAAAGTTCTAGTAGAAGACGAGTCTGTAGAAAATCTAATGATACTTGTTGAACGTCATCTCTTAGAAGCTAAAGAACTATATAAAACTCTGCTAGCAAAAGGAGTAGCTCTCGAATGTGCAAGATTTATATTACCTACTTCTCATACTACTACTCTTTATATGAAGAACAATCTTCGTAATTGGATTCATTACATATTGGCTAGAACTAAAGATGGAGTACAGAAAGAACATAAAGAAGTAGCTCTCCAAATTAGAAAGATAGTTCAAGAACATTTTCCAATTACAGCTAAAGCTTTGGTATTTTAAAAAGGAATAAATTATGTATCTTAAAATTAATCTACTAGAAGACGAAGAGTTAAGAAAAACTATTAAACAGTTAGTAGAATCTCAACTTAAGTCATTAGTTCGAGAAGAAGTTACTAAGACTATTAACTCTGAAGTTGACAGAATACTCAAAGCTGAGAACGGTTTTATGTCTAATCTACTAGATACTAAAATTAGAGATTATTTGTCACAACATTACTCTAATCCTAAATATAGTAGGTACTGTTCAAGACTAGAGCATTTAGTAAGAGACATCTTAGGTGAAAAGATTAAGTTAGCCATGGAAGATAGATTAATGAAAAGTTTCTTAGATTTGTGCAAGGAAGAAGAATGAAAGTAATATTTATTAACTCAGATTTCTTTTGGTGTAATAGAAAACCTAGAGACTATGTAGGTACTAAAGGATTTTATCAAGCTTTACTAGATTTTAAAGAAGATAGATGTTCAAATTGTACAGATGAGTTTTTTCTAAAACATCATGACAATTACTTAGTATATTCCACTGCGAAAGAATTACCTAGTGATTTAAAATATGAAGGCTTAGTAAAAGACCTATATCCTAGAGCTTTAGATTGGTTTGATAAGTAAGGTTACATGGAGGGAGAGATTTGGCTTTGTTGCTCTATCTGCTTCAAAGCCTTTGCTTCTTCTATTTCTTGTTCAGTTTGAAGAGGTAACCCTAATAAACCTCTAATCCTATTATTAATTACAGGGTCATCTCCACTAAGAATCCCCATTGAAACAGCAGTAAAGATATTTTGTAATTGCTGCATTTCTACTCCAGGGTCTGAAGAAGAATCAATGGTAAATTTACCGTAATCTTTCTGTTTGCCAAAGTTGTTAATAATTATTGGTTTACAGACTTTCTCAATAATTTGGTCTTGAATCTGATTTACTACTACTTCTATATTTGCGTCTAAAAGAGTAGACTGCTTTACGGATAGTGTTGCTACCCCGATTGAACCACTACCTTCTTCAAATATTAATACTGGAACCCCAAATGCTCTGTGGATGTTCTTATTCAGTTCTGTTAATGCAAAGTTCCAAGAAGGGCTTCCGTCAGATACATTAAGAGCAGTGACATTATTAGCTTTATCTGTGACGATGATTGCGTTGTTTTCTACATTAGCTAGTTTTTCATACATTACTTGAGCTGCATTTTTCCTCAAAGGTTGATTGTCTCTTCCCATTAAAGGCTTACCATAAGCATCAGTAACAGTAGCATTGATAGTAGCAGCACTATCTACTTGAGCAAATAGAATACCAGTAGATAAGTTCTTAATAGATACAATCATGTCAGCTAGAACTGCTATTTTAGCTTTCCAGAATGGATATGCAATTGCAGCTTCGGCTTTTCCAAACGGGTCATTGAATATAGTAGCAGCAGAATTAGTTACATGGATGATTTTTTTATATGGAATAGGAATGTTAGATTTAGCTCTATCGTTGTAAATTACATATTCAATATATCCTTTTGAACCTTTAAACTTTACTCTTTCTAAGCTTAGTGGATAAATGCTTTCTAGTTTTAGATAACCTTGTTTATCTAATCTGAAGTTAATTTCTGCTACTGAAAATCCTAATGCTGGGGCAATAGCTAATTCTGATACTGCTTTCTTTAGAGTATCCCGCATATTACCAAACATTTCTTGAAGAAAATCAGTTATTTCCGGCTTAGTATGTTGGTATACACCAAATATATTAGCAGCTCTCAAACACTTAATATCTACGCAAGCTTTTGCTATTGGGTCTTTATGGAGAAAATGTAGAAGTTCAGTAATAGAATGTGTTCCATCCCAACTAATCTCTTGAATAGTAGAATCAGATAATTTAGATATTTTAGAAGAATGATTCGTAGTATAAAGCTGTTCTTCAAATTGTCTTGTAGGTTGAGGATTACGTGATTTCATTTGTCATTTTATTTTATTTCCTTTGTAAACTTTAACATGAAATGAGTAGAGGTAAATTATGGGATGTTACGTTCGGTTTTCATTAGATATTAAGTTAAAACTAGATACTCCTAGAGAAGTTGTAGACGTTTTAAAATACGCTCTACCAAGAAAAGCTAGTAGGTCTAAAAAGATAGAATTACCTGACCACAGATTTTTTAAAAATCCTGATTGGTATTTTACTTTAGGATGTAGCAATGATTTAGAAATACCAAGATTGAGAAAACTTAGAGGAAAAGACAAAGGTTATAGTTTGAATATCTATTCAGAATTTAAAGAGAATTGGGGAAGTGAATATAGATTTATTAATTGGATAGAACCTTATTTAGACCATTTACCGGGAGAGGTTTTAGGTTGGAGAGAAGATGATTATAATGAACGGACTGTTATTAAAAAGAAATAAGGTGATTAAATTATGACTTTTAACCAAGAAGAATATATCAAATTACTTTCTGAAATTGTTATCAAACCTATTGAATCTGATGAAGAATTAGATAGATACGTGAAATTAGTAGAGCCTTACTTCTTTGATAAGGAGAAAAGTCCTGAAGAAGTATCTATTTATAATCTACTAACTATCTTGATTGTTGAATACGAAGAAAAACATTATCCCGTACCTGAACTAGAACCATTAGAATTCTTAAAAGGTTGTATGGAACTTCATGACTTAAAACAAGAAGATTTAGTTGGTGTTATTGGTAGCCAAGGAGTAGTATCTGAAGTTATTAATGGTAAAAGAGAAATATCAAAAGCACAAGCAAGAGCATTAGGTGAATTCTTTAAAGTAGATTACAAAAGTTTTTTATAAGGAGTATATGCATGGACTTTTATAGAATAGAGACAAAAGCTGATGTTACTTGGAATAGAGAAGTTTTAGGTATTTACGCAGACGGATTTGTAAATAAGCAACTACTAATAGATACTTATAACGAGCAAGCTTTAAAAACTGTACTTGGAGGTGTTTCTTCTAATGAGTTTATAAAGTTGACTGTTGAAGATGTTAAATATCAGTGGTGTAAATTAGAAGAAGATAGCAATGGGGAAGTTTACTCAATACTTAGTGATAAAGGAGAAGTAGATAGTTTTGGTGTTACAGCTATTTATTGGTAACTAAGATGATTGAAATTAAATTAATGTATGAAGTAGATAGTTTTCCCATTATAGGTTACTACTCAGAAGACCACGTTATAAGTTAATGTTTGTTAAAGAGACTCTGTTATCGGAAATAGAAGAATTAGAAGAATGACTAGCATTACTTAAGAACAGAGTTACTAATTCAGAAGATATAGGTGTGGGAGATGGAGTAGTTATAGGAACAGGTAAGATAATCAGATTGGTAGGTCAATATCAGGTACTAATGGAAGAGTATGACTAATAAAAAGCTTATATTTATAGTTGGGTGTTCTAGAACCGGAAGTACCTTACTACTTTCTTACTTATGTGGATTAAAGAATACTAAGATACTTTATGAGACTAGATGCCTTACTAATTCACTTAATCTATCATCTAGTGATTTTATAGATTACTTAGCTACTATGTTTAATTCTATTACAGAAGATATAGTAATAGAGAAGACTCCAGAACATTGTTTCTATTTAAATATAATAGAACAACTGAGGAAGGTATGTAAGAGAGATATTCATGTTATCTATGTTACTAGACCACCAGTTCCTACTATCTTATCTATATTGAGAGCTAAAGAAGTATGGACAGATATAGACGTATTAGGAGCTTGTGAGAAGTATGAAGAGTCAATGATTAGTATCTATCATAATCTTATTACTAAGGTACATCATCCTAACAACACAGAAGGAAGAAAGAGTTTATACGTATATAATTGGCAAGATAAGTTAATAGAAGGTGTTAGTTACAGAAGTCATGTTATTAGTGCTTATAGTTTTTCTATTAGTTATAAAAGTCTATTAGAAGATGTTTACTTTACCTTATATAATCTCTTAGTTACAAAACTACATCTTGGCCTTAGTGACTCAGATATAAGAAGCATAGTAGTTAATAGAGTAAGTAACTTAAGAAAAGTATTACCTCAAGTGGAAAAACAATTACATCATAATAACTTGTTTAAAGAAGTAGATGTAGTTAATAAAGAGAGACTTAGTAATGTAAGTAAACTAGCTGATGAAGATAAGAGAAATATTAAGTACATTAATAACTACTTTACTGATAAAGGTAATAAGTTTAATATATATGACTTAGTAACTAAGAAAGAAGTAATAAGTATAGATAATGTTCCATTGGTTACTATAGTAGTTCCTCTATATAACAAAGAAAAGTATATAGTAGACACTTTAAACTCTTTATTAAACCAGACTTATGACAATATAAGAGTAGTAGTAGTAGATGATGCTTCTACTGATAAAAGTTTAGAGGTAGTAGAAGATTATTATAGAAATTTACCTTATACCTTCTTACAACAAAAGATGTGTATAGTGAAAAAAAAGAGTAATCAAGGGGTTTCTTCTACTCGTAATATAGGTATTAGCAACCTTAGTAGTGAAAGTGATATATGCTCGTTCTGTGATGCTGATGATATATGGGACTCAACCTTAGTAGAAAAGTCAGTAGATACATTCAAGAGATATCCTTATGTAGATTGTGTTTACTCTAGAGTTCTATTACTCAAAGATGGAGAACTAATAAAGACTCACAGTAAGATTTGCAACGGAGATGTTTATGAAGATAGTTTAGAATATAACTTCCTTAACTGTGGTAGTAATATCTTTGTTAAAGCTTCAGTATTAGAACAACATAATATTAGATTTAATGTAGAGTATGACGGATGTGAGGATTGGGATTTTCTTATCCAACTAGCTAAAGTAGCAACGTTTAAATGTACCAAAGAGTATCTAGTAAAATACCGTCAACTATCTAACTCTTTATCTACTAACAAAGAACTTCAAGTAGTTAAGGGGAAGAAGATACTGGAGAAGTATTTAGGTGTAGGAGCAAGTCAAACTTATAGAGGGGAGAAGTATAGTAGAATATTTACTCGTCTATTTCTTTATTACTTTACTATTAAAAACCTTAAGTGGTCTTACATAAAAGATTTAGACATTAGTTATATACTTAGAGTTGTAATGTCTAAGTCAAAAGCTTGTGTTAAGTCACATATATTATAAGTTAGCTATCTATGAATACTCCTTATCTAACTTCTATAGAAAGGTAAGTAAACGAGGTGATGAGTATTCTTCTTACTTCTACCAGTTATCAGTAGATGAGAAGAAGCATAGCAAGATGTTATTTAGTTTGTTAAGTAAGAGAGGTTATGATGTACCTAATAAGTATTTAGTAGAGGAAGTAATAATACAAGGTCAGAAAGTAGAGACTAATATAGAGATAAGTAAGAGAAATGTACTATTTTACTTAATCTTTAAAGGTAAGTCTGCGTCTAGTTACTCTACTAATGAGTTACTTAGTTATGTAATTAAAGGGGAAAGAATAGCTTATGTGTATTACTCAGTTTTATTATGGATAGTTAAGTGTCTGAGATACATTACTCAAAACAAGTTATACGACTTAGACATAAATATTCTGTCAACTATTAGAAGTGAAGAAAAGGAGCATAGTAGTAATGAAAGAAATTATAATCAACACAAGTAATGTATATATTATTGGCTTAGTAGAAGGTATTAGGATACTACTTAAGTATGACCCTGATTCATATATCTCTGCTTCTCATGACGTTATTTATTTCTGCGGATGTGAAGAAGTCTCTGAAGAAGATGGAAAATTACTAGATAAACTAGGTTGGCGGTTTGATAGCGGTGTAGATAGTTGGAGATGTAGTGTATGAAAGACTTAGAAGTTAGGTGGATTATTGAGAGAGATGTTCTGAGCTACACTGATAATCTAGTTAAGTACCTACAAGAGAAAGACATTTACTATAAAGAGACTACGTATCAGGAAGTAGTGTCTCATAAATATAGTAATAAGTATGGTTATTTATCAGATGATGAGATAGTAACTATCTTTGTTGGTAGTCTTAGGTTAGCTAAAGAGATTAACAAGTACCCAATATATCCAGGTGTTATTTGTACATTAAAGAACTTTGAGTGTATTAACTACTATCCTAGCTGGGGTGACTATTTACTAAATAAAGATTGGACTATTACTGTACCACCTCTCTTAAAGAGACATTGCAGAGAAGGAGATACTACTAAGAAGTTCTTTTTCCGACCTAATGAGGGTGATAAAACCTTTACTGGTGGGTTATTTACTAAATCTGAGCTAGTGAAGTTGGGATTAGAAGACAATAAAGTAATAATTCAAGCTTGTAAGAAAGATATAAAAGATGAATATAGATTTCTAGTAGTAGATAAAGAAATAGTTGATTATACTAGATACTTAGATACTCCTAAAAGTGGAATGTATCGAGGAGCTAAATTTCTACTAGAGAATGCTTTACGTAATCCTAGAACTTTTCTACCTGATAGAGCTTTTACTGTAGATATTGGTGAAAGTAATAACAGAATAGGAGTAGTAGAACTTAACTCTTTTTCTTGTGCCAATCTTTACTCTATGAATATGGACAAAGTAGTTCCTGCTATTAACGAGTTAGCTAAGAAGATGTATCTTGAAGAAAATGATTGACAAATTAAAATGGATAAGTTAAACTTAATTTATTCGTCGGAGGAGTGACACGGTTTCACACAGGTCTCATAAGCCTGAAATAGTAGGTTCGATTCCTACCTCCGACTTTACGGAATGTGGTGTAATTTGGTAGCACTCTTGATTTGGGGTCAAGAAGCTGTAGGTTCAAATCCTACCATTCCGATTTAATACTATATCTCTTTCGTCTTCTTCGTCACTTTAACAAAAGGATAAGCATAAACTAGGAAACTATAATTCGGGTCTAAGTCTACATTAGTAGGTTTAGTTATTTTTACTTGTTTAGATATTTCTAATTTACCAGGAGACAAGACAGTTTCTATTAAAATATCTTCTTCAGGTTGTTCAGAGAAGTTATATTCAGAGTTGTTGTTGGTGTAACTGTTTGTGTATTTAATATAAGTGCTAGGGTCAGCAGGAAGAGTGAATTCTACTTCTTTATACGATTCTATATCTACATTTATAAAACCATCGTAGATAAATTGACTCCACAATACGTTTGTCCATCTGCGAGTGTTTAATCTTTTATTTCCATAAGAGTAGGAAAGGCTATTAATACTTAAATCAAATCGTAAGGATTTTAATTCATTACTAATGTTAGTTTCTGTAAGATAGTAATTACTTGGAGTGTTTAAGAAAGGTAAGATTGTACCTTTAGAACTCCACCCAGTAGACCAATCTGAAAAATAAAAATTTAAACCATGTGAATTTAAAATAGCTTCTCTACTAGATAAATCATAGTTACTAGAACTACTTATTTTATCTCTAATAGCTTTTATTGTAGAGGGGTTGTACTGTATTGGTCTATTAGGTAAATATTCAAAATAAGATTCTTTAACAATTGCATTAGTATATGGATAAACACTATTCTCTGAATATATTAACCCTTCACTCAATTTACTACTTCTAAGTATTTGATATTCATTAAGATCAAAGCCTACAATAGAACTTAGTCTTTTTTCTTTTTTATCATAGTGAGTTTTATCCCACATCTCCCACCAACTTACTGTAGATAGAGCAGTATATCTAAAACTTTCCGCAGGGTTACTAGCTTTAAAAGTTCTAGTGTTAGAAGCGTATAAAAGAGTGGGATATACATTATATTGACTAAGTAATTTTTTCTTTGAGTAATTATATTGTTCAAAGTGATTACCTGTTACGATTTCAGAAAAATCTACATTACTGTTATTTCTAGAAAGTAGCTGAGCAAAGCTATCTCTTTCTAACGTACTTTTAAACGTACCAAAAGAGGTTAAAAATTTTCTTTCAATATTTTCTTTATTCCACACAATAGAAGAATCTAAATCAGAAGTATTTAAATCGTCATTAGTAGAAGTAACTTTCCAATCTTTAATTTTTATAGTTACGTATTTTTGATATTCCCAGCTTTGACTGCTAAATTTATCAGAATCTCCTTTACAGTCAGTATTAGAAAGAGTATTAGCTGGTTTTAAATTTAGTTTTAAATGTACGACTTGAGTTTTATTATCTATTACAGATAAATTAAGAGTTCTGTGATACAGGTTATCTACTAATAATTGTAAGCTAAAATTTTGTGGGTTTTTAGTGTCATGAAAGTTTCCTTGAAAGACTGCTTTTGGATAGTTATTCAGTACATATATCCAAACTCTAGGGTCAATATTTAAATCTATGATGTTTTTATTCCAGTTTTCGTAGAATTTATCATGTTGTAGTTGTTCTTCTGTTGTGTTAGTAAAGCCCCTTTGTAGTCTATTTTCTATATCTACTTGAGTTTCATTAGCTTTAATAATAAAAGCGTTGTACATTCCAGAGAATAAATCACTTGCTCCTAACTCATAAAGTTTAATAGCTTCTTCTTTCTTACTACTTCCAAGCCAAATTTCGGCTTTATGAGTAGAAAGCTTCATATCTCTTTTTTTTATTTTAGGAGGGCTACCTGACAATCTACCTTCTCCTGTACCGTTATAGGGGCCACCACTACCTCCTCCTCCAGGACAACCAGGTTCCCAAGGTGAAAAACCAGGTGGAAGTCTACCAGGTACTTTATCTTCACTTACCTCTAGTATATAGAAACCTCCTGGAGCAGTTTGACCGTTTAAATATAATTGGTGAAAATGTCGCATATACATAAAGTCGTAAGGTAAATCAACCCAACCGTAAGTATGTCCCCAATCATTTTGTACATTACCTACACTTGGTTTATCTGGTTCTTCTTCTCCTAATAAAGGACATTTACTATTAATAAAGCCTCTACTATCACAGTAACCTGCTGCTTGTTGTTCTGGACTACAATCTAATGTATATCCCGGGAGATAACTAAAGTCACATCTAAAAAAGGATCTTTCTACCTTTGTTACTGGGTCTACTATCCTAATAACTTCCCACCCTTGTAAATTCATTTCTCCGCCACAACTTAATATAGTGGCATACCCAAACAATTTCTTATAATTAGTATCATATTCTGAATCATGTGAGGTTAAAGCAGCTAACATTGCTTCTTCTCCATCACTACTTACTTGAGAAGAATAAAATCTCCAACCTCCACCTCCACCTCCAGCATTTTTACCACTTCCATGAGGAGAATTTGCGTCTCTACTTAAATCATCTTTAAGACAATCATTAAGATTAGAATAAGGTTTATAAGGTAGTCCAGTATAAGAAACACCGTTAATAGTATCTTTAGCTGCATAATTACATCTTTCATAAGCACCTACAAATTGAGTACAAGAGTTTCCTTTTCTAATCCAAGTAGAAGTTAAATTAGTGGGAACTGGACTACCCGTATCTACTAACTTTACAAATAAATAAAAGACTTCAATATCTGCTTCTGTATATTCAATAATCTTCTTATCATCTATCGGTTTAGTTTTTCTTATCTGTATAATTCTTTCAGTTACTTGTTCTGCTGATTTAAAGGTGACTGCTTTATATTTACCGTCATCCGAATCTTTAACTACTAGAACTTCTCCACTAGAATCGACATTGATACTAAGAGCTTGAATAGTTTTTCCAGTTTCAGTATTTCTTACATTTATCTTTGTCCCAATTCCACCATTGAGAGCATAACCAATAAAAGCAGTATTATTTTCTAGTAACTTTAAAATCTTAGAAACTACTTGGTCATCATTCATAGGAAATATTTAGTATGTATTTAAGTTTTGTATTTGACGTAATGCAGAGAAAAGTAAAACCTCTACATCCTGGTTCTATTGTAGTAGATATCCTAGAAGATAGAGGAGTTAGTCAAGAAGAATTTTGTAACAGTGATTTTAAACTATTAGAAATTTTACTAGGAGAAAAAGTTATTAGTTTTCATTATGCCTGGTATATTGAGCAAAAACTAAGTATTTCTCATAAACTTTTATTAAATCTACAAAGAAAAGCAGATATTTGGGATAGTTTATTAGAATGAACGAAAAGTAATTAATCGTTTCTCATGACTATACTCAAAGCATAAAGCGTCATGAACATTTCCAAGAGCAGGATTAGGTTGTTTGAAGAATATCCATCCTCCAGTAGATTGAACGGTAAAGCTATAGATTTGAAAAGAAGTTCCTCTCATTAAACTAGGAGATAGCGCCGGGAAAGTTTCTTGTGCGTTATTAGCCGTTGACCAAGCTTTATTAGGAGGGTTGCTATAAGAGAAAGTGGTAGAAGTTAAAGTATTAAATTCAGTAGCCATATTATATTTAATAGGGGACGTACTTTCAGCACTTCTATCAAAAAAGTTATATTGAAAGTTGAGAGTAATAGACCCTGTAGTTCCATCCCAGTTAACTATACTACCAGGAACCCATAGCATTTTCCCAGTATTGTTAGGGCAACTTCCACATTCTCCTGTTTTACATTGAAGTAATGTTGGAGTAAGAATTTCTGTTATAGGGTTAGTTTTTACTAAGCTAGTTGGCTTCATAACGGATAATTTTTAATTATAGTAAAATTTCTAAATTAATCCGAATCCCTTGTCCAGTAACAGCAGGTAAACTATGAGCATTTCTAGCTAGTAGAAGTCCGTAAATGTGAGGAGAACCAGCAGGGTCAGTAGTAAAAGCCATTGATACCCCATTAACCGAATAAAGTGTATTAAGAGAGCTAGCTAAGGGGAAAGAAAACTCTATGTCTCCAATAAAATTTTGAGCTTCTGCATCAGTAAGAGCAAAAGACCCATAGGCTAGTCTATCAGTAAAAACAGTGGTTATTGGTCTATCAAATAATCTTAGAAGATATTGACCGGTGGATACGACCTCACAATATAAAGAAGCGTTTTGAATTACACCTCCCATTCCGGCTTTTAATGCAACGTTAGGAAAAGTAAATTGAGATGTTCCCATTAACTGGTTAGCTGCATAAGCTGTAGTTCCAATTCCTCCAGTATTAGTACCAGCTACAGAAACAGTTTGATTAGTAATAATAGGGATATGAGTAGTTTGTCCTGTTACTGGGTCTACAAAAGTAAAGCTAGCAATCCACAGACCTGAACCTTGAGTAACTTGATAAGGCATAATTTTTATTTATTAGTTTGTTTGTTTAACATAAGTCATAATTATTGTAGCTGCATTTGGTTCTACGTTTGTATACCAAGGGAAACCTCCTACTAAGCCAAAAGCACTACCTCCAGCGAAACTATTCGGAATAACTGTAATTTCTAATTTATCAGTTCCTTCTAGTTTTAGCTTAGAAATAGAATTAAGTTCTAAAGGTTCTTGGTTAAAAATTGGTAGGTTGAGGTCTTTAATTATTTCTAAATTGTTGAGTTTAACAGTAACTTTAGCTACCTCATTTTTCTCATTTTTTAGTAAAACTTTAGCAATAATAAAGCTAATAGCAGTTGTTGCTTGAAATATAGTGGTTGGTGCTACATTGAGTGTTTGGTATTCAGTTTTTAGAGTAGTTGGCATATTTATTCTTTAGACCCTTCTTGTTGTAGAGGTAAGTCAGGAATTGGAGAATCTGTTATTTGTAAGTATCTACCCATCCCTACAGCTTCTTGTATAGTTACCATAGCTTCTGTAAGTTTAGGATTTCCTTTACAGTTAATAATTAAAGCTTGATTGTCCCAATACGGATAGCCTACTACTCTTCCGTTAGGTAACTTGGTAGTAATAGTAAAATAAACCTCAATAAACATTTTTTCTACGTCTTCTTGAGCTTCTGATAAATTAATCTGTAATCGTTCTGCGGTATGAACTTCTGAAATGTTATCTGAATCTGTAATTATAATTGGCATATATTTTTTCTTTTATACAATATTAACGATATTTCCGTTTCTCCACAAAGACCCGGATGCTAGACCTGATGAAGAAGTTGGCAAAGTAGAGAAATTTATTACACTTCCACCAGCATAGAAGTTACCTACACAACTTAAACCTCCTCCAAATCTTCCAGAACCAGTATTAGTAGAAGTAGCAGCAGTATTATTAGTAACAATCATAGCTCCTGAAAGAGTGAAGTTGTAGTTAGTAGCATTAATTCTAAAACCTAATCCACCGCCAGCATAGCCAGAAGAGATATAAAAATCTCTATTTAAACTACTTGGCCCAACTCCAATATCCCAATATGAAGTAGAAGTGTTAATACTAGCAGTAAACCTAAAAGTGTTATAAGCATCATTGTTACCTAAAAGGTTCATGATACCTACATCACCTCTAATAGTTAAAGCGCTAGTAAGAGTTTTAGCACCAGCAATTGTTTGATTATTGGATAAATCTACAAAATTTTGAGTAGAACTTCCTGTACCACCATTAGCAATAGGTAAGGAGTTAGTAACATCTGCAAGTAAATTTATTTGGGATAAGGTAAGATTGGTTCCGTCACTTCTTAGAACTCTATTAGCAGTTTGTACACCTACTAAGTTATTTAAAGCAATTTGTCTATTAGCTAGATTGCTTAAGTTTCCCGCGCTACTAAGTAGTATCCTAATATTATTGCTACTATCTCTGTATTGTAAATCATCTGTACTTCTCCAAATAGTTCCTACAATACTTCCAGAACTGTTAGGTATGACTAAACTACCTAAAAACGTTTTAACCCCATTAACAGTTTGATTAGTAGTTAAGTCTACTCTACTAGCTAGAGAATTAGTAACAGTAGTAGAGAAATTAGCATCATTACCTAAAGCAGCAGCTAACTCATTTAAAGTATCTAATGCAGCCGGAGAAGAAGCTACTAAGTTAGATATAGCAGTATTAACAAATATACAGTTAGCAATTTGAGTAGTGTTAGTACCAGCAATAGGAGTAGGAGTTGTAGGAGTTCCACTTAGATTAGGGGATATTGAGTTAGCTTTAAGTGCTAAAGCAGCAGTAATACCTAAAGAAGTGTTAACATCTGCTATATCAGTAGAACTTCTAGGAAAAGTAATAACTCCATTTTTAAGTATCAGAGGTTGTGTTGACATTTACTATCTTTTGTTCTGGTTCTATTAGTTCAGCTTCATTTTCTCTTAGTTGAAGTTCCAACTCTTTTATTTGCTTATCTTTTATCTCTATTTGTACTTGTAAGTTTAATATCTCTTGAAAAAACTGCAAACATTGTAATTGATACTTTTCGGATAATTTCTGTGCATATTCTTGTGAATTAATGTCCATTTTTTATTTCATCTCTACATCAAACTAAATATCATTATATCTACAACTGTACCACGGTCAATAGCTTTTATGTCAGCTCTACCTTCTAAGAACACGCTCGTATAGTTCTCAGATAACCTATACTGATTGCCAAAGCTATAAACTCCTGTATTATTAGTTTGTATATTAAAACTCTCACCATCTAGGATGTTTATTGGATTATTTATATTACTAATTGTTCCAGTAGTATTAAAGACATAGTTATTTGCTACTGTTAAATCGGGAGTAAGGGAACTACCACTAACTACTAAAGGAGATTGTTTACTACTTACTGCATTTGTAGATGTTCCACTACTACTGCTTTCACCTCCACCTCCTAAAGCTAGTATTAAAGGAATCATACTATCATCTACTGACCTAATTAAATCATTTAAGGTACTGAGGTTAGGGTAAATAGATGAGTAGACATACTGGCTTACTTGTTCTAAATTTAATCCTGACTCTTTTTCTTTCCAAATACCAGGAGAAGTAGAGGGTAAAGTTCCTGGTTTAAAGCTAGTTACATTATTAGCTACTCCTGTCTGGTACTTGTAAAATACTAAATCTAAATAACTACTATCTGTTCCTTTTAACGACCTTCTCTGTCCATCAGGTATATAGGTAGTGTCTAAAGATATTAGTTGTTCCTTAAATAAAGGTTCTCCTAAATACTTCATGTTATTAAGTGCCTGAGATAAAGACATATCTAGCTCTAAGATACATCCTTTAGCAGTATCATGGTTAATAGATGTTACTTGGTTTCCATCATACAGATAAGCAATACTAAATCTATAACTACCTATACTAAATCCACTACCTAACCCGTTACTAATAACAAAGTAAGGTAAGTCGTATAGATTAAAGTCACTATTTATGTTAGTTGCAGAGGGTACGTTACTTACTACTATTCCACTATTCCAATCAAGTAAGTTAATAGAGAAAGTGTTATTAGTTATATTACTGTTGTAACTAATTTCAAATCTACGTATTTCAGAGTTAGATTGTCTCTGCACATATACTATATATCTACCAATAACAAAATTAGTAGATGAACTAGCTATCACATCTGGATAAGTGCTTCTGATAGAGGTAGGTAAAGTCAGTTGTAAGGTGAAGTTACTATTTTGAGTAACAGATACATAACTACTCCAGCTAGTAACCGATGTCTGACCAGGAGTAGTAGATACAATAGCTCTAATAGCAGATGAGTTAGGTAAGTCAGTAGGAGCTAAGAAGCAGTTACCTAGATTATTAATAAAAACTCTTTGATTAACTGTATTAGGTATCAATCCTAAGATAGTAGTCTTTGGTAGTAAAGGAAAAGTATAGTTTTTAATTAGTCCACTGCCTGATGAAACTTCAAGACCTGTATTAGTAGTAGAAGGCAATACTCTACGTCTACCTCCTTCAGTAAATATACAGTCCCCTATTATCTCCCCTCCTGCTACATAGCTACCTACATTAGAAACAAAAGAAGGATAGATAGAAATAATAGAGCCTTCTGGAATAAAGTCATTGAGTTCTGCTCCTAAAAAATTTAAATAGAAGCTAAAAGATAAAGCTTCCCCAATTAATAAGTCTTCTTCTAAGGCAAAGTTTGGGTTATTAGCGTTAAAAACTAAAGGAATTCCTAGCTTCTCAAAAGGTGTAGCTCCATCTCTAAAAGTAGTTCTGAGAACACAAGTATTTAAATCTACTATTCCTTCAAACACATAACGAATCTTTCTATCAAATAAATTAGTCTTTATATTTTCATTTAGTTTAACTGTAAGAGTAATTCTAGTTCCAACTGCTACTGAACCACTAGAGTTATCTACCCACAATCTAGTAGAGGCTGAATCACTTCCGTTGTTGCTATAGCTTACTAAAAGAGGACTAATATCATTTTCTTCTCTTAAATCGAGTCTACAACCATCTACATCATAAACTGAGGATATATAAGTTGAGAAACCTCCTCTAGCCTTAAATCGCTTACCAGTGCTAGCTAATAGTGTTTCTTGATTGTTAACTTCTGAAGTAGAATCAAAAGCATCATACTCGTAAACTAATCCAGTTCCGTTATACCCAATCCTTATCCCGTGAAGTAAATCAGCAGAAGAAATATTAGTAATATTATCTGACGTTATATAACCAGTTCTTAAGAATATATCTCTACTGATAACTAAAACTAATGGGAAACTGGGAGATGGGGTTACTGGTATTTTAGCTATCTGACTAAAAGTATTTGGTACTGAAGAAGTAGAAACTCCTATAACATAATTAAATATCTCTTCAGTTGGTAGTTTAGCTTGTGAGTTAATAGTTATTGTGACCTTACCAGAAGAGGGGATAACTACTAAAGACGAGATAAGTAATAGATTCCTACCTATTCTGTTCTCTGTCTGAAGTGAAAAGTATAAGTTAGCAGAAGAAAGTGAACCATCAGTAGAAGAAGTTACTGTCCAACAGCTATTAGGAAGAACTATTCTACTATTTGCATAAGTTACTGCCATGTCATCTCCTATCTTATTTGAGTAATTCTAGTAGTAACCTTCTGACCACCTTTACTAGATAGCTTTATCTGTTTACCCGCTATAGTTAAGACATTACCTTTAATAGTTATCTTGTCTTTCTGCAATATCTGAAGTAATTTAGTTATTAACTGCTCTTCCATTTTTTGTTATATTTATAAGGTATCTATACAATAATAGCCTAAGTATGTTTGGAAAAGACAAAGTTAAAGGTCATAATAGGGTAGCTAAAGGAAAGAGTGGATTTAAAGTTATAAGAGTAGATGACTTCTTCAGAAAGAAAGATGAGAATAGAGGTAAGAAGATTGCTTTAGGAGCAGGTCTAGTAATAGGTGCGGGGATTGGCTCAGCACTTCTGCTTAAGGGTAAGGGAGCCAAATCACTCTTAACTAAAAAAGTAAGTGTTCCTAGTAAGACTACTCAACAAATAACTAACGTAACTAAAGAGAAAGTTCCGATAGTTACATCTACTACTTCTAAATCTAATGTTGTAAGAGAATCGACTAAAAAAGATTTTGGTAAAATAGAAGACCCTTGGGAAACTCCTATACTAACTAAGATACAAAAAGAAAGTCAATTAGTTACTAAGAACTCAGAAGGAAGTAGATTACTAAGTCCTGCTAAGCCTAAACAAAGAGATTTACTACAAAAACCACAAAGAAAGACTAAAAATGTAGAGGATAAAGTGATTCAAGTAAGTAACGCACAAAAAGATTATCAATCTCTTCCAGTAGAAATGCAGACGATATTACAGGTAGAAAAAGCTCTATTATCTCCCACTAAAGCAAGTAAGTTAGGTAGACCCCCAGAGAGAACATCTATTGTCAAATTAGTAGATAGCTCCGAAGGTAAACTAGATAAAGTAACTAGGAAAGTCAAAGATAGACTCCAAAGAGAGAAATCTATTTCTGATGAAGTTGTAAAAAAAAACTAGATGACATTGTTCCCAACGCATCTAGAAGAAATCTCTTATTAGTAGATAAAACTAAAGCTGCTATTAAAGACAGAGATAAGATTAAAGAAATAGCTATTTCTTCTGTTACTGAACGTAAAAGTATGATGGGTAGAGCTATTGTACAAATAAATAAAGTAGCTAAAGACCCTGAAGCTGAGAAGTTAGGAATTCAAGTAAAAGCTGAAGAATGGGAAAAAGCACTTCAATCTATTTCTGGTAGAAGAGGTGCTATTAAAGCTACTGGTAGAGCAACACTTAAAGGAACAGAGTCACTTGTATACGCAAGAGTAGTTAAACCTAAAATCATATCTACTCTCATGAAAGAAGTTAAATCCGGTAATCTTAAATCTACTAACCCTAAAGGTTATGCAGAGAGACTGAAAAGAATTCATGACAACTTTGATGAGTTGATGGTAAAAGAGGGGACTAATTATAGAGAGCTTAGTAGAAGAGAATTAGGTAGAAGAGTAGGTAAAGTAATGGAACCTGAAATTAAAGACGCTACTCTCAAGGTTAAAGATTTTGCAACTGATGGTAAAAATCTAACAGATGTCTTCCTTGAGAATTCTCAAATGCAAGAAGCTTTTCAACAAGCAGGTATTAAAGATAGAAAGGCCCAGTTACTACTGAAAATGTTGATGAAAGTAGGAGGACTAGGATAGTTAGATGTTAAGACCTGGAAACCAACATAAATGTAACTTAGTATCTGTATTAGATGGAGATACTTTAGAACTAAACTTTGAAGGAGAAACTTTTAAAGCTAGATTGCAATGGATAGATAGTCCCGAAACTAAAAAGAAATCTCAAAATAGTACAGAACCTAGAATTATAGAACATTGGAGTTATGGAGATTTAGCTAAAACTGCTCTTATCAATCTACTATCTACGAAACCTATAATAATTATTCCTGTACTTCTAGATATTTATAGTAGATGGATTTGTGATTGTTATGTGGAGAAAGTATCTCTAAAAACTAATGTCCAAGTAGAGTTGTGTAAATTAGGAATGGCTGTTAGCTACTATTTACCTACTGAGAGATATGGTTATAGCGACAGAGAACTAGACATTCTACTAAACGTTATTAAACAAACTGCTTTAGCTAATCGTAAAAAACTGGGATTTTGGAAGAGTAAAGAGATTATATTTCCTCATAATTTTAGACAGTTAATTAAGAAAACAGATAAAACATTAGAGGTTAAATGAAACTTAAAACAGAAGAAGTAAAACTATTTAGTTCTGTTCAGTTACAAATTAGTTTACTAAATCAGTATTTAAACAGCAGTAAAGCTGAAATAGTTTGTATGCCTAAAGACTTTCACGAAGTAATTACTAGGAGATGCCCTGACTTTAGATTAGAAAACGAAGAAAAGATAAGACCTTACTGGGAAAAATACAAAGTAGACACTCATTACACATATTTAGATATTAATTACATAGAAGAGGATTTAGTTAAGAGACTAGAACATGACCTTGAAATTACTATAAAAAATATATCTAACTATTTTTCAGAAAAGCTCCAAAGTAGTCCCACTTATTTCCTCACTATCATTCTTCCCGATGAAGGATTATTTAGCAGTTACATAGATGAAGTAGATACTTTCCATATAGTAGGGAGTATCAGTTACTGTATGACTTACCGACATTTTATAACTCAACCAGAATATCTACTCCCAAAACCATAAGCTATCTCCCCTAACTCTCTTCCTTTGGTGTACATATTAAAGATACTTGCTTCAGCAGGATTAGTAGAATTAGTAGAAGGTTCAATGTTTTCTTGTGGTAGTTTGACTTTTTCTAATCTAGTTAGGCTACCCAAGCTACTATCTATTCCTAAACTAAGTGAAGTAGAACCAGTAACCTCAGTAAGTAATCTACCATCTTCTAGTTTTTGATAACCTACTATATTTACACTACTGCTATTGTTTATTACCCTACACTTCCAAGCATCCCAAGAATAGTTAAACGTAACTTTACTTCCTTCTATCATCTCAGGTCTAAATAAGGTAGTTAAAGAAATAGAACAGTTGCTATTCATATCATCTATTTCTAAATCAGTTATTGCCCCTAAAAAAGCTTGAGATTGATGTTTAGTATTGTAAGAAACAGAACCTTGTATCGGGTCATCTAAGCTATATCCTTGCGTAATTAGTAGATATTTGTACTTATCTTTTGGTTTTTGTATTGCATCTTTTCTTTTAGTCTCAGTCATCTTATAGTAGACATCTGCATTTTCTTTTACACTTTCTTCAGTTTTAGGTACAAAAGGTAGTTGTTTTCTAGTTGCTTCAGGAGGTCTACCACTTCCATCTTCTACTCTAATACTGGTAAATGCGTTTCTAAAATTACTGTCTTGAGCTGAACGTTCTGTAATGTGTGTCTCGTATTTTTCTTCTAAACCTTCTTTGTCATCACCTATAAAATTATCCCTAGCTATAGTTCCAGTAGAAGTAAAGCCTAATCCTTCCTCTTTAATAGTTGATTTACTTCTATGAATAAACGTTTTCTTATGTATTTCTGTCTCTCTACCAGTAGTTAGAGGTGGATTGTAGATTGGATTATCAGTAGGTGTTTCAGGAGGTGAATCTCTAAATTCTCTTCTAAGAGCTAGATTTGCAGGGTCTTCAATTCTAGAATAACAAGAGTAGAAAGTGTATTCTTCTCCTATGTGCATTGGTTCAACCCAAGTAGGGTCTTTCTTATATTTAGTAATTAACTTACCATTTGAGCTACATACTTGATAAGGAACATTTGGAGTATTGCCGTTCGCATCTCGGTAGTAATCTCTATTTTGTCTCAATATAAACTGAGTTCCACCTGTAATAGGAACGGCTCTAAATCTATAGCAATCTATTATCTCGTTTAGTTCAAATAGTTTTTCCCCTCTAACATTTGCATCTGCCTCATAAATTTTACTTGCAGGGTCAGCTATTGCACTTTTTTCTTGTTCTAACTTAGCTGTTTCAGTAGAAGATTCTTGTTTAAACCTACACATTTTCCATCCAGTAATCTTATTTCCTAAGTAGTAACCAGTGGAAGGGTCAAATATATGAGTAGTTTCTTGTGACTCTGTTAATCCCCAATAGTTGCTAGGAGAAGCTTCTAAGATACTTTCTCCATCTCTCTCTTTAACAATATCTTTGGATAAATACATGAATCCCCAAGTTTCTACTTTTTCCCATAAGATAGTCGTCCCTTCTCTTTTAGTAAATGTTTTAGTTTTTATTTTACCTGAAGCATCGTAGTTTAAATCCATTGACCTCAACATTCCTGAATCGCTAGGGGGAGAAGTTGCATTGTCCGGGTCAGAAACGGATTCTTTTACACTAATTTTTAGTTGTAACCATTGAGGTTTAGTATTTTGAAAAGTATCTTCTCCTTGATTGTTTAGAGGTTCTTCTTCAGATTGGTTCCATGAGAGTTCAGTAGGTTTGTAGCCTAACTCACTCATATTATCTGAGTAACTAATAGGGGAAATTATTCTGTCTTCTCTTACCTTATACTTTTGAGGAGTTGCCCACTTAATAGTTTTGACACCTTCATCAGATGAGTACAAGACATAAAGACCTTTAGTTCTTTTTCTACTATCTAACTCACTAGCAAAAGTAGTAGTTAAGTTAGGAGCAACTGGTCTTTGATAGTTACATAAGAAGTCGTAACCTAAGTAACTAAAACCTAACCTATTAGCATAAGAACTAAGTGGTACTACTAATTCCTCTGGCTTATTAAGAGAATTAGCTAAGTTAGAAGATGTACTACTTCTACCTACCTTACATTGAGGAGCTTCAAAAGGTTTACTACTTCTGTTACTCTCACCTCTATCTTTAACAAATATAGGTTGACTTATTAGTTTCTCATACCAACCTGTAAAAGATAAATCTATGTCGTAATGTCCTTCTGGATAAATAACTCTTTCTCCAATAACTTCAGAGTAATTAGTTAGTCTAAAGGGAATTCCGTAAAATATGTACTTCTCATCAAATCTATCTCTGAACTTATTTCTTATTTCGTCTATCTCATCTCTACTACACATTAGTTTAAAAGATATAGATGGGTGACTCTCAAAACTTCTACTAATGGTAAAGCCACCAACTAACTTATGTTCTACTATGAAGTCAGGTAGCTCGATTTGATTACTAATAAATATCTCTTTATTTTTAAGTATTTTAAGAGGTAAGGGGTCTTGAGTAATCTTAGTATTTACCTTACAACATAGAAGAACTTTCTGAGTGACAGGATTAAAGAGAAATGTACCTGGACTTGCAGCTAGTTTAGTTACTTGTTCATTAGGTAATTGATTAGTAGAAGTAATTATATTATTTAAAGGTGACTTAGGGGACATAATAATATGAATGACAAATTAACGATGACTGGGCTATATAACAAGTTAGAGAGATTAGGTTTTTCAAAAAAGTTTATAAGAGCTATAGGTTTACCAAGTTGGTGGGTAGATGAATTAGACCAATCTACTGACTTAGGAGTAGCTTATGAAGCAGCTAGTCACATATCTCAGAGACTATTTACAGACCTAAAGAGTTTGATAGATACTACTCAAGAAGCTAAGTTTGTGAATAGTATGATTTATGAAGAAGTAATTACTGCACTTAAGAAAAGAAAAGAATGTCTACTGCAACTTAGAAAGTTAGGTACTGATATATTAGCTAATGACGTTACTGACTACTTTGAACAGTTACTAGAGTACAAATTAGAAGAACTCTAGGTACTCTCCCTTTCTTCCATAGGTAAGGAGTCTACTACAGGTACTAACGAATCATTTACATTAGTAATGAAACTAAACTCATCTAGTGACAATAAGTTCTGATACTTACCACCATTAAAGTACAAGTTATCCAAGTCTTCTATTAGATTAGGAGATAAGATATCTAGTTCTACTATTTGATATTGAGAAGGTACTGTACTAATAGAAAATACAAAGTCATCTACTGTTTCTGCTACTTCATTTATATGTTCTAGTTGAAACATAGGAGAAAAGTTAGTTAAAGTAGGTAAGCTATTGGTTAATTGGAAACAAGGTACTGAGATAGTAGAAGGTGTTATGGTAGTAGTTGGTATAGTAGTATTGCGAGTTATTTTGAACATAATTAGGGAAGTAGAAGGTCTTATATGAGATTAACATAATATTACGGAGAAGAAAGATGACTGAGGAAAGTAAGATTGAATGGTTGATACATGATTACCTAACTGAATTCTACAAAGGTTCTACTTATACTCAGTTAATAGCAAATAGTATGAGTAACGGAACTCATAACCCTAAAGAGCTAATAGAAAGAATAAAGATGATGCAAAAACACGTAGGTGCATTGTATGGGATTACTAATGCTATTTACTTTAGTGTATTAGAACAGATAGAGGGAACTAATGAGTGATAAAGAAACCTGTCTAGAACTACTAAAGGTTATCGAGCAAAATTATTATGACTCCCTACCTTATTTCTATAAAAACCTGTATCAAATATTGTTAGATTTTATATACCAGTTTGAAAATAGTATTCTACAAGAAGATGAATTATGACCTCTAATGAACAACAACTAGAAGAACTAAACAAAGACTGTCTTAGGTATCAGCAAGATTTAGATGACCTACATTTATCAATAGAAGCAAATAAAGCTACTAACACAACAATAGATAAAAAATTAACCAAGATACAAAGAAAACTAGATGATTCATATAACAAGATACTGAATCTACAAGAAAAAATTGCATTAGAACTCAAAGCTAGGAGGTTATGAAGAAGCTAGACTTTCTATATTCAAAACTATATAAACAGATAACTCCTCAACAAGCAGAGAAGATAAATGACGTTCATACCTTATTATGGGAATTACTCAACTTCCATCCAGAAGCAAGAAATGAAGTAGTTACTTGTATAATATCTTTAAAAGCTAAGTACAACCAGTTAAAGAAATATGACTAGAGAAGAACTAGAAGACTTAAAAGATAAATGTGACACACTATTTAACGAGATTATGTTTGATTACGCAGATATAGCACTACCTAAACTCTATGAGATGCTGACTAAGTTGTTAAAAGCTTGTGAAAGTAAACGATTAAAGGAAGGTAAGTAATGGAAAATAGACTGATAGTAAAGAAAGTTTTAGACATTGTACTAGACTATGATATTTGCTGTAATTTGTGTAATGAGATAATGGATAACTATATAGAAGAGTGTCCTATCTGCAATCAAAAAAATATTGAACTGAAAGAATACGGTAGTTTGGAGACATACTTTACTGGAAAAAGAGATTATTGTACTTGTTCTAACTGCAAAAGTAGATTTAAATTAGTAAGCGATGAGTGGTACTACCCTAGTTTCCCTGAACCAGTTGGAGATGAGACTGAAGTAGTTCTTATCCCATTCGATAAGAATTCTCAGTAAAAGTTAAAGTAAATCCTTCAGGGGTGAGAATAGGTCTAGTAGTAGGTTTAGTTACTTTATCTATTGTTTTCTCTCCACTCATTTGTCCCGTATATTGTAGAGGTAAGTAGATAAGTCCTTTTCGGATTGTGTAACCTATATTGTAGTTCTCAGTTTCAGGTCTTACATAGTCTATTACTTCTACAAACTTCTTTTCTTTAATTGCATCTTTGGCTATCTTGTCTAAAGAAACCATAATGTCAGTTAATGTATAGTCAAATTGAGCTGTAAAGCCCTTTCTTATTAGTGAGTATTTAACATAAGAACCTGAACCAGTAGGAGCCATTCTAGTAGCTTCCCCTTCAATAGTTACTTGATACGCATTAGGCTCAAGAAATAAACAGATATAAGATTTACCTCTAATAGTGTAGAGAACTTCTTTACCTATATCTGTCCCAGCTAATAGATTCTTTTCATTTAAGAAACATAACTTACGAGTAAAAGGAAAACATTTAGTTAGGTCGTCTTCTCTACCGTGTTGTCCTAATATAACAGGGTCATCTATATCAATGAATTTGTTTACCACTACTTCTGTCTCCTTCTTATTTTTTCAGTTAAGTCATACAAATGCTTGTTAATATCTACTCCTACATTCTTATCCCCTCCACCAGTCACGTTAATAGGAGAAGTAATATTTACATTACCACCTTTCTCGATATGTTCCTCAATCTTATCTATCAACTGCTCAATAGACTTTTGTAACTTATCATTATCTTTCTGTTCTTCTTTGTATCTAATATCAGCTTCTTTCTTTTTAGCTATATTGCTCTTATCTACTGATAACTTAAAGTTAGTAATAGCTTCCCTAATAGTTCTCAGTGAGTCAGGTACTATTTCTCCTTTCTTAGGCTTAGGAGGCTCAACTACTTTCTTACCTTTGAGAGTTATACCAGTAATAGAATTAGTAGCAGTAGTAACGTTTTTACCTATGTTCTTTACACTTACCTCTATTAGTTTATTAAGTGTCTTACTATTAGTATTGAAAGTCTTAATAAGTGACTGAGTATCTAATCCTAATTTCTTAGTAATAGACTTCTCTGCTTTATCAATAGATTTACTTAGGTTATATATAGAACTAGCGGTACTATCTTTCTTAGTAGTATCATTATCTCTATTAGTACCTGAACTTGTAGTAACACCTCTACCTAACCCACCAATCCCAGGGATGTTAGTAGGTGAGATATTATTTTTGGGTTGAGTATCTGTACTTAAAGCTTTAGTTAAGTTAGTAGTAGGTATCTCCTCAATAGGTGGACGTGACCTCATTGAGTCAGTGAACTCTTTAAGTATCTTCTCTACTTGTGATTGATTAGTAGAGGTTAGGTTGTTACTTCCTATACTTCTCTCATCTAACTCTCGGAATCTTTGAGCTTTACCTCTTACTTGACTATCATCAGCAGTATTAGTAGTAGTTTGTGCAACTGCCATCTCGGCTTGTAGTCTTTGGTTTCTTTGGTTACGAGCATTGATTAATTCTTTATTCTTTTCTGATTGTTCCTCTATTTTAGATACTTCAATAGCTAACTCTTTATTTGCTTTAGCTGCTAAGATACCTTGTTCTGCTGATTCCACTGCTAATCTAGCTGCTAACTTCTCTTCATCTGTAGCGTCTTTTCTAGCGTTAGTTCTAGCTTCTTCTGCTTTAGACATTGCAAGAGCTTGCTTAGCATTAATTTCTGCAATAGTTAACTCTACTTTCTGTCTTTCTCTTACAATCTTATTCTTAGCTTTTTCTAGATTAAAACTCTCATTCTCCATTTTCTGTTGGAGTTCTAAATAAGTTAGTTTGTCTTGAGCTTGTTCTCTAGCTAACTTATCTTTAGTCAAATCAGATTTAGCCATTGACTGTTCGATTCCGTAAAGAGTATCAATAGAACTCAAAGTAGAATCCATCAATTCCTTTCTACTATTTAATAGAGAAATCTGAGTATCGTAAGCTTTAGTTAACAAATCACCAATAACTTTCTCTTTATTTGCATTAGCTTCTATTAGAGTTCCTTTCATCTTGAGTTGAGAGAGTTGTTTCTCGTAACCTGCAATGATTAGACCTTGCTTAGCTTGTTCTACATCTAAAGCACTATTCTTTTGAGCTAAATCTTGCTGTTGTCTAACTACTTTAAGTTGGTTGCTACTAATCTCAGCTTGGTTAGATATCTGAGTATTAATAAGGTCTTCACTTTTACCTAAAACACCATATTGGTCATTAATAGAATCAAGTTGTAACTGTAAAGCTTCTATTGCTGCTGAGTCTAACTTGTTTAGTTTAGCTTTTCTCAGTTCTGCTTCTGTTTGCAATCTACTTCTATCAAGTTCTAACTTATTAAGATTAATTTGAATCTTTTCTCTTTCTAAAGCAGCTTCATTAATTAAGGCGTTATTTTTGATAGAGTTAATTTCTAGTTCTTGACTTTCTAACAGAGCTTTCTGTTTCATCTCTGCTATTTGAACGTCAATTTTAGCTCTTTTCTCAACATCTCCAGTTGACCTTTTAGTTAGTTCCAACAAACCAACTTGATAGTCTGAAGTAGCTTTAATAACAGAGCTTCTAGAATCTTCAAGTTTAATTTGTTCTTGAAGTTCTTTACTAAGAGCATCGCTAGAATTTAACTGCCTAGTAACAGATTGTTTCTGAGCTTCTATTGAGTTGTTTTGAGTTTTAGTAATCCTATCAATATCTCGAATAGCTTTGTCAACTACTGTCTTCTGATAATCTACTTGAAGCTGAGATAGATTCTTCAGTATCTCTAAATATTCCTTACTTCCTTTTTGGTAAAACTTAAGTTGTTTAGTAAAAGATTCTTGCTGCAACAGATTAACTTTCTGTGATGACACAGTTAATTTGTCTTCAAAAGCTTCTCTACGAAGGTTTCCGCTGAGCAGTTTCTTTTCTAACTCAATATTTGTAATATCAATCTTAACTTTCTTGAAATCTAGAGAGTTTTGAATTAAGTTCTTCTCCTTATCTAAAGTCTGTTTTCTAAGATTATTTAGTTCTCTTTGTAAGTTAGCTTCAAGAACAAGTCTCTCTTTACTACCTTCTTTATAAAGAGACATTTGCTTTTTAATAGATTCTATAGTAAGTTGAGTTTGCTTTATTTTACTTTCTTCTACTATTTTGAGTTCTTGTTCAGTAGCACCATTAATTAAGCTAGCTTCTTTAAGAGCTACTTGTTTATCTAATTTATTTCTTGCATCTTCAAGTTGAGATTCTAGCTTTTCTTTTTTATTACCAAACTCAATCTTTTGCAATTTAGTTATTTCTTGAGTTAGTTGAGCTTCTAAAGCTAATCTTTCTTTGCTTCCTAACTTGTAAGTGGCTAATTGTTTTTGGATAGATTGAATTACGATTTGAGTTTCTTTTACTTTGATTTCACGAATCTTTTCTAAGTCTTTCTCAAAGGTTCCTCCAATAGTAGAACGTTCCAGTAAAGATGAGATTTTACTAATCTTAGTTTTCTCTAAAGAGATTTCTTCATCTATTAGGTCTCTCTTGTTAGCTACTCTTTGTTTATCTAACTTAAGTAGTTCTTCTCTCAACGCTCTTTCTAAATCTTTACGTTCTTTACTTCCTGCTTTAGTAAGATTAATTTGTTGTTTGATTCCCTCAATAGTTATTTGTATTTCTTCTTCTTTAGATGCACGAACTTTCTTAGAATCTTCAGTGGAAGTTCCAAGTACCATTAATTTTTCTAGTTGAAGCTGACTGTCTTTAAAAGCTTTCTTTTTGTCGTCTAGCTGACTTTGAAGTCTTGACTTCTGATTTTCGTATACTTGTTTGTCTAACTGCAAAGTTGCTCTGGCTATTTCTTGTTCTAAAGCAATTCTTTCTTTACTACCTGCTTGATATAACTTACTTCTTTCTGTAAGACTTTCAATAGTAGAACTAATTTCTTCTTCTTTTAACTTTCTGCTAGCCTCAATATCTTCATCAGTAGAACCTCTAATAGAATTCTTCTCTAACTCAGTTTGTTTAGATTCTAAGAGTTTCTTTCTATCTTCTAAAGATTGTTCTAGTCTATCTCTATCTTGTTTATTTTCAGTTTCGCTTAAAGATATTTGTGCTTCAGATAGCTGTTTCTGAATTTCTAAGAACTTTTCACTTCCTTCTTTTTCCAAGCCAAGTCTAGCTTCTAACGATTTAATGTTAAGAGCAATCTTATCTTTCTCTAATTTTCTAGTTGCTTCTATCTCATCTTTGCTAGAACCATCAATAGCATTTTTACGAGCTTCTAATTCTCTTTTACCTAAATCGTTAGTTTGTAGCTTAAATTGTTCTTCTATTCTCTTTCTATTAATTTCTAAGATATTTAAGTTAAAGTCTTTCTCATCAGACTCCATAGATTTACGAATAGCTTTGATAGCTTTAGCATTTTTAACCTCGTCTTTTAATAGTTCAGTCAACATTTTCTGTTTTTCTGCTAGTTGAATATCGTAAAGTGTTCTAGAATCTTTTAGTTCTTCTTCTATATATTGACGACGAGTAATATTTCCTAACTCTAAATCTTTCTTTAGATTGTCAAACCTTTCTTTACTTTGAGCTTTAGCAATTTCAACAGGATTAGTAGACTTTTGACTTGAGAGATTAAGTTCGAGAGATTCTAATTCAGCTTTAGCTTTAACTACTTGAGGAGCAGATTCTTTATAAAGTGTCAACAATCTAGCTAACTCAATCTTTTTATTCTTAATATTTTCTTCAGAAGTCTGAATATTGAGTTTGTTGATTTGCTCAATATAATCAGTTTCTAGTAAAAATCCATATTTCTTCTGTTGTTCAAGAGCAGAAGTTTCCATCCCAATATAGCTAATTCGTTGTTCAGAAGCAGCTTTTTCATAACCAATAAGAGTTTCAGTAAGGTCTTTATAAGCAGCCGGAGTGACTTTCCCCTTCATCTGGTTGTAGACATTCTCAAACTTCTTGGCAACTTCTTCGCTTGTAGCTTCTCCACTTTCTGCTACTGCATTGAGAGATTCTACAAATCCACCTAGATTAGCCTCAAATTTATTAAAATCTATTGAGTCTGCTGTAAGAGCTTTTTCAGTTTCTACTCCTATTTCTTTAAGAGCTGTTAGAATCTGGTCTTTATTCTTACCCGTAATAGCAGTTTTTAATTTCTCTAGTTGTTCAGATTTAATCTCGCTTTCTACTTGACCCAACTCTTTTAATCCCTCAGTAAGGTCTAATGTTCCATTTAAAGCCTCTTTAGTGAACTTTTCAGTAGAAGACGTAACATAAGTATTAAGACCCTTAGAAGATGATTCTAAAGCGTTTAGGAAAGACTGTAAATCTGTTTCTGCTAACCTAAGAGATTTCTTAAGAGAAGTAGAGAACTGAGTAGCCCCAACATCGTCTTTCGTAGTAGATAGAAACTGTCTCTTCTTCTCTTGATACTTGTCTGATAAAACGCTAAAGTCAGCTAAATCTTTTTCTAAGTCTTTTAAGTTTATTAATTTGATTTGACCTTCAGATTCTTCATAGCTCTTACGCATTTTATTAGCAAGAACAGATAAGTCTTTAGGTATCTCTACTCCTGCCTCAGTTAACGCATCTCTAGTTTCTTTAAGACCTAAAACTTGTTCTAAAGAGTATTTCTTACCATCTATTTCTTTACCTTGAAGAACTGTTTCGATAGATTTAAGAACTGTATCTGGTAGTTTAGAAAGAACTTTACCATCTTGGTCTACTTTATAGATTTCTCCACCAAGACCTTTCAAAGTAGCTTTTACACTTAAACTACCATCTTTAAGGTCAGATAAGAACTGTTTGGATTTAGTAGCAGAATCTTTAATAGAAGAAGAGTAAATGTCTAACCCTTCTGAAATATTAGTGTTAAGAGCAGTTTGAGAAGAGTTAACTTGTCCTTGAAGAGTTTTGATTTCTTCTAATGATACTTGTGCGTTGCTAAACTTATTTTCTCTGTCTAGTAGAAGATTACGAGCTTCATAATATTTAAGTTGGTCTTCAAATTGTTTCTTACTTACTTCTATTATTTTTTCTCTTCTTGAGATTTCAGATTCTAGTAAAGCAATTTGTTGTTTATCTCTATCGGTTAATTTATCACCTTTACCTTTTAGTTCTTCTAACGCTTTCTTTTGAATATCTGTCATTGACTGGAACGATTCAATTCTAGTGGTATTAGCAGCTTTCTCTCGCTCTAAATCCTCACCAGTCAAAATCATTCTGGCTTTAATCTTTTGGTTAGAAGTTTCAGTTAATAGATTGCCATTAGCTAATTCTTTATTTTGTCCTCTAAGAGCTAACTCATAAGTCTGAATAAAGTCAGATACTTGAGACATTTTAGCGGTTCTCTTAATGAACTCTCCATCTGAAAAACTGTTCCAGATTGTAGGTAAAAGTTTTGTAAGTGTTCCTCCAATATCTACAAAATTTAAAAGAGCTTTACCTGCATCTTTAATACTATTTCCAATAGAATCCCATAATGTAGGTTCAAGACTAGCTTGTAGTTTAGAAGCTGCTTCTAGTCTATCACTAAATTTATTAAGTCCTTGGACGCTATTATCGAAAGAAATATTAGCTCTGTCGAATTTAGTAGCTGACTCTTCTAAAGTAATATTAAACTCTCTATAAGTTTCATCTAACTTTCTAGATTCAGATTCTACTTGGATTAATTTAGCTAGCAACATTCCTGCACCAGCAATTAGCAATCCAATACCTGTAGATATAAATGCAGCTTTAATAGATTCTGCTGATAATCCCGCAGCGTTAGCGATAGATGCAAATTTAGTTTTAGCACTATCAGCCATACTAGAAAAACTTCTAGCAGCTACAGTTCCTACTTGACCTAAATTACTTCTTAAATCTATAGCAGTATTTCTTAAATTGACTTGTGCATCGTTAAAAGCTTTTGTAGGGTTTTTAAGAGCATTTAACCCTCTACCAATACCTTCATAACTAGATATTAAACCTCTATTAAAAGCTGTATTTTTAAAAGCAACTGTTCCTGACCTAGTTCTTAACTCAATAAGAGAGCCTTCTGCTAGTCCTTGCTCTCTAGTTAAATCTCTAAGTTTAGTATTAGCTTCTTTCTCTGCTTTGTTAGCGTCTTTCCTAGCTTGTTGGTTTGTTACTTTAGCTTTTTGAACAGCTATTTGTTGACTAGCTTCTTCTTCTTGGAGAGCTATTACTTTTTTTAACTGTTCTTGATATTCTGCACTATCCTTATTACGGATTTTATCTAAATTAGCTTGTTCTTTTCTTAAATTGTTTTGTACTTGATAAAGACGTTCTTGTTGACCTTTAAATGCAATATCTACTCTGTCCGCTGTAGCTTTCTTAGTATTTAAATCCTGTTGAAGAATAGCTAAATCTGTAGTAGCCTTAGTTACTCTATTGAGTCTCTCAGTTTGGTTAGTTTTAGCTGCTTCTAACTTTTCTGCTTCTTTTATTACTGCGTTATTAGCTTCTTGAAGTTTTTGTTTCTGTGTTAGTAGAACTAATTCTTCTTGGTCAATTTTAGAAGTTAAGTTTTTACTAGCATCTTTCAGAGAAGATTTTTCTCTATCTATTAGAGGATTTCTATTTTTCTGCTTCTCTTTTTCTTTTTCTAAAGTTTCTAGTTCTTTTAAACGTAAGGCAGCTAAATCTTCAAAGTCTTTCTCAGTTTTTTGACTTTTACTTTTAATAGCTTCTTTCTGTTTTTCTAAATCTTCTAGTTGTTTAAGTGTAGTTTTAGAGTACGTATCTTGTAACCTAATTTTTTCTTGATTAATTTGTTCTAATTGACGCTTTTCTTTTTCTCCAATATCCTTCTGTCTTATTAGAGCTTCTTGTGCATTTAGTTCTTGTAGTTTTTGATATCTAACAATATTCTCCTTATCATCTTCTAAGCGAGTATCTATATCAGATTTAAGATTTTTAGTATTAAATATTTTACCTTCAGTCTCTGTAACTTGAGTTTGAATATCACTACTTTTAGATTTCTTCTTATTCAGAGATTCTTCTACGTTACTAACTCTTTCTTGACCTTTAATAATAGATGTGTCACGAGCAACAATTGCGTCTATCTCTTTTTGAACAGCAGATATTGATGTAGCTCTTTCTGTGCTAGTCTTACCAATTGAGTTTACTAGCTCTTTTTCTAAAGTAGTAGAATTAGCAATTGCTTTATTAATCCTGTCTTGGCTGAGTAATCTTTGTTGGTCTATCCCTAATACTTGTTTTCCAATAGCTACTAAACCTTGATTGGAAGTATAAAGGTCTTTAATTACTCCTGCTTCTTTTCTTAAGTCTTTAAACCCGTTAGTAAGTCCTCCGAGAACTAAGCCAAAAGCTCTGAAGCTGAGTAAAGTACCTACAATACTGAGAAAGGTTTTGCTAATAGCCCCAAGAACACCAGTAATTTTATTTAACGTATCAAAGAATGCTACTGACTTTTCTGCTATCTGGATAAGAGGTTCTTTAAAAGTAACTAATAATTCCTTATAAGTCTCTACTGAAGATATTCCTTCTTCACTTCTTTTTTGGAAAGCTTTCCCAAACGCAATCATTATCTCATCGTAAGAGTTAGTGATTTGTTCCATTTTGGCTTGAGAGGATTTAGTAGCACCGTCAAAAGCTTCTGTTAAATTTTCAGATGTTACTTGACTAATATCTTCAATAGATTTCTTAGCAAGCTTACCGTTTTGAGCTAATACTTTCATTGCAAAGTTAAAAGCATTAGTTTCGTTATACACTTCTTTAATCTTTTCGGTGTTATAACCGACTGCTTCTGCAAAATCTACTATTCCTTGAACTACTCCTTTTCTGCCAAAGTATTCTTGATTAAGGGTAATTGCTTTACCTTGTGCATCTACTAAACCTTCCAAAGCTTTCATTGCTTCAGGAGTTTTACCAATAGTATTTCTAGCAAAAGCTTGCATCTCAGTAGAAATATCAGTAACTTTTCCACCTAACTTAGTAAACGCAACTACTAAACCTTGAGTCTCGTTAACTAGGTCTTTAGTACCAATACCTGCATTTTTAAGAGAAGAGTACATATCACTGATATACTCAGTCATATCCCCTACAGTAGTAAGACCGAGTTGTTCAGTAGCCAACCATTTAGCAGTTACTTCTTCTAATTCTGCAATATCCTTAGTTTCGAGAATACCTGCACCTTTACCAATAGCTCCACCGATTTGGAATAAGTCACTTCCCGGAGCAGCTTTATTAGCTTTAATTGCAAGGTTAACTACATCTTGGTTTTGTTGAAATTCTGTAAAGCCAGCACTAGCAGCTTGATAGGCAGCATTCAAAGCAGTGAGAGAACTAACACTATTTTTTAGATTCTTCTCTAAACCATTTTGTAGTGCATCCCCATATTCAGATAATCTTTCTTGAGATAATCCAAATACAATATTGACTTCATTTAGTTTTTGTTCAAAGGTATTATAAGCAAGGGTAGACTTAGTAGTAAATTGCTCTATTGCTTCTGTATTACCAGTTATTACTGCTCCTATTTCGTTAAAACTGTTGACCAAAGGACTAGCATCGTAACCACTAGCAGCCATGAGATTAAGACCGCGATTGGTAGTTTCTAACGCATTTTTAACTTCAAAAATTCCTCCTAGAACAGTATCAAAATATACTTTAGCTTGAGTAATATTTGTATAAGCAGTAAAAGCAGCAAAACTTAACCCAACAGTTTTTGTTAGTCCTTGGGTAGCTTTATTTAATGTAAGAGTAGTTTTAGTTAGATTTTCATATTCTACTAAAAGTTTTCCTACTACCTTTTGATTAGCGGTTATCTCAGTAGACGAACCTTTAAAACCTTGATTAAAGAGTTTGATAGTTTTTTCACCCATCTCCTTCATAGACTTTTGAGTCTTTTCTAGAAACTGAGTAAATTTATCGTCACCTTCTACATTAAACTTAATATTGCTTGCAGTATCCATTATTTCTTATACTATTCCGGAGTAATTTCAAAGTTAAGAAGATTGTTAGCTGAGACTACTTGCCCACCAATAGCAATACCTCCTTGAAGTCCTTTTTCTTCTTTAAGTTCATTATATTTTTGAACTGCTAATTCTTTATCTCTCTCTTCTTGAGGGCGTAGGTGTTCAAGAGTCTGACCAATAAGTAAGTTAATAGATTCTTTATCCAGTTTCTCCCAAATATCTTGTATTGGATTAATTGGGTACTCTCTATAAACTTCTAGTAGTAGAGCTAACTCATCTATAGAAGTATCACCACTACTAGGAATTGGTGCGTTTAGTCTTTCTTCTCTACTTCCTTTATCTGTTTCTCGGCTATCTTTCCCAAGGTTTCTTTCCAATAACCCCCAAAATTTAATTGATGAAGCTCAGAAATAAGAGAAGGTTTCCATTCTACACTTGTACCATCTTCGTTTTCTTCAAATGTCCCATCATCTTTCATACTTTGAGTCATAAAGATTCTACAAATCTGCTCTAAATCATCTACAATTTCCTCTAAGTCAAAACCTTTTTCTTTTTTACCTAAGACATTGAGATTATTAGCAAGAGTCTTTAGATTCTCCCAGTTATTACTATTACGAATGATTTCTCCTACGTTACCATTAGATTCAATAAAATTTAGCAATACTTCTTTTTGTAGTTCTACTAATATGTCCAAATCACTTCGAGTAGAACGTTGTACAATATAAGTCTTATCTACTTTGTATTCATCTGTGTTTTGGTCGTAACTTTTAATTTGAATTTTAAAGTTCTTCATCGAGGTCTAAGTATGTTGTTGATTGATTCTTCGTCTACTAATATAGCATTATTATTTCTCTATGCTATAAGTTTGAGGTTTATGTTGTTTGATTATAAGATTACTGCGGTATTTTGGCAGACTTCAGTAGAAGCTTTAAATAAGAAAGTAGTTAGTTCTACTAAAAAAACTATTAAGAAAGGAGATTTACTACTATATTCTCCTGAATCTAATCCTAATATTTATTGGAAAGGGTTATATGAAATAGTAGATAAACTTATTAGATGTCCATTTTGTAAAGGATGTTGGGCAGGATATTTTATCTACTTATTTCTAATTATTGATTTTAATAATCTAACTCTAAATATTCAACAAGTAGTAGAGTTTGCTTTGTTTTCTTGGAGCTGTGGAGTTTTATCTTTAGTATCTACATCTAAGCTAGGAGTATAGGAGATTAATCAGGTGCATCCACAAGAAGACCCAGATGGCTTATTAAATCCACAAGATATTAGAGATATAGAAAAAGTAAAAGAAAATATAGAAGCAGATAAAAAGAATGGTACTAATAAAGTTGAGGAAAATATAGCTTCTGATTGTGAGCAATTACAAAATAAGTTAGATAAGAAAAGAAAAGAATTGACATAAAAATAGAGGTCTACTTATTATCTAGGTATGACCTCTAACACTAACTACTTAGAAAGACTTAACAAGAAACCCTATCTCCAGTTTTTATTAGAGTATATGATTGACATCCTCCACTAGGATAAATTTCAAGAGTTAAATCAAATCCTTCAGCAGAAAAGTCAATAGTTCCACCAGCAGTAGAAGGTTTAGAGTTAGGTGCATAGAAAATCCAGACATATCCTTCTGTATCTACTGCACTTGCCACAATTCTATGTTGACCAATCAGTTGCGCTCCAATACCCACTCCTGTTACAGAATACGGAATTAGCATAGAAACTGTTTCTTTAGCGTTTACTAAAGCAGCACTAAAAGTAATCGCACCTCCTGCACCAATAGTAAAATCTACTTCCTCTTGTAAAGCTTGAGACATCCCGTTAGCTTTCTTAATAGAAGCAATAGCGTCTGCTCCAGCAATGATAGCGTGACCTAAATTAGGAGCTTGAGAAGCAGGGAAAGTACCTCCTTCAGATAGATTAAAACTTATTGGGATATATAACTCTTTTGTTTGATTTTCAAAATAGTTTCCGATTCTAAATTGAAGTAATTCTGGTTGAACGTGTTGATAAGAAAGGGTAACAGTTGGACTCTCTCCTCTAACATAGGAAGATGTCTTTACTGTTTTACCCAATCTATCTTTACCCATAATGACTCTTTCTTCCTTACCCAAGTCTACTACCATATTGGCAGGAGTAGGTAAGTGATAAATAAGTCCATCAGATACTCGTTGCAATTTAACTTCAGTAATAGCAACAATAGTAGATTCTTTCTTTGCTTGTGTCATATCTTTTTATTTAATGTTTGTTATTTATTAGGTATTCTTTCTTGCATCACCAACAGCAGTTAGAAAAGTATCTAAATCCATAACTACTCCTCGAACTACTTCTCCTGTGACACTAGCTTGAGCATCAGTAGGAGCATCTGGAGCAGTACCAGCAAATGTTAGTTCTTGCAAATCTAATCGAACTGTTGTACCTGCAATTACCGGAATAATTTTGACTCGCTTCAATACTTTAGTAGCTGTACTTGCATCATCTTTGGTAACTGTATATTTAAGGTCAACTACATAGTTTTTATTAGTAGTGTCTTCTACTAGAGTCGCTGTAACCGGGACAGTTTCATCTAGTGTAGTTACTAGCTTGGGACGTGGAAAAGTTAAATTTATTGCCATAATATTAGTCTGTGATTGTGATATCTGCTCTTAAAAACGAGTAGATGTTTTGTCCTACTTCATTAATCATTGTTCTATATTGAACTCTTATGCCTGGTTCTACTTTTACTTGACAGCTAGAAGTTAATAGCAATTTATTAATCTGATAACTAACCCAATTAAGTAAAGGCATTATTTTATCTTGTTTGGGAACTACTAAAGAATAAGAGATAGATACGTTAGAAGTTCTATTTAATTTACCGGGTTTCCAATTATCATTTACTCTATAAACCTTTAGTAATGGAAATGCGGTAGTAGAAGAGTGATAAGCATCATAAGTCTCGTAAGTTCTTACTGCAATATCTCCTAATGAACTCCTTAAACCAGGATTAGCTTCTATAAAAGTTCTGAATTCTTTATTAATGTACTCAAATAAATATTCTGCTAAGTAACTGATGGCTTCATCTTTATCAGGAGTAAGCTCTAAGTTAGCTGAAAACTTTTGAGTAGAACCTAAGTTAGTCTTGTTCTGTAAGTTCTCTAACGCTCGTGGGTTTAGTTGGTACACTATTCTTTTAACTCCTTAATATCTGATTTAGTTCTTATCCTAGTTTCTCCAGTTAATACAAACTCATTAATTACATCAACTATTTCTTTTTCTAATGCCTCATGAATAAATAAGAAAGGTCTAGGAGCAAGTTTACCTTTACTTCTAAACATCTCACTCACTCTTTCGTCTTGAAGCAAACTAAATGGAATAGTAGTTCCTATCTCAGGAGGTTGATGGTCTTTGGCATAACTAACTTTAGTTCCAAACGTGAAGCTTTCCCGAGTAATAGAGAAGACAGAATTATCATTACCCATCATCAATGAATTAAGTAACTTACCAGTATCTTTTAGTAGAGGTTTACCCATTCTTTCGGGATGAGTAGCTAACCAGTTAGGAGTCATAGCAGACCAGTAGATATTACCGTGAGCTAATCCACCTCTATTAGTTAGAGGGGCAGTAGCAAACCTCAACTTAACATCTTCTACTAATACTTCTTTGATACCTGCTTCTAGTTGAGTAATATCCTTCTTCCTCTTCAAAGCATTCTCAAACTTCCTACTCAACCCTTCTAACCCACTAAAATCTGCTGATAAAGTTACCATACTAACCTCATTTACTATCAACTAAAGTAGTCATTAGATTAAAACTTCCAGCTTCAACAGGAGGATATCTACCATCTAAGCTATCTATTACCCTCACTTCATAATAGAGTTTAGTAGGTCTTTGATTAGTAATTAAGTAGAAGTCAGATTCTTTTAGTTGAATTTGAGCTTTATATTCCCTAATAGCTGAATCAGGAAGTGTCTTAACCTGAATAAACTTAATACCTCCTTTATTAGTAGAAGAGTATATAACTGCTGTATCATCTGGGTCAGAAATGTTTCTCTTTACTATGAACTCTATGTCTGTACCTTCTTTAGTTAACCTATCTCCATAAATTAAAATGTTAATAGCATGAACTGAGTTACGAGTAAGAGCATAACCATTAAGAGATACATCTACTCCTTTGATAATGACGTATGTTTGACCAGTAGGAGCCTCAGTTAATATATCTCGTTCTACTTTACTAATAGTAAAAGAAGATTTATCTGTTTCTAGAGTTGCTGTTAACGCTCTTGTAATTTTAGGAGATATAGTAATAGAACTAGAATCTGAGGATAAAACTCCTTTAGTAGCTCTCCAAGCTGTCAAAAAAATATTAGTTCTAGCTGGTTGAACGTTAATAGTAGCAGAAGTTGCAACTCCTCTTTTACCATTAATAGTTGCTTTACTCTTATCAGTAAAGATATTAGTTATATTACTAACCCATCTTGTCATTCCAGCAATTGCTTTACTCTTATCAGTAAAGATATTAGCAGTTAACCCTCTAATGTAACTGACTTTATCAATAGTCATATTGCTCTTATCAGTTTCTATAGTTGCTTCTAATGACCTAACATAAGAAACCTTCTCTATAGTTGCTGAAGAATTATCTGTACTGATAGTGGCTTGAAGTGCGTATTTAGTCATAAACTTACTCCCAAACAGAGATAGCTCCAACTGGAATTCTCAAAATATCCAAAGAGTTAATTACTTTAGTTTCGTTATCTCCAAAAACACCACAATATAAGAGAGTAGTGTTACCAGTAGCAGTTCGGTGTAAAGCAAAAGATTTGATACTTTCCCAATCTGCATTTAGAGCAGCAGGAAATACCAATTGCATTAAGTTCTTTACATTACGACCTGTTACTTGCCAGTTAGCAGAATTACAAGGAATAGGAATTCGAGTATAACCAGGGGATTTAGAAGCTACAAGTTCGCCAATATCTCCTGTCATTGTAGGAGCCATAGTACCTAGAGCTAAGTAGATTTCACTAGGAGTCTCAAAAGTTTCATTTCTTAAGAGTTTCAGTTGAGCGTTAGCTAGATAATCACTCTTAGTAAAAGTAGGTTTAGTTTCTTGGATAATGATTTTTCCGGGAGGGAAATAGTGACCATCTCCTAAATTAAGACTCTTACCTAAATCAATATGACCAAAGTAGATAGGTACGGTATCTGAAGTTTCATCAAAGATACCTATAGCAACTACTGTAGGAAATTGAGCAATAGAATCAGGGAAAAATACAGGTTGTTGATTAGTACAAACTCTATTAACTGGTTCAGTCCAATAGCTAACACCAGTAGGATAAGGAACTTTTGTATAACCAGTAGAACTAGCAGGTTCAGTAAAGTTACCTCCATCAATAGTTGGAAGGGTAGTAGATAGACCAATAAATAGATTGTTGTTGAGAGGAGCTTTTACTAACTCACCTTTGAAGAAGTTTAGTAGATTAGCTGCTTGTAACGGACTTTTGTTGTCTGCCATAATGTTTGATTTTTTGACTTTACTTTTATACTAATTGAGTTGTGTTACTAATATGAAAATTATTCAGTTTGGGAATGACTAACTATTTACTCTCCATCTGTTATATAACTTTTCCCAACCTGCTGACATTAACTGTTTAAAGTAAATAGGTTCTCCAGTAAGAATAAAGTTTAATTCATCTTGCCAAATAGGGTAATAAGTGAAGCTGTTATTATCAATATAGTTATTGTCTATATCTACTAATGAAATTGAGTATTGGAAATGGAATAATCCTTCATGATGTTCTTCATATCTATTAATCCAGATAGTATGTGGAACAAGTAGAGTATGTTCCTTAATAACCTTAGAAGCTAAACTATATATCTCAGTTGTAATTGACCCAGCTACATGATCATCAAAATCGCTGCATATAACCACTTCATATTCTTGAGGATTAAGATACCTACGTTTAACCTTAATAGCTTTACTTGTTTCATCAAAGTCATACAGTGGTGAATAAATTTGTAATCTACAGTTATTATTCTGAGTACCTGTACTTGTATCTGATTGCCAGTTAAGTATCTTATCTACTTTAAGTGCATTTCTCATGACTATCTTCTTTAGTTATGTTATTAGTTATCTTAGTCCATAATGTTAACAATTTATCTTCTAAACAAGGTTGATAGATATGAGTACCTTGTCTTAAGTTGCATGATTTGCACGAGTAAAGGAGGTTAAGTTCATTAGTTACTAAAGTAATAGAATTATATAGCTTAAGTAGTTTAATAGGAATAATGTGGAATAGATGTCCTTCTCCTAATGATATAGGTAGCCTACATATTGGACATAAATACAATGACTTCCTAATAAGACTTCTACTAATCTCCCAAGCTTCTCTACTTCTTTTCCAAGTATTAAATTTAGAACGAAATTGACACTTAGACATTACTTACGCTTTTTACCTTTATCTGACCTACCATCTTTATCTTTCTTACCAATAGGACTTAGAGGATTAGCTTTATGAGTTAGATAAGCAGTAGTCCCAAGTAATCCACCTGCTATAACTGCACCTGCTAACTTACGTTTATAACCTCCAGCTCCTAAAGCTCTATTCATATTATTTTCTCTAATACCTTTGAACATACTAGATGACTTACCTAACTGGTACCCTCCAAAACCACCAATAGCTGCTGTAGTTCCAATATGAGCTTTAGCTGCGTTAGGACTCCACATAGCTGTTTTTTCTTTCTTCTCTTTTGCAAAACTAGCTTGAATATTAGAAGAACCCATAAATGTAATTTTTTTCATAGTCTTATAATCTTATTGTTTGTTGTTTATCCGTACCATAGAGGAATCTCACCATCTTGAGCAACAGAACGATTCCAATGTCTTCCATCTCCAAAATTAACATCAATATTGTTCTTATTATTCTTATAACTACCTAAGACAGTAAAGTTTTGAGTAGCAGAAGTCCTTTTATATCCTAGCTCAGGGGTATTTGGAAGTATTAGTCTAGAAGCATTTTGCATTGCATTATCTTCAGGAGCAGATACACCTGGAATATAGATATTAGTACCTATAAAGTAGCTCTTAAGTAGCTCTTTAGCTTTTTGGTAGATAGTAGAACCTAATCCCCCATCACCTCCTAAACTAGCTATCATTCCTTGGTCATATAAGGACATCATCAAATCATTAATAACAAATCCTACTACTATCGGTTCTATTAAGGGAATGTCTAAAGGATGTATTGGTAAAATGTATAACATCCTAAAGTAAGTATCTATTAATGTCTCATTAGCTAAGATTAGTTCGTGTACTAATTCAACATCTAAATTAGAAGATATAACCGATACATTATCAGAAGGTATAAGAGACTCAGTAAATATATTAGCTCGTCTACCTAACCTTCTTTGAATTTTCTCTACTGTGCAATATTTATACATCATCTAAACATTCTACCTATACTATGAGCTGTACTAATCCACCGTCTAGTCTCCTGAGCTACTTGAACTCCAGTCTTTACTCTCTCTCTATCTTCTTTATGAGCTAATATACCTGCTTTCTTAGGTTTCAGTTTACGTTTGTATCTCTTTCTACCCTCTGCATTGGTCTTGCTAAACTCAATATTATTTATATGACCCATAAAAGTAATTCTCATATTAATCTTTCTTTCCTTCTATCTGTTTAAGCTCTTTATTGTATTGAATAAGATAGGGTTTAGCTAGATTATGGTAAAGAGCAGGAAACAATATCCCAAATATTACGTAACTAACTACAAGCACTGCTGTTAGGTTCTTAAAGTTAATATTCTTACCTAAACTTAAAACATTGATATTTAGTAAGTCACTTAACTCAGAAGATAGTTTAGATTGAGTTTCTTTTATCCTACTAACATCTTCTCTTAAATCTTTAACATCATATTTTAGGTTAGCTACTTCACTAAGAAGGTTATTTCCGTTATTGTGGAAGATAGTATCATTAAGTCTTTTAAGTTCTTCTTCTATCTTTCTAATAATTATCTCAGCTTTAATTAATCCTTCAGAGCTAGAAGTAAGAGGAGTATCTACAAGTTTTCTAAACACATCATTATTAAAATTAGTATTAGTAGAGTAGAGAGTTTTTAGCAGTAAATCAGACCTCTCCTCCATTTCTACTAATTTAGTAGCTAATGACGCTTCCTCACTTCTATCAATAATTGAAGATAAAACTCTTAAATCTCCATCTCTAATAGCAAGTTTGTTAGACCATTTAGTATCTAAGTGATTACCGTCTCTTTTACAGATTTTATAGTTGCTAACTACTAGCTCTACTTCATGGTTAAGTAGCCTCTTAAGCTGTCCTTGCATTGCAATAGTATCTTCAGAATTAAGGAGACTGATATCTCTAATATTTTTACCAATAATAGAGCTATCCCAACCTAGTAATTCCTTAGCCTGTTGATTCCAACGAGAAATGTTAAAGTTTCTATCCCATTCAATTTTTATAAGTAAGCTGCTATTAAAATTCTCTTCATCTAATAAAGCCAATTCAGCCAACCTATTAGACATTAACTCATCTTTAGTAATATCTCTTAAGTAGCTAATAGTTACAACAACATTCTCTCTTAGAATCCTACAAGTATGGTCAAGAACTGTTATATCTTTACCTGATTTAGTAACTAACCTGTATTTCTGGTAGAAAGATGCTGTACCTCTATCCAAATAAGTCAGTAGCTCAGATTTAAAAGACAGAATATCTTCTGGGTGGACAAAAGAAATATAAGGTTGAGCTAGTATTTCTTGTTTTGTATATTCAAGAAGCCCAGCTAAATTATCAGATATATCTTCTGCAAGACCCTCTTTTGAGTTAACCCATTGAATAAGAAATAGATAGTTTTCTTTAAATAAGGTACTTTCTAATAAACTATCTGACTTTTGACTACCAACTAAGATAATGAAATTGAGATATTTATAACCAAACAAAGTTAGTGATATCTCTTTCTCACTTCTTGGGTCAGTAACTGTAAAATCTCCAATATTCTCGCCAACCTCAAAAGCTTTATTTAGAAAGTCATAAACAGATTCAGCATAAATCGGCCCTTGAGCGTTAATAAAGCTACTAATAGGTTTATCTAATCTATCAGTACGGTAGCTAGGGAGATAGTACGTAATACTATCACTTATATATCGGTAATAATACTCATCCTCAATTTTTTCAAATAATACACTAAATACAATCATTTCATTTTATACTTTATGTTTAGGAGTTACTCTAGGAGTTAATAGTCCTACTGCAATACCTGTCTCCGCACTTTTCTTAATATCCTCATTTACTCTTAGTCTTCCATTAGAAATACCAAATAAACCGACAGTTGAAAGAATTAGACTTGTAAAATCTTCTTTAGTTAGTTTCCCATCATAAATCCAGTTAACTACTGGAACATAAGCAACGGACAACCAAAGAGCTAAAGAGAATAGAAAAGTTTTACTTAGATATAGAGAGCGTTTCATAGTTTCTTTCATAAATTAATTAAGCTGGAAGATGTAACCAATAATTTCCATCTCCTTCAGGTGCGCCAACTTGAGCAATTAGAGAGTAAGAGTATAAAGTCTCTTTTCCAGTTGTAGGAGTATGAATATAACCGTTATGAGTAAACTCGCCATAAGGGTCATTGACTATAAATGCACCTCTACCGTCATAAGCAGAATCATCATATCCAACTACTAGCACAATGTGGCTAGCCTCAGTTAAGTAAGTACCTAAAATTACAGGAGCTTTACTAACAGCTTCCTTTAACTCTTGAGCAGTTCCAGAAGTAGTAGAATAATGTTTAACTCCGTAGCTTTTAAGTATCGCAGTAATATCTTGCCAAGAAAATCTGTTATAACCTAAATCTAAGCACTTGTTGTAGAGTTGGTCAGGAGTTACATTAATCTTATAAAAAGACAGTAACATCGCAACACAGGTCAAGAAGCAAGAAGTATAAGGATGGTAGTGATTATATATTTGGTAGTAGTAATCAGTTTTCAATACATTCTTAGTAGATTTCTTTTTCTTATCCTCTACTACTTCAACGTGTTCTTTATAGATAAACCAACTTCTAATTCCTACTGGACTATCCGGAAAATTAGTAGATAGTTTAATTTCATAATGAGCATCTTTCTCTCTCAAAATCTCAACTTCTATTTCTTTACCAGTATCTAACCAGTAAAGATATCTTGGCTGCAACTCGATGAAAGGAATGGCACGACTTTTTAACGGAGTTCGATTAATAATTTTTAGTTTAGTCATAATTATTTCTTTTTTTAAATTAATGTAACTTTACTTGTGAGATAGCCTTCATCTAACGTAACTTCTGCTGTATCTGGGAAAGTTCCTTTAACAACATAGTAAATAGATGAGTCGAGTTTAGGGTCTAGCTTTGACTGAATAGTTTCCTTCTCTACTAGACCTTTAAAGATTATTCTATTAGGTTCAGTAACTATAGGAGATAGACCACTATAAGTACCATAATTTCCAACACTAAAATTAGTAGTAGAAGTATTGGTAAAAACAGTAAAGTTAACAGATACTCCAACTCCTAATA